ATTTTGTTCGTAAGTCGTTGTGGCATAAGCACTTACGACGCGGCGGGCCGGCCACCCTCGCCCTAAGTCATTGGCAGTCAACAACTTAGAGCGATTGGCTTTATTCGGCCTCAATAGGCTCATCTTCTAAAAAACTCACCCATATTATATTCATCCCACAAACGCTTAGGAATCATATCGTGATGGGTATATTCCACATAATGATCCTCCCCATCCTGCCACAATCCACAGTAAGCCATACCCGGTTCCCAGTATGTAGCCTCAACCTTGAAGCCCAACTCTACCAGTCGCTCATACAAACCGATAGGAGGAGCCCAAGCACTATCAAAAGTCATACTGGCCTGATTGCCCACAATCGTAGGATTCAACCCATGAGCCTCATTATTATCACTACCAATATCCCACTTAGTACCCCAGTTATTCACACACCAGTTATACCAATAATCCGGGTGTTTATCGTCTGTAATCAACTCACCATTACCATCTCTTGGAACTGGCAAATAATGATCACAAACCTTACCTTCCTTATAGGCATGGACAAACTCCATTACCTTAGCCCTATCTTCATGCTCAATAGTCAGATTGTTAGAACACCAGTTTGGCATTTTTCTTCCCTTTCTTTCCTTACATTCTATCTTACTATTATCGACTTGTCAACCCTAGGACTTGAGAGTTTCGCTGACTACAGCCACCCCAGCCAAATCCGTAGGATTAGCAGAGACTAGACTACGCTCCAGAAAAATATCACAACCATATTTATTGTTGGCTTTGATATAGGCGTCATATTCGCTATACGCCTCAACATAACCCGCAATCCTACAGTTTTTCCACACAGTCCAACTATACATTTGCATTTCACACCTCATGAGCCTATCCTACCATAGTATCGGTAAACTGTCAAGAGAAACTTGAACTAATCGTAAAGTGTTGATAAATAAGGACTTACGATAAAAGCGGCCCCGCCGCCCCGCCCTAAGTCATTGGTATACAACAACTTAGGGTCAGGGGTTAGGGCGAGCAGGATGATTTTACAGAAGATGGGCCAAACCCGCCTTAAAGAATGCACCAGCCAGCAACGGCTTACGGCAGTTCGTAGTACGCTCTGCATAGAAGTTACGCACACTGCCGTTAGGCATAGCACACGTTACCAGATGCGAGGTACGCTGAAACTGCGGATCATCACGACGATACCGGCTTCGGGCATTGAGCCTACGAATCGCAGCCTCGTCAAGGGTGTGAACGTCCAGCACCTTAGCCAGAAACCGCTCAGGATCACCCGCCAACGGCTGTTCATAAGTGAAGTTGAAAATATCTCCACGCTTGGCAGTCTTCATAGAGGCACGAACGCCACCATAAATACTATACGCACCAAACGCAACCAAACCAGCAGCAACCAAAGCAAACAAACCAGAAAGAACAATCCAATCGCTCATACTAAACCCTTTCGTTTTGAAACCCTAAACCTACCATCAGTCTACCACAGGATCGACACCGTGTCAACCCCCAACCAATACCATTTTGTCTTCAAACGGCGTACCATCACGCAGGAACCATTCATAGTTTTTCTGGTACACACTGACCGGACTATACTTGTTGATACGCTTTTTGGTAGTGTGCGTCCGCCACCCGCCACTGTTCAACTGTACCAGTCCGTTTTCAAAAAGTCGCACCACTACCGTACCATGCAAGGCGATAGAAACACTACCATCATATTCGATATAGGCATAGGTGTTGTTTCCAATCTTTCGCTCTTTGCGATTAGTCTTACCACGAATCATCGAAACTGCTTCAGCGTGTGTCATATTCTTTTCCCTTTCGTTTCACTAAGTCTACATCTATTATCGGCACTTGTCAAGCAGTATCTTTAGAAAAATCTTTTTTGTCGCAAGTCGTTGCAGCATAAGCACTTACGTCGAGCGCGGCCGGCCCACTGCTATCTAAGTGCTTTAGCAGTAAGGGTTTACGTCAATCTTCTTTCCACGGATACCGATTCGCAGTTCCATAAAAATCATACAGATACTTGAATCGTTCATCTTTATAGCGCTCATATGTCTGTATCAGATCACGAACACCGCACTGATACAATATAGAGTTAGTCATCTTATCCCAAGAATAGTTTCGGTAGCCATCCTTGGTAATCATGGTAACAAAGCCGTTACCAAACTTCATAATCGTACCCCACACATCCTTACCATGATAGGTAAAGTTTAGGGTATTGCTCAACCAATAAGGCCAATAAGGATTAGTACCGTTCATATTTGATATCTCCATCCGTTTCATCAATACCCAATGCTGCGCCTACCCCATAGTCGCCGTCAGCCACCCTAGCCTGTCGTCCAAGAATAAACTCCTGAGCATCCGCATAATTATCAAACCCATAAGGAGGATCTGGATAGAAAGCAATCCAACCATCCTTTCCAATGCGTTCACCATCATACTGTCCACCACAAACAGTCACCACAAACATCTTATACTCCTGCTGGCCTATAGTGCTTTTGCATAGCCATACGCACATCGTTCAATGTACGATAGTGACCAACATAGGTCAACGGCGGCTCCAAATAATACAACACAAAATGATTCCAATCAAGAGGCTTTTTGATGTATACTACCCTAAAACCCATCAATTGAGCATCAAATGTTAGATCGTCAATTTCTTGTTGTCTCAACATAATTATCTCCTAACCAAACAACTCATATTCTTCATCGGTCAACGCTACTTCATCAGGACGATAGCAGTTATCACCATACAACTCACGATTAGTAGGACGCTTTTCCCACTCATCCATGAACCGATTGTATTCTGCGATCAGTTCTCTTTCTTCTTCACTCTTACTCATCTTTCACTTTCTTTCTTCTACTACTATTATCGACATTCTAGCATGGGAACTTTAGTTTGTCAAGCAGATTTTTCGGATTTGCTCTAAGTCGTTAGTGGATAAGCACTTACGTTAACGGCGGCCGGCCCGCTTCGCCGTAAGTGCTTACAGCGTAACGAGTTAGATACTAGATCACCTTACTAATATTGCTTTTGGTAAAGGGAACCCAGATACCTTCCTGGCCACGAGCCTTACAATGCCTACGATTTCTACTGAAAGCAATACTGTAATCACTATCCCTCGCCACCCAAGTTGCCCAAGTAGAAATAAACTCTTTAGCCTTATCTCCACCGATCTGGATGCTAGTACCCTCTTTACCTACAAAAACTAACACAATAAGATCAAACTGATTAGGCTTTATGTTCGGGAAAATATACTGTTTTCTTTCTTCTGATGATTTTACTTCCACGTTCAACCATTTGTCTTTGATTTTTACCAGCAGATCACAACTCTCTTGACCCTTCAACACTTGTGCAGGATAGCCCATTTTTCTAAATAAGTCGGCAACCAGAAATTCGCACTTTCGCCCCTTCTGATGCCCACTACTATACAAATTTTGTGAGACAGGATCAATCACGCTATCATCGGCACCTTCTACAGAGTCATACCATTTCATGGCCTGCGTAAACTGACGCTGAGAAACAAAACCGGGAATTTTTGCTGTAGCGGGCATCTTACTTTCCTTTTTAGTGATGGCTCAATGCGGCTAGTATAATAGACATATCGGTAATGTCAAGCACTAAAAATAAGAAAATTTAGAATTTGGCCTAAGTCGTTGTCGTATAAGCACTTACGTCAAAATCGGCCGGCCCGCCGCGTCGTAAGTCATTACGCAGCAAGGGTTTAGGTCAACAGATAAAGTAAGCGAAAACCAACCCCAGGAAAAAGCCCGTACTAATGATCTTCTGTTCCGGTGTCATTCTGTCCTCCATGAATAATATCGCAAAGACTCCACGCAAAGATAAACCCACACACATAACCGAAAATCACACTAATAAAGTCAATCTCAACTGGCATAGGAAACCTCCGTGTAACTAAAACTTTCTACTTCACCTATAAGACTTTCCAACGCACCCGATACTGCCACAAGATTTTCGTATCGGTCAACTGCTTCGCTTAGGTCAATCGCTGGTACACTCACCACGCAACTGTTATAGGGTGTTCCATCCACAGTTTCAATATCGGTACACTTATAGTAACGCATTAGAAATTCTCCGTAAAGTCAACACTAATCCCAAGTTGTTCTTGAACATCTGAGTCAGTAAGTATATCTTCGGAAATCATAAAGTCAAGGTCATCGAAAAATATTTCCAACTCCGGTTCACCATCATAGATCATTTGGAGTGCAAATTCGTACAGCATAAAATATGCCGTTGCCTGAACCCACGACGGCACTATACCCGAATGAAGTTCAATAGTGTCTCTATTAGAATAGACATACTCTATTGCGGCACATTTGGTATTATCATTCATATCACGCCATACTGGAATCCCTTTATTATATTTATTTAGTTCATAAGATAACTGATTACGATTTTGCCAGTCTATATAGTCTGCGTATGTATACTCAATCATCGCCGTTGCTACTTTACGATAGTTCATCAATAGTCCTCCCCATAGTAACCGTAGTCCTCATCTGTTCCCCATCCAGCGTCACGCATGGCACTGTCAAAATCCCCATCCATACTATCATCATATTCATCACACCAAACATCATCTTCCTCCTCATCCCAACCATCATCATCCGTATGCGTCGAAAGTTCATGGGCCGCATCGGGATGATAGTTGCTACTGTCCTCGTCGAAAAAATCATCATGGTCATCATAGTTATAGGCCATATCATCATCCTCGTAAGAGTTATCGGGATCGTAGCACGGGTCAGGATGGCTCATTTTTTTCTCTCTCTTTCTTTCTTAGTTATCGACAGTCTACCAGAAAAACTTTAGGTTGTCAAGACTACCACCGATTGCGGCGGCACTCTTCTTGCCATGCCCGATCTTCTTCGATCTGGCGACGGGTTACAGCCGGGCCGTATCCTTCTTCATATGCGTCACGGGCAGCATCATACCCGTCATCACTATTTTCCATCGGTTCGCAATGCTCCTTGCAACGCGAGCAAATGTCACCACGATAGATCACAACTCCACAGCAATCACTCAACATCATTCACCTTCTCTTTCTTACTCGTATCCTACAATACTATTATCGGCTTGTCAAGCACTAAATCTTGAGAAAAATATTTTTGTTGTAAGTTGTTGGCAGATAAGCACTTACGTCGAGCGCGGCCGGCCCGCCGTTTCGTAAGTCCTTATTTATCAAGACTTTACGCTGGCTATAGCCTATCTTGCCAGCCGGCAGGCTTAGGTAAGACTACCAGCAGTCGTTAATAGCCTTACGATTCTGATCTTGGCGTGTGCGTTGTCGCTTAGGGCGACTGTCCATCTGTCCAGCACCGGACAAGTGTGCGTTGTGTCCCTTGCCCAGTTTCCACAGTGGACGCACGTTCAGTTTAAGTGTCTGCTTTTTCATCACTCCTCCCATCCGTAGTACGGGTCGTTATCCGGCTCATCATAGTAATCGTCCGGAAGGTCGATAGGTTCGTCGGCATCGTCCTCCCACCTGTCTGCCCACCAGTTATCTTCCGCTTCTTCGGCTTCGGGAACATACGGGTCTTCCGACCAGTTGCCGATATAGGATTCCATGTAGGAGTCGAGAAAGGAATCTTCGTTCATAGCGAAACTCTCCAAAAGGTGGTGTTGTTGAACTGTGCCTAGTCTACACCTATTATCGTCGCTTGTCAAGTATCGTCTTTAGAAAAATACCAATCGATGTAAGTCATTGATATATAAGTACTTAGGTCGAGCGCGGCCGGCCCGCCGCGTCGTAAGTCCTTACGCGGCAAGGGGTTACCGAACCTCTTCACACCCGGCCCTACAATCCTGCATCACATTGCTCTGAATACACCTCCAGAGCCTGCCAGTTTCAAATGTGGCTACACAATTCATTGCCCCATGCACCTTACAATGTGGTGTAGCGGCCACCTTATCGTGAGTGGTCTTGATTTCGACCAAATCGAAACGCGAGTTGTTATCGTTGATCGGCTTTATCTTCATCATGAATATACCATTGGTACAGAGTCGTACTGGCTAATTTCTTTAGATCGTCACTAAGGCTGTCGATAGCGAAAGTGGCTTCTTCGCTATCGACATCGGGGATTTCTGGAAAATCGAAGACGACATACACTTTCATTAGTGTTCCTCCTAGAGAGTATCAGATACACTCACACTCATCGTGGTAGTGCCACCTACCGTCCGACCCGAAGTAATCGAACTCAACCCAAACGAACTCACTCTTCAGTCGCATCTTTCACTCTCTCTTTCTCTTCGTATTCTACACCCCTATTATCGTCCTGTCAATAGGGTGTTCTTGAGAAAATCTTTTTTGTCGCAAGTCGTTGGTACATAAGCACTTACGTCAAAATCGGCCGGCCCGCCGCGTCGTAAGTCCTTACGCAGCAAGGGGTTAGGTTATCTCACAAGCCACGTTTCGCCGTGTTCGTCGATCATTTCCACAGCGTCGGCATACACTTCGTCGAAAATGTCCACACCCACCACTTCCGCCCAGTCAAGAGGGTGGCAAGTGTCCTCGTCGATAGGCTCCACAACCGGCTCCACAATTCCCTGCTCGGCCAGTTCGTCCAGAATCCGGTTCACATCTTCAAAATCGTTGAGCATCGTCTTCTCCCTGTGAAGTTCACCAATAAAGGCCATCATACTCGGAAAGTTGTTCATGTCAACCCCTATCGTAAAGATAAACCGTACAATAGAAAAATCCAACGTAAGACAATACAAAAGAGACACCGATCAGTATGTCGAGCATAACCTTTTCCTTTCTCTATTGATTCTACACACCTAAAATCTACTTGTCAATAGTTTTTTCCAAAATCGTATCCAAATAAATCTCCCGTTCAGTCACCACCCACCCATACTCACATCGAGGGGTATACACTCCAACATACAGTTTTCCACCATCCACACCTTCAAACCCCACACCATATCCTACCATACTGGCCAGCAAAAGCATAGTGATCATCATTTTTCTCCTTAGATATTATATCGGCCAACCCCCTAAATATCTTCACTAAAAATCCACAATCTCTAAGTCTTTATTCTGCAACAACTTACGTCGAGCGCGGCCGCGCCACCTTGCCGTAAGTGCTTTACGGTCAAGGGTTTACGTCACGAAACTCCCATGTAAGAAGCATTTTCCGTACAATAGTCGTAGAACATATCGTTCAACACTTCTTCGTAGTTTTTGTCGGTCAAACGACGACGATCCATGGTAGACTCACACTCGGCAAAATACTTGCCGTTTTCTACCTCAAATACGATATTACAAGCATGGGCTTCACAACCCCAAATCTTTCCTCTAGCCTTGATAAACTTCAACATCTGTTTCTCTCTTTCTGTGTGCTACGATTCTATACTACTTATCGGCCAATGTCAAGAGAATAGTTGAGAAAAAATTATTTGTGCTAAGTTGTTGCTATATAAGCACTTACAACAAAATCGGCCGCGCCGCCGTGTCGTAAGTCCTTACACGGCAAGAGTTTACGTTCAATCCTTGAAAGCGAACGGGCTGATTTCCTCACCGTGTGCCATAATGGCAGCGTACTGTTCAGCCAGAGCATCTACCCTTTCCCGGCTTCCCGGCTTACCCACCTTCACGATCATAGTATCATCACCCCCAATAAGGCGGGGATCGGCCTTCTCTGAACGTACCTTACCCAGACGACGCAATGCTTTGCGATTGAACTTCAAAACTTTTTCCGATTGAATCGGGCCATACACACCATCGGCCAGCGTTGGCTGATGAGGAATAGCGATTCCAACAAAAGTCATACGGGCTTGAATCTTGGCGTTTTCGATGATGGGATACTTGGTTTTCATCTCTTTCTCTCTTTCTTGTGAATGAAGTATAGACAGACAATCCGCAGGCGTCAATCCCCACTATCGGGGGATCGTGATATAACCCCTACAACCCACAAACGTGAGCGTCAAGGATCGACCGGGATACTTCCCGTCGATGTACCTTTGTGCAGTACGCTTGAGATTGTCGGTCGCACTAACACACTGTACGGGCGTACCGTTCTCATCCGTTACCATCCAGATTTTCTTTTCCACAACACGCGGAAGGCTAGCAATCCAACCATTCACACTCATAACCTTTTCCATCATTCACTCTCTCTTTCTCTCTTACTTCTTATATCGTCATTATACCAGCCCTATCTTGAACTTTCAAGAGAAATCTTTGGATTTTTGTGTCAAGAGATTTTGACAAAACTTTTTTGCATTTTTGGCATGATTGGTATACGGTTTGCTATGTGTTGTAAGTTGTTGTGTGATAAGCACTTACGTCAAAATCGGCCGGCCCGCATCGTTGTAAGTACTTATACGACAAGGGTTTGTGTCAACTATTCAGCGTGAATGAACACCCGTTCACTCTTGGTTTGATTCGTCACCGTCACAATCCAATTTTTTCCGCTACCGTCTTCACGCATGATGCCATTGATAAGGCCAACGTGAGCGTTACCCTTGGGGTCGAGAACGCAGTGATACTTTCCTGCCCTCATCGCACAGAAAATTTTGTCGAGGTTATTCGTGGTCACCCGGTACTGTGTTGCAAACATCATTTTCATTTCCCTTTCGTGTTGGTTGTATTCTACAGAATCTTTTCGGGGTTGTCAATACTGTTCAGTAGTACAGGTAGTCTTCCAGAATACGTCCATCACGGTCAATGGTGATTCCCTCACCCTCATCACCCATCGGAAAGAAATCCCCAATGTGGAAGGTACCATCCCTCAGATCGTGAGTAAGAGCCTCAGCCAGCAACTCTCCACCGATTCGAGCAACCCCAACCAAAGTATCGGGCGAAGTGCTGTCCGCACCATACAGGAACTCGACCAACTCATCTCGCGTGTTCAAGGTAACCATTTTCGTCATCTCCTCTTGTGTTGAACGTATTATACATATCGGCTTTTGTCGTGTCAATACCTTAGAAAATTTTTTTTTGGATTTTTTACTGACTGCAAATACCGTGCCATTCAAGGGGTCTACATATAAGTCCTTATATATCATATACTTACGTCAAAAATGGCCGCTCCGCTTAGCCGTAAGTCCTTATATTCCAGGCACTTAGGTCAAGGGGGTTTTTTCGTTTTTCAAAGGACTGCCCAAATTTTGCGATTTCGGCCACGGTGGTGCAAACATAATAGGCACAGATAAAATCGTAATGTACTACCTAAACTATAAAGGTTGCCCTTTGTGTTCTCGATACCAGGATATAGTTTGTTGCAATCCATCTTTTAACGACACCATAGCTTTCCACCCTAGACAAGAATGAGCCAAAGTAGAATCTACACATCGTCTTGGTTGTCCGTCTGGCTTAGAATCATCCCAATCTATAGACCCTTCAAAATTCATTAGATCTGCTATGAGATTGGTCAAATCTTTAATGCTAATTTCTATACCTCCACCCAGATTCATAGGATCGGACGAAGTGTTTTGTGATAAACTTAATACTATGGCCCGAGCAGCATCAGCAGCATATAAAAACTCACGAGTAGCTTTTCCGGTACCCCATACAGTGATCTTACTATGACCCATAGACTGCGCATCATGGATTTTTTTAATAAGAGCCGGTATCACATGACTAGATGATGGATCAAAATTATCATATGGTCCATATAAATTAGAAGGTACTACAATTGTGCTGTTCATCCCGTATTGTTCTTTATAGGCCCCCAACATTACATACAAAGCTTTCTTAGCCACCCCATATGGAGCATTAGTTTACTCAGGATACCCACTCCACATATCTTTTTCCTGGAAAGGAACAGTACAATACTTAGGATACGAACACACCGTCCCCACCTGCACAAATTTCTTGACATTATACAACCTACTGCCTTCAATAATATTTAAGCCCATCATCATATTATCGTAAAAGAATCGCCCAGGATTTTCTTTGTTAGCTCCAATACCTCCTACCACAGCAGCTAAATGAATCACAGCATCAGGACCATGATCAGCAAACATACGATATGTGTCTTGACAAGATCTGAGATCATAATCTTTGGATCGTACAACTACAATATCATTATAGCTTTTATCTGCTAATTCTTTAATCACATATTTGCCTAAAAATCCAGCACCACCAGTAACTAATACTTTCATAAAATTCTTATTCTACAGTTACGCTTTTAGCTAAGTTTTTGGGTTTGTCAATATTACAACCTCGTAATACTGCCATATGATAAGCAAATAACTGGGTAACCACAACTGATATAAATACTGACAAAGCATCTATACAAGATGGTACTTTAATACCATAGTCACCCACATAATCCTCACCACTATATATTGTAATAACCTTGCCTGACCTAGCTCTTATTTCTTGTATATTATTTACTATTTTATCATAATTAGACTGAGTATTCGCAATAACCACCACTGGCATATTTTTATCTATTAACGCAATAGGACCGTGCTTCATTTCTGCCGCAGGATAACCCTCAGCATGAACATAACTAATTTCTTTGAGTTTCAATGCTCCTTCCAGAGCTATCGGAAAGTTGTAGCCACGCCCCAAAAACAAACAATGCTTGGACTTTTTAAACTTATTAGCCAATACCTCTATATTTTTATTTAAACCCAAGGCCTGGTCTATTAGTACATGTACATATTTTAATTCATCAATTAATGCTCTTCTATACTCAGGTATCATATGATAGCCCTTAACCTGATCGATCCACAAAGAGAGCAGAAGTAAACACGCTACCTGATTAGAAAAAGCTTTCGTACTAGCCACCCCTATTTCTGCACCAGCTCTTAGATACATTCCACATCTAGTAGCTCGTGCTAACGATGAATCTACAACATTACAAATACCCAATGTCAAAGCCCCTTTACTATTTGCTAATTCTATAGCGCTCAATGTATCTGCCGTTTCACCACTTTGACTAATTCCTACTATAATATCTTGTGCAGATAAGACTGGCTTTCTATATCTAAATTCGCTAGCATATTCCACGCTAACTTTAATATTACAAAATTCTTCAATATAATATTTAGCTAATAATCCAGCGTGCCAGCTTGAACCACAAGCCACGATAGTCAAATGATTACAGTTTCTAAATTGATTTTCATAATTTAACAATCCCCCAAGCTGAATCCTATAACCATCAATTCGCCCACTCAAACAATTAGAGATACATTTGGGTTGTTCATAGATCTCTTTCAACATAAAATGATCATATTTCCCCTTCTCAATATCATACCACTGATGCTCCAATTTTTTAATGTTACATTTAGAAATTCTATCACCCGCCATAGAGTATATATCTAATTTAACATTTATTTCAGCCACAGTATTATCATCAAGATAAACCACCTTTTCTGCATAATTAATCAAGGCCCCAGCATCACTAGCCACATAAAAATCTTGATTATTTTTGCATAACCCCACTACCAAAGGACTGCCCTTTCTGGCCAACACCAGTTTATTTCTATTATTTTTATTATTATCCATAACTACAATAGCATACGCCCCCACTACTCTTTCTAAAGCTAGTTGCACAGCTTCTCTTAAACTGGTAGTAGTATCTACTAAATAGTCATATATTAAATATAACAAAACCTCGGTATCTGTATCTGAGCGGAAAAAATATCCTTTATCTTTTAGTTCTGCTTTTAAAGTATCGTAATTTTCTATAATACCGTTATGAACAATAGCCAATCTACCATCCACCGATACATGAGGATGAGCGTTGCGGCCACAAGGTTTACCATGAGTGGCCCATCTGGTATGCCCCATCCCTACAAAAGCTTCTGTCTCAAAATCAATACAATTATTCACCAAATCAGTGACAGATCCTGGCTGCTTATGACAAGCTAGGGTATCTCCTATCTGATAGGCTACCCCAGCACTATCATAACCCCTATATTCTAGTCTTTTTAGACCATCTATGATAAATGGTAAGCACTTTTTAGAACCTTTATAACCCACTATTCCGCACATATTTTTCCTCATGCCAAAGCAACACTTCTTTGCATAATGCAATAAATTCTTCTGGCAATAAATCTCCCTTGGCCTGATTAGCCTCTCTACAAACTATTTGACAATTGTCTAAACTATTATCTCCCCCTTTATTTTTGGGAATAATATGATCCAAATGATACGAAGGACCATCAGACAAATTAATAGGGCGACCAGTTAATTGACAAACAGGATCATCCCCTATCTTTTTCAATAAATCCTTAGCGTTAAATTTCATGGGACTGTATGTTCCTTCCTTTTTATTACGGCCAAATCTAATAATTTTAATACCCAGAATTTTACTAACAGATCTATCCTCAGATATAAATTGTATAAACTTGGTCTTCTTTTTATAATTATCTCTATACCCCTTATAGTTCTCTATTTTCTTCACTATAGGATGCTTAGTCATGCTTGAACCATCCTATTTTAATATTTAACAACAATGGGTGGGTAATAAAACCGCCCCCATGGAAATAAACACGGATGATAAACAGGAAACGCAGGAACAGGCCCAATACAAGGAACCACCCTGACTACCGGCTGATACTGCACCATCGGCACAGAGACAGGAACCGTATAACTATGATATGTTGTTACAGGATAAACTTGTTGAACATATTGAATTTGATTAGTAACCACAGGCACATATTCTTGAGTAACATAAACGGGCGATTGGCCATAAACCACAGAGCCCATAAAAACCACCATCATTACAATCGCACTGGCTAATTTTATCATATTAAATACTCCTTATTATTATGTTATAGAAAAAAGGGCAAGCGTTTTTGCCTGCCCCTTTTTATCACCACACCCTAGTCCTATATTTTACAGTTGGCCAGTTTGTACAGCTTCAGGAACTGATACATTTTTGTTCTTGGGTCTGCGACCCTTTGGTTTTTGAATACCTAACTTGCGTCGTTGACGACGAATCATAGCTGTTGTTACGCCAGATCCTGTCATTTGTCCTAGTTTTGCGGCCATTTCATCATCACTTAACAGCTGCTGATTATTGCGAATAAAGTCCAGTTCTGCTTCTGTCCACTTTTTATATGTTGCCATAAAATTGGTCCTTTCGATTATATTGTTGACTAAAGTGTATACAACCATATAATAGTATCAAGTTGGCTTTTTTATGCAAGGAGAAAAAATGATCGATCAGAACAATCCACAATTTGTGCAAAGCGTGCTAAATGTCAAAGCAACCGCTAATTGTGAAGTCTCAGAAGCTGAACTGCATTTACCAGAAGGAAAAAGCATAGCCGAATTAATCTATGAAGAAAAAGAAAAAAGTAATCAAACCCAAGATCCAGAAAAAGAAGCGAATTCCTAAAGCTAAAGCTAAGATATCATCACTACCACACAATGTAGACGAACAAGAATTTGTAAGAGTAGTAGAGAATATTAGTAAAAGATTAGGATACAAATTTAAATTTGGCTATCATGATTTTGACGACATGAAGCAGCAGGCTTATATATTTGCTTTAGAAGGATTACAAAAGTACGATAATAAAAGACCACTAGAAAACTTCCTGTGGACCCATATTCGTAATCGATTGTTTAATTACAAAAGAAACAACTATCAACGACCTGACAAGCCTTGTTTTACATGTCCGCTATTCGATAAGACATACTCATGCTCCAACAATCAATGCTCCAAATTTACGAATAAGCAAGATTGTGAATTGTATGCTAATTGGTCAACCAGAAATGAAACCAAAAAGAATATTATGCAACCTTCTTATATTGATAAGGAGCCTGAGTCTTCTAAATTTGCTTCTAATAATTTAATTGACAATATTGAGAATAAAGAAATATTAGATTTCTTAGACAAAAATATATCACTAGAACATAGAGAAAACTATCTTAAGCTTAAACACGGACTCAAAATACCTAAACTTCAATTAGTTAAATTACAACAATATATTCAAACTCTTATAGAGCAAAAGTATCAATGCCCAAAAAACGCGGACAATTAAGTCTTGATGAAGAAAAATTCATACGAGATAATATTAATACATTAACTATAGATAATATTGCAGACCAACTAAATCGTGGAACTGCTCCTATTAAGCGCTATATTGATGAGAATTCTTTATTATTATCAGATAGCGAAAAAAGCGATAATGATTATTTAAAACATAAATTACACAGCAAAACATTTTGGCATGAAATTAAAAGACAGTTTGATGAAGACAGTGGAGAGCTTCAGTATTTCGAGGATACGTGGGTAGGACTTATCAAACAGTTTAGAGAAGACGTATTACCAGCAGAGGAACTACAAATTAAACAGTTTATTACTATAGATATTCTTATTAATCGTAGTATGAAAGAAAGGAAGCGCCACATAGCAGAAACCGAAAAACTTCAAAAACTGGTGGATAAAGAATATGAAAAACCAGAAGACCAAAGAGACATTCCTAAGCTCACTAACATGGAAACTCAGCTTGGTTTCGCCCGTAACAGTATCGCTAATTATACTAATGAGTATACCAAGCTCCTTAATGAACAGCAAAAAATTAGCAAAGATCTTAAAGCAACAAGAGAGCAAAGAATAAAACGTATAGAAGATGGTAAAAGTAGTTGGACTGGATTAATTAGATTACTAGAAGATGAAGAGTTTAGAGAAAAAGAAGGTAAAGAAATGGCTATTCTTGATTTAGCAGCTCAAAAAACTATGGAGAAAATGTCGGAATATCATAATTACCAAGATGGAGTCATAGATAAACCCTTTTTAACCCCAGATACGGTGGACGAATGAAAAACACAGCAGAGATAGATGGTTGGTTTAATTATCAAGACACCTTTGATGTTTTAATTAATACTATTCCATACGAAGGTAAATTTGCAGAATGTGGAGCTTGGCTAGGTAAAAGCTCATCATATTTATGTGATACCATATCTAAGTATAGACCAGATATTACTCCATATATTATAGACAGCTGGCAAGCTTCTGATGACGAAACTGAAATGCTGGTAGTTACCAAAAATATTGACGTTTACCAGACATTTTTAAATAATATGGGTAATAGAAAATTTGAACATATTAAAGCATTATCTGTTGATGCTTGTAAACAATTTCCAGATAATTTTTTTGATGTAATTTTTATAGACATGTGTCATTTATATGACTATGTGAAGCAAGACATTGAAGCCTGGTATCCGAAACTAAAACTCAACGGATATATGGCTGGTCACGACTTCTCTAGATCAGATGTTAATCGTGCAGTATATGAGAGCTTTTCTTACACTATAGTATCAACAGCTCCAGGAGACTGTTGGATAGTACAAAAAACTAAGGAAAACCTATAATGAAAAATAAACTAGCATTAATTTCTGGTATAACAGGACAGGATGGATCATATTTAGCAGACCTATTATTATCTCAAGATTATACCGTAGTAGGGTTGCATCGTCGAAGTAGTGTTAATAACTTTGACAGAATACTTCATCTTACCAGTAATCCTAATTTTATCTTAGAAGAATTTGATTTAACAGATCCTGTGAATTGCATGAAGGTTATCGATAATTATCAGCCAGATGAGTTTTATAATCTAGCAGCCCAAAGTCATGTGGGAACCAGTTTTAAGCAACCTACTACCACAGTACAAATAGACACTATAGGAGTTATCAATATTTTAGAAGCTATTCGTCATTGCTCTTCTGCTACTAAGTTTTATCAAGCTAGTACTAGCGAAATGTTTGGTAGTAGTTATAGTATTGATATTAATGGCAATAAGTATCAAGATGAAAATACTACATTTTTACCTCAAAGTCCTTATGGAGTAGCCAAATTAGCTAGCCATAGACTAGTTCAAATATATAGAGAAGCTTATGGTATGTTTGGTTGTAGTGGAATATTGTTCAATCATGAAAGTCCTCGCCGTGGCGAGAATTTTGTTACGCGCAAAATAACAAAATATATCGGACAAGTCATGAATCATCAAATTAATACAACACTAAAGCTTGGCAATCTACATGCCGAAAGAGACTGGGGTCATGCTAAGGATTATGTATATGCTATGTACTTAATGATACAGGCAGACAAGCCTCAAGATTATGTGATTTGTACCGGTAAAACTTGGACTATTTTAGATTTTGTACGACGAGCATTTAGTTATGCAGGACTGGACTATAAGCAACATGTGGAGATTGATCCTGAATTATATAGACCAGCAGAAGTTGAGTATTTGTGCGGTCGTAATACTTTAGCTATGAATAATTTGGGATGGAGTCCATCCACTACATTTGATGATTTAGTACAAGATATGGTGGATAGCGATATTAAGGTATATGCTAATGTCTAGAAACTTTAAAGATCCAATTTATAAAGAATGGAGAAAAAAAGTTTATACTAGAGATAGTTTTAAATGTCAATGGCCAGGATGTAACCAAACCAAAAAACTCAATGCTCATCACATTCAACCATGGGCTCAATTCCCAGGATTACGTTTTGAGCCTCGCAACGGTATTACATTATGCAAAGATCATCACAAAATGATTACGGGAATGGAAGATATTTACATGGCAGTATTTCTTAGAATTGTGGCTCAGCACTATGATAAAAAATGATTTTACTATAATTGTTGATACTAGAGAACAGCAACCATGGTCTTTTGATCATTATGCTACGGCTAATCGTAAGCTGGATACTGGAGACTATAGTATCGATGGACTAGAAAATGTGTTAGCTATAGAGCGCAAAAAAAGTATCAATGAAATAGCGAACAATATTGTAGAAAGTAGATTCAAGGATGTTATTACTAGACTTTCTCAAATGAAATATGCATATATTTTACTAGAGTTTGATTTAGATAATGTATTAAACTATCCTATTGGATCCTCTTTACCTAAGCACATGTGGGATAAAGTTAAGATTAGTCCTAGTTTTATTATGAAGCATATTTTAGAATGGCAAATGTTTCATAATATTAAAGTAGTATTTTGCGGAGGAGCAACTAATGCAGAAAAAATGGCAGAATTCATAATGAACAAGGTATACTATCTTGAAGTCCACAGTAAAAACAAAAAAGTTTGATGATGCATGGTTAGGTCTGGGTGACCTATCTCTATTATCTATTGATCAAAATATAATGATTCATAGAAAAAAAGAGGATATAGAAAATCCAGATTTGCATTTAATGAGAATTATGAGAGACCCGAGATACTTGGGATCTACTTGTAAGCTATTATTTGATATAGAGTTACATCCTATGCAAATTTGTATTTTACAAGAATTCTGGATACGAGCTTTCCCTATGTATATTGCTAGTCGAGGTTGGGGTAAGTCATTCTTACTAGCTTTGTATTGTGTATTAAGATGCACCTTTTTTCCTGGAACCAAAATAGTTGTAGTAGGCGCAGCTTTTCGTCAGAGTAAAATTATCTTTGAGTACATGGAAACCATATGGAGAAACAGTCCTATATTACGCAGTATCTTTAATGGTAATGATGACGGTCCTCGCAGAGACGTAGACCGTTGTACGATGCGTCTGGGTGATAGCTGGACAATAGCCATTCCTATGGGTGACGGTAGTAAGATTAGAGGTTTACGCGCTCATATTATTATTGCGGACGAGTTTGCTTCTATTAGTCCAGAAATTTATGAAACGGTAGTCTCTGGCTTCGCAGCAGTAAGCGCCAGCCCCATTCAAAACGTTAAAGAACAAGCTAAACGACAAGCTATGATCGACTCCGGCTTGTGGGCCCCAGAATTAGATGAGATAAATCACAAGATGGGTAATCAGGCTATTATCTCAGGTACCGCTGATTACGGATTCAAACACTTTGCAACCTATTGGAAAAGATATAAAGCTATTATAGAAAGTAGGGGAGACTCTAGAAAACTAGAAGAAATCTTCAAAGGCGAGGTGCCCAGTAATTTTAACTGGAAAGATTATAGTATTATTCGGATACCTTATGAATTAATCCCTAAAGGGTTTATGGATGACAAACAAGTTAGTAGAGCAAAAGCAACAATCCACACTGGTATATATAATATGGAATACGCTGCTTGCTTTGTTAATGATAGCGAAGGATTTTTTAGACGTAGTTTAATTGAAAGTTGTGTTACTACCGAAGCTAATAATATCATAATTAATAATAGACCTATAATCTTTGATTCTGTTGTGCAAGGCAACACTAATCATAAATACATTTATGGGATTGACCCGGCTAGTGAACAAGATAATTTTAGTATTGTTATACTAGAAATACATCCTGATCATTCTCGTGTGGTTTATTGTTGGACAACTAATAGAAATAATTTTAAAGATAGGCAAAAAACAGGATTAGTTAATGAGTATGATTTTTATGGATTTTGCGCTCGGAAAATTCGTAATCTTATGAGGTCTTTTCCTCCGGCGCGCATAGGCATGGACGCTCAAGGAGGAGGGGTGGCTATCGAAGAAGCTTTGCACGATCCCAGCAAACTTGAAGAAGGAGAAGTATTGATATGGCCAATAATAGACGATAATAAAGCTAAAGATACCGATGATCAAGTAGGACTACATATACTAGAACTGGTACAATTTGCTAGAGCAGACTGGACTAGTCAAGCTAATCATGGTTTACGTAAAGATCTAGAAGATAAAGCATTATTATTTCCTCGTTTTGATAATTTAACGCTAGGATTAGCATTAGATAAAGAAAATAAAGATATTATGGCTACAGATTTAAATCCTATTTACGATAGTCATAGTGAGTGCATCTTAGAGATAGAAGAATTAAAGAATGAATTAACTACTATTGTTATGACACAAACTAGTACAGGACCTAACGCTAGAGATCGATGGGACACTCCAGAAGTAAAGATGCCAAACGGTAAACGAGGAAGACTAAGAAAAGATAGATATAGCGCATTAATTATAGCTAACATGCTAGCTAGACAAATGAATAGAACTCTTAAGCCAGTAGAATATAATATGATTGGCGACTTTAGAAGCAATATAGTATCTCAACAGGATACTACAATGTATAAAGGGCCAGAATGGTTTACATCAGCTGCGAATGATGATATATATAAAGGAGTATATAAGTAATAATAGGTGTATTACTCAATAGCTTTCCATTCCTATTACAATACAATTAAAATATTATGGCTAAAAAATATCCTAAAAGTGAGGCTATTCGCGATGCAGAAATGGCCAATATGCAGGCTTATGTAACGTGGGGCGACGACATAGATAGTCGTCAAAAAGCTTTAGACTCCACTTCAGGATCTTTAGAAGAATTTGTAGGAATACAAAAAGCAGAAGGTAGGCGTAGAGGATTTGATTATTCCAATTTGGACACTAATACATCTGGTCGTCCAGGATTAACTCGTACCGACTATGACTATTTTAGACCAGAAGAAGCAGTTCCTACCAAGATTAAAGCCATTTTACGCAGAGCTGACGATATCTATCAGCGTGTAGGTTTAGTGAAAAATGTTATCGACCTTATGGGTGATTTCGCAGCCCAAGGTATTAGGTTGGTTCATAAAAACAAAAGAATCGAAAGATTTTATCGTCAATGGTTTAAAAAAATACGAGGAAAAGATCGTAGTGAAAGATTTTTAAATAATCTCTATAAAACAGGTAATGTTGTTATTAATAGACAAACAGCAAAACTAAGCTTAAAAGTTGCAGATAAGCTTTATAGAGCAGTTGCAGCTCCTGATCTAATCATTAATGATTTAGACGAAACACAATTTGAAAAAAGAGAAATTCCTTGGAGATATACTTTTTTAGACCCTGTATTTGTAGAAGTGTCAGCAGGACAACTATCATCATTTGTTTCTGACAAAAGATATGAACTTGTTCTACCAGCACATTTACGTAAAGTTATAAATAGTCCTAAAAATACCAATGAAAAAGATATTGTTTCTAAATTACCAGCCCAAATTCTTGAAGCAGCAAAAACAAGAAAACCCTATCCTTTAGATCCAGAAAAAATCTTAGTATTTCATTACAAGAAAGACGACTGGCAGACATGGGCGTTTCCAATGATTTATGCTATCATGGATGATATTACAGTGATAGAAAAATTAAAGCTTGCGGATATGGCTGCATTGGATGGTGCAATAAGTAATATTCGTATTTTCAAATTAGGAAATTTAGAACATAAAATAGCTCCTACAAAAGCTGCCGCTGCTAAGCTATCTCAGATTTTAGGAAATAATGTTGGCGGCGGGACAATGGATTTAGTGTGGGGGCCCGATATAGAATTATTAGAAAGTAACACTAATGTTCATCAATTTTTAGGCGAAGGGAAATATATTCCGCATCTTAATGCAGTATATGCTGGCCTAGGTATTCCTCCTACCCTCACAGGAACATATGGGGCGGCTGGAACAACCAACAATTTTATTAGCTTAAAAACACTTACTCAAAGACTTCAGTATGGCAGAGATATTTTGGTAGATTTTTGGGAAAAAGAGATAGCAGCTGTTCAGAAATCAATGGGATTTAAATATCCAGCTAAAATAGAATTCGATAGAATGGACCTTAGTAATGAAGAAGCAGAAAAAGCACTATTGATTCAATTAGCTGATCGCAACCTTATTAGTGATGAGTTACTGCAAAGTCGTTTTGGTATGGATCCAGATATGGAAAAATACAGAATGAATAGAGAAAATAGAGATAGAGATGGAGATAGAATGATTAAGAAAGCAGGACCATGGCATGATCCACAGTTTGAAAATTCTCTTAAGAAAATAGCATTACAGTCAGGAATAGTTGCTCCGAGTGAAGTAGGTCTAGAACTAGAGAAGAAAAAAACTGGAGAACAGGCAGCTATGGATTTCAAGCAGAATATGATCTCTCAGAAAAGCCCAACGCAGTTGGCAAAGAAGCCCGAATCTTTGCCAGGCCAACCACAGCAAGGTAGGCCCAAAAATTCTACAGATACTGAGCAAAGAAAACCAAGACAATTTGCCCCACAAACAGGAGCGAAGTTGATGATGTGGATTAATGATGCTCAGGAAAGAATTAATGCTTGTCTTAATCCTATTATATTAGAATTTTATCAGAAAAAGAATATGCGTAGTTTATCTAATAAAGAGTACGAAGAATTAGATACATTTAAGAATAAAGTTCTATTTAGTTTGACTCCATTCGCAGATCTTTCAGAAGACCACTTGGTTAGTCTATTAAACGAAATAGATCAAAAAAATACTAAAAATCTAGTTATGGGGTATAACATTTGGCTGAAAAATCTTAGCGCCGAGCTAGGCAAGCAGTTAACAGTAGACGAACAAAAACAGGCCAAAGCCGCCTACTATATGCATATTTATTCACAACAAGAAAGTTAATTATATGATAATATATAATAGAGAAAAACAAGACGGACTAGAAGCCGTATTACAATCATCTGCATCACTTTCTTATGCCTCCCATATACAACCATGTGATGCTGATCATACTTATGCTATGGCGAAAACTCTTCAAAGCTTAGCCTCTTATAAGGATGAAGATTTATATTATGTACAATCTATTTTAGTTAGTTCCACATGGAATAAAAATGATGATATTTTTGACAAAAAAGAAATTTGGGCAGCTAGAAATACTCCGGAAGACAAACCCACTAATTTGGAGCATGATGAGAGTATTATTATAGGTCACATTACTGCGAACTGGCCTATTACTGAAGAAGGTATATTAATTGATGAAAATACACCTGTAGATAATTTACCAGAAAAATATCATATTTTAACAGGTTCTGTTATTTATAGGGCTTATACTAATCCAGAATTAAAAAGTAGAGCAGAAAATCTTATCGAAGAAGTTAAAGCTGGGCAGAAATATGTTAGTATGGAATGTTTCTTTAAAGGATTCGATTATGGACTATTAGATATAAGTACCGGTCAATATTCTATTCTTCCACGTAACGAAAGTACCGCTTATCTCACTAAACACCTTAGAGCTTATGGTGGTATGGGTCAACATGAAAACTATAAAATAGGAAGAGTATTACGCAATATAACATTTTCTGGAAAAGGTTTTGTTGACAAACCAGCAAATCCCGATAGTATAATTTTTAATCTAGATAATTTATCTAATAGAAAAAATAGCGTTTTTGCAAATTTGGGTGTATTAAATAATCAGTTTAACTCTAACATGGAGAATAATACAATGAGCGTAGACTTAGAAACAGAAGTAGCTGAGCTTAAAAGTAAGGTAGAATCAGTTTCTGCGGGTTGCGCAGACACAGTTAAAGAAGCCTACGCTTTAGCTACCGAACTACAAACCAAAACACAAACACTAGAAGCAGCTATGACAGAAAAAGACAAAGAACTCAAGGATAAAGAAGAACATATGAAAAAGATGAAAGCCGAGTTCGACGAGACTCTTTCTGTTAAAACTGCCGAAGCCGAAGAACTCATTAAGGCTAAAGAAGAAGAGCTTAGCAAAATGAAAGCAGAGCTTGACGCTTTAACCGAAGTGCTAGCTGGCTATAAGGCCAAAGAAGAAGAAATGATGAAGAAAGAGAAGAAGATGAAAAGAGTTGCCGAACTTATGGAAAATGGTTTGGAGCAAGAACTCGCTCTCTCGACAGCAGATCAGTTTGAAGCTTTGGACGATTCAACTTTTAGCGGCTTATCCGCCTTAATTACAGCTATGATGAAGCGTAAGGCAGAGACTCCAAAAGAAGACGAAGAAATGCTAGCCAAAAAGAAAGCTTCTGAGACAACTTCTATAGATGAAACAGTTCTAGATAGTGTTGAAGCAGAAGAAACAGTTGATCTTAGTGTTGGTGGCCAAGAGGCTGATACCTCAATGGAGTCAACACGTTCGGCTTTGATCGAATTTGTTTATAATAGATTAGGTAAAACACTCAATAAGGGAGAATAAACATGGCTCTTAAACCAGATCGTATCGAGAATCAAACAGATATCTCTTTTTTCATGAACACTACTGCCGAGCGTGGTGGCGTAGCTTCTGTTGTCACAGGTGGCGTCGGAGCATCTATGGATGATGCTGATGCTGTTGTGGCATATGCGGCTGTTGCTTCAGGAGCAAAGCCAGTAGGAGTACTACTCAATGATGTCGTAAATTTAGATCTTACCAGACAGCACATTAACTGGTACAAAGACGAAGTTCAAGTTGGAGGCAAGGTTACTCTCCTCCGTCATGGACAAGTCACAACCAATATGCTTGTCGCCGGTATCACTCCATCCGCTGGTGTTGATGCTTACGTTGGAGTAAGTGGTCTAATTGGCACATCTAGCACCAATGCTGTTAAGATCGGTCAGTTCTTAAGCGGCAAAGATGCTGACGGCTACGCAAAAGTATCAGTTAATCTATAATCTAAAAAATCCTAAGGAGAAAAACCATGACAGGTAACAGTAAAGCTTTTCAACCAACACCGGAGCTAACCGATCTTTTGGTTCGTTCTGGTTCTATGAACCGTGAGACAGCTCTGGCTGCAAATGCTGAATTTGCTAAAGCTTTAGAGCTACCATTACGTCAAGGTATTATGAGTGGTGATATTCTTGATAGTATCTTCGAGCCAATTCGTTTGGCTCAAAGTGCTACTCCTGAGTTTCCCCTTGACTTTCTTGCCCCTGGCACAGAAAAAGACTTTGTGGCATATACCATTCCTAATCATGGATATATCCCAGAACGTCATATCGAGAGTGATTACGTTATGGTGCCAACATATGATATTGGCGCTAGTATCGACTGGCTATTAAAGTATGCCAGAGATGCCCGTTGGGACGTAGTTGGTCGCGCTATGGAAGTTCTCGAAGGTCAATTTGTCAAGAAGATGAATGACGATGGCTGGCACACACTATTAGCTGCTGGTGTTGATCGTAACATCATCGTATTTGATAGCGATGCCGGTGCTGGTCAATTCACAAAGAGACTTGTTAGTCTCATGAAGACAGTTATGCGTCGAAATGGTGGTGGTAACAGCGCCAGCAACAATCGTGGCATGTTAACTGATCTTTATGTTTCTCCTGAGGCTATGGAAGACATTCGTAATTGGGGTGTCGATCAGGTAGACGAGGTGACTCGTAGAGAAATCTACACAGCTGCCGATGGTACTCTTAACAGGGTCTTTGGTATTAATCTACATGACCGTGATGAACTAGGTGAAGGTCAAGAATACCAGCTATTCTTTGAAAATGTTCTTAACGGCTCTGTTCCATCTGGCGATGCAGAAGTCGTAGTTGGCTTAGATATGCGTAAGAGAGATAGCTTTATTATGCCTGTTCGTGAAGAAGTTCAAATTTTTGAGGATGATACACTTCATCGTCAGAAGAGAGCTGGCTTCTACGGTTGGGGTGAGCAAGGCTTTGCAGTTCTAGATAACCGCAGAGTACTTATCGGCTCTCTCTAATAGTCAACTAGTAATAGTAGTTTTTAAGAAAAGGCTGGCATTTTGCCGGCCTTTTTTTATATCTTGTTATAAAGGTGTATAATGAAATGAGTATAAACAGGAGGCAATACTATGTCTTGGCAGAAAGAAATAACCACAATTGTAAGAATTTTAATTAATGACTATACCTCTCCATATACATACAGCGATTCAAGAATCGCACAGACTATTCTGGTAGCAGCACAATATGTTCAGTTTGATGTAAATTTAGATAATAAATATACTGTCAATTTATCTACTGGTACTTTATCTCCCGATCCAACAACATTGCCAGACAAAGATAATATTTTTATTAATCTAACAGGATTGAAAGCAGCTTGTATTGTTGATCAAAGTACTTTTCGAACCAAAGCAGCGCTAGAAGGCATCAGGGCGGTGCTGGGACCTGCTTCTTTAAGCATAGCAGGAAACCTTGCTCCTTTAAAAACCATCATAGAGATGGGCCCTTGTGCAACATACGAAGAGTTAACATCTCACTGGGATGTGGCCAATGCTAATGCTGTTAGAGCTATCTTTAGTCCTTTTGTTGGTAATAGATTTGATCCATCAGCCATTCCCTACAATGGTGATCGTGGCAGGAACCTATTTTCATAGGAGTATAAAATAAATTATGCCAGCATCAAAATATAATTTTTCCATAGAAAAAGGAACATCTTTTAAGTTTGCGTTAACACATAAAGAACAAGACGGAACTATTATTGATTTAAGTAATTGGTGTGCTAGGCTAGTCTGGATTACTGACGAAGGCGTGACTCAAACCTTTTTAACAACAAATACTGACTATAGTGTCTATAAATTTACATTAGATGGCCCTAATGGCAAACTACTATTATTGCTTCCGGCTAATACCACTAACAGTTTTTATTTTCAGAATGCTAAATACGATCTTGAGCTTCAAAGCCCAGATGATCTATATGCTGGAGGAGGCAAGTATACCATACGTTTATTGTCTGGTGCAATTACGATAGTGCCTAGAAACTCTGAATCAGACTCCCCATTTAGTTGTGCAACATGAATAATTTAAGTATTGTAGAGGTACAGAGCGGATTATTTATAGAAGTAGAGACTGGTACAGAAACATCGATATATAATCAAACTTTACTAGAGATAGAAAGTGGAAATACAGTTAATCTACCTAATATTAATTTAGAAATTACAACAGATAATATAATTAAAAATATAACTATAGATGATTTACCTAATAATATTCCTATTACTAAAATTATTGGCAATTTAGATGTTGGTAGAATTTCTGGATTGTCAGATTTTTTAGATTCTTACGTTTTCGATTGTGGAACCCCATAAAACATACCCGCATAATTCAAGAAAGGCTTTATCATGAGTGTTCAAACTTTAATACAAGTTCGTAGAGGTTCTGCCTCAACATGGACCGCAGTTAATCCTATACTTAGCTCTGGAGAATGGGGCTATGAGACAGATACTGGTAGATATAAAATTGGCGATGGCATCACAGTATGGACAAGCTTGGATTATGCAGCGGTTACTCCTGATTCTTTCTCTGCCGGTAGTGGTATCTCAGTAACTACGGGGGTTCTAGGGTCTACTCTTAGCATTTCTGTCACAGGAATACCTTCTACTCTTGTTACAGACTTTGGTAGTGCTGTCAATAGTTTAATTACTAGTGCTGCCATAGATATAGAAACAATACAAGATATTATTGGTAATAGTGGGGTTGTTGGCGGTTTTGGCGCTCAAACAACATACAATGACACCGCAGGACTAACAACCGTTGCTGTCACAGGTATGGCTCTTAGAGTTGTCCAAGGTAGCGGCATCAATATTATATCTTCTGTAGAAAACAATAATAATATTTATACAGTAGGACTAAGTGATCCGACAATACAAGCATCTGATGTTACGGACTTTAGTAGTAGTGTAAGTGGATTATTGCCATCATTTAGTGCTGGTAATTATGTTGATTTACAAATTAATAATAATACATATACTATTAGCGTTACCGGAGTAGCTACAGAGACACACAGCCATGTTTGGACAGACATAGACGCATCAACGATTGCTACGACAGGCGATCTTAGTAGACTTTCTGGGGTTACAGACGGAACAGCTAGTGCCAATAAAGTTTTAGTGGTTGATGGCAATAAAGATATTAGTGGTATTGGCTCAATTTCCACCACAGGTAATATTACGGTTGGTGGGAATTTGGTTGTGCAGGGTACCACAACAACAGTGAATAGTTCTACTATCAATATTGGAGATAATATTATTAGGGTTAATACTTCTGGATTACCCACAGGAGGATTGGAAGTTTATGATGGTTCTGGTGTCAAATCAATCGTCTGGGATACTGTTGATAATCGTTGGGAATTCAGTGGTGGTAATGTGTATACCAGCGGTAATTTTATTGGCAACTTAACTGGCAATGCGGATACTGTAACTAATGGACTATATACTACTGATGTAGGCACTATTACTAGCACAATGATTGCAGATGGAACGATTACCAATGGAGACATTAGCTCAATAGCAGGTATTGATGTTGCAAAATTAGCTGCTAGTGGTATTACTTTAGGTTCTACCAATATTATATTAGGACAATCCTCATCTAATATTGTTGGACTAACAGCCATTAGCGGAGCAAGCTCTAACAGTCCAACATATCTATACAATTGTGCTATAGATGGCGGAACGCCCTAAACCATTAATTTTTAGATATATTATAATGCCAATCAATGATCTGGTTCAATTTAGAAAAGGTACTGCATCTGCGTGGACTACTGCCAATCCTGTGTTGGCCAGTGGAGAGCCGGGCTTTGATGTTACAAACAATATACTTAAAGTAGGAACAGGATCATCTCCTTGGTCTTCCTTAAGTCCTTTATTTAGTGGATTATATATTAGTGGAACTGGAACGTCTGGATACTTAAATAAGTGGAACTCAACATCATCAATCACAAATTCTATTGTATATGACAATGGAACCAATATTGGAATAGGAACAAATAATCCTGCATATAAGCTAGATGTTGCTGGTAGTGGTAGTTTTTATAGTCTTAATATCAATAATCAGTTTACGCTCCCCTCAACAGATGGTTCTATTGGTCAATTTTTGTCAACTAATGGATCAGGAGTTGTTAGCTGGACCAATCCGTCTTCCACGGTCAGAGGATATGAGATCTTATCTAGCGGAAAGAGTGTATTTAATGTTAGTCCTGGATATGATACTGGTAATTTGGATGTTTATTATAATGGTTTAAAATTATTAGTTAATGACGACTATACCGCATCAAATGGAACCTCCTTTTCTTTAAATAATCCTGCTGCTAGCGGAGATATCATTGAGTGGATAGGATCCTCAACGATTGGCGCTAGCTTTGCATTATCTCAACATACTCATCTGTCCAGCGAGATTACGTTTGCTTCTGGCACACCTGCTAGTGCCACAGCTGTGGGAATTAAAGGACAGATATTATGGGACAATAATTATTTATATGTTTGTGTAAATACTAATACTTGGAAAAGATCAGCTATAACATCATGGTAAAAGAGTTATTATATGTCTAAAATATTTAAACATGCACAACTAATACAGAATATTAAAAATAATAATATTTTAATAAATGGTAATTTTAATATATGGGAACGAGGTTCTAGCTTCTCTTATTCTGGATACACAGCAGACAGATGGGCAGCCATAGCATTCAATTCCAACGATCAGCTTTCTGTACAAAAAATTACTACTGGAGGATTTTTAGACAATAATATTTATTCTATTAGATTGAAAACTGTCAAAAATAATTCTTATATTATCCTTACTCAGATTATTGAGACATTAGACCTATTACCCCTCAAGGGAGATGTGGTTACCCTGAGCTTCTATGCTAGATCGCCGGTAACAACCCCCACTAACAATTTTGCTGGTAATATTTCAGCTAGATGTGTTTATACAACAATTCCAGATAATATAGTGACAAATAAAACAGTTGTTGCTGGATCAGAGATAAATTCTACAATCGATTCCTCATGGAAACAATACTTGATATCCTTCACCATTCCTTCTAATGCTCAAACAGTAGCAGTAGAGATTTATCCCACCAATACTCAAACTTTACCGAGCAATGCTATAATAGACATTACTCAAATTAAGCTAGAAACAGGACCTGTAGCAACATCCTTTGCCGATGTGTCATATACTACGGAGCTATTGCAATGCCAAAGATATTATCAAAAAACTAGCTCAGAATTGTCTCCAGGAGGAGCGCTTAAGCCTCTTGGTCATCAAATTAGACTATCTACTAAAATCAGATCGCCCAAAGCTAGCATATCTCTACAAGACCAATCGGAAAACTTAAGTAATTTACAAGCTTCTTTGGATAGTAATACTGACAGCCTGAACATCAAAGGAGTTGCCCAAGGAACATATAGCAATATCAAGCTGCCTGCTATTTTTATCGATGGAGAAGTTCCATACGCTCTACCTCCATCTAAAGTATCAGGAGTTTACATTACCAGGTCATCATCTACAGCAAACATTTATTGGCAAGCAGCTAATAATAATAATTCTGATATCGAATCCTATCATATATTGTATGGAGATAACATTGCTAATTTAGATAATTCTTTAGTTGTATCTGGAAACTCTACTCTGTCTGGTACAGTCACCGAACTCAAGGAATATATCCCATACTACTTTAGCATTTATGCAAAAAATATCATGGGGGCCGGACCTGCTTCTGATACTATAACCTCAGGACCTGTAGCTACGGTACCGTCATCCCCAATATCAGTAACTGGAGCATGGGGTTTTGGACAATCTACTATTTCATGGGTAGCTCCGTCAGATAATGGAGGCGTGGCTATAACAGGATATCTGATCCAAAGAGATGTGGTAATGTCGTTTGATTCTGCTAATCTATTTCGTGCTAGCTTTAATTTATCTAATCAAAATAACATATTAAATGCTGTTATAAATAATGGTACAGATACTGGTAGTATTTATTATTATCGTGTAGCAGCTATTAATATGATGGGTTTGGGACCATGGAGTTCTACTTTTTCTCTAAATAAAGCAGTACCTTCATCGCCATTAAGACCATCTCTAGTTAGCGGAAATACAAATGCTGTCTTTTCATGGTCAGCCCCAGTGACAGATAATGGAGGATCTATTACAGGAACTATTATACAATATCACAATAATAATGATGCTTCTAATTTTACTGGTGCTATTACTATTAATAACGGGATAGGAAGAAGTCGTCGAGTCGATAATCTTATCAATAATACCACATATTATTTTCGCGCAGCAGAATTGAATATCTATGGAACAGGAGCATGGTCCAACTCGGCTTCTGTTGTACCATTCAGACCAGTTACTCCACCAGGACCTCCGAGAAGCTTAACTGCCTCATGGTCTAAAAATATTATGTCAGACAACAACAAAATATACATAGATTGGGACACCCCATTAGATAATGGAGGAGCCACTATTTCCAATTATAGAGTTCAAATTGATACAAATAATACTTTTGCTTCTAATAATTTACGAACATTCACAACACTAGCCAGCGATACAGAGTACCGAGTCCCATCGCTAAATAATGGGTCAACATACCATGTTCGAGTGGCTGGAATTAATACTAGCGGAATAGGAATATATGCTTCTGGCGTCTCTTTAGCAGAAACAACTCCAGACGCTCCATTTAATGTGAGCGCCACAGCAGGAAATACCGCAGTTAATATAACATGGTCACAACCATTTTCTAATGGTGCAGACATATCCAGTTATACGATCAGAAGATCTGTTAGTGCAAACATGTCTTCTCCAGTATCTATTACTGGTATAGCATCAACATCTGTCAATTATACTGTTACCTCTTTAACAAACGATACGACATATTACTTTGATATAGTAGCTATAAATAGAAATGGTTCTGGTATAGCCTCTCAGACTGTATTTGCCACACCCAGAGCACCGGCTACTATCCCATCAGCGCCTTCCGATCTAACACTCAGCAGACCAAGCATATCCAGCATTATAGCATCTGTTAAAGCCCCGATCAATAACGGTAATTCTGCTATTACAGGATATAGATTAGAATATGCTACAAATAATAGCTTTTCTGGCGCTACTACTTCGATTCAGCCATCTAATATTTTTACTGTTAATAACGTATCTAATGTCTCTTACTATGTAAGAGTAGCGGCTTTAAATAGTGTAGGGGTCAGTCCCTATGTTTCGGGATATATCCCCCAAACCATCATTTCTCCACAACTACCTTCCAATATCGCAGTAACCCCATATAATACTTCGGGCGTGATAACATGGACACCCCCATCTACTGGTATCGGATATGGCTATGCTGATTCTGTATCTTATAGACTAACTCTACAAGGAGCTACTACGGTATCGACAATCAATAATAACTATACTTTTAGTGAACTATCTCCTGGTACACAATATTATGTAGATATACAAACAGTTAATGCTCCTCCAGTACCTTTAGCTCCCCAGTATTCTCCATCTCAGAGAGTAGAATTTACTACTACTGGAACATCGCTCAAAACTAATTTTATCTATACAATATCCTGTAATTGTAATCCCTATTCGGCCTCTCAGAATACTAGTAGATACCCCACCCCTGCTGGATGGCCAACCATGAACCGCACCTGCATCAGATGTGATGGAGATGTAAAAAAGACAAGATCTTTGTATATTTCTTTTAATAATGGCCCATGGATACTAGTGGGCGGTAATAGATGGGTTCAAGGAGCACCAAACTGCTTTAAAGCCACTCCCATTACTGTTGCATCTATGATTAGACCACTACCGTTTACGAATGTGATGAGAATACGAGCAGTAGGTAACGATGGTAAAGATCAGATTTATAGAACTTCGGGAAGTTGGGATATTAGAAACCAAGGGAATGGTCAAATCTTCATTATGTATAATCCTGGATATGGAGGAGCTTATCCATGGGATATGAACATAGCGCTTAAAATAGATCCAGCATTATATAAGTATACAATATAGGAATTTTATTATGATATGTGGTTATGAAAATATCGATACTTTATGCTTATCTAATAAATACCAGTATCAATATCTACAAACAGTATCTGTAAACGGAATCGCTGTTAATAGATCAGATATCGATGCTCCCGTATTGCGTACCGATAGTGATACAGGTGAGACATTGGTTCTATATAGCACATCTTCTGATCAGATTTTGCCTTGCGATACATACGATGAAGCAGAAATAGTGTCTGCTTGGGAGTGTTATCAAAAATGGCTTAGTGCTGGAAATATACCAGAGGATGCTCCCTTGTTATCGTTTAAAGAAACACAAAAAAATATTATTGCCTCCTCATATAATGATGCTTTACAAAGAGGTTACTCTACTACTATTAATGATGTTAACATTAATTTACCTAGAGATGAGCAGTACCAATTAAATTTGACATCCACTATGCTTAAAGCTACTATAGACTATACTGTTAATAACAAAGATACCATTCCAACCATTATAGATTCTGAGGGGAATACCATAGAAATACCATACACATCTTTATTAGATGAATATGAAAAATATAATACTGAAATTAGTAGATTAAATAATCTTAAAAATCAATTATTTAATGAAGTAAATAATGCGATTGATAAACAATCTATTACTAATAATATTTGGGATACGACAAAACTCATTGATCAAGATGGTTGTGGTGCTGGTTATGGTGTTGCTGCCGATGGAAAGTGTACTTCTTATGAGTGATAAAACTAAAATAGCAGTATTGTTATGGTTATATCATTCAGATTTATGTTTTAGTTTTTTTAATTATTTATATCCATTAAGGCACCATATTAAATTATTTTTGGGACTATGTAAAGATAATAATAATCAAATAGTGATTGATTTATTTACTAAATATTTTAATAGTGATCAGCTTTTTATAACATATCACGAAAATAAAGGCGCAGATATTTTGCCTTTTATACAACAGCTATCATTTCTATCTTATAAAAAATATCCAAATTTTATTAAGCTTCATTCTAAAAAATCAGAATTATCTTTTACCAAAAAATGGAGAACAGAACTCTGCGACTACTATATCTCGTCCGAAAAAAGATTTTTGACTATTAAAAAACTACTCAATAGTAAAAATGTCGGTTCTGTAGGACACCCATCCTTTATTTTGCAAAAATGTGAGTTTGTTCATTCTGATTATATATATCAACTTTGTAATCATATGCATATCTCTATACCAGCAAAAAGACCATTTGTAGCTGGTTGTATGTTTGCTGGTAAAACTCAACTATATCAAAAATATATATTACCACATTCTGGCTATTTTGAGCAGTTGTGCCGCGATGAGACTGGAAAAATTAATGATTTAAATGGACCAACATACACACATTCATTAGAGAGGGTGCTCGGATATATAGCATGTCAGGACAATTATCAATTATGTTCATTGAAAGAACAGCGGTGTATAGATCATATATCTCTATCTAATTAAATAAGGCTAAATTATGGCAGCCACAGAATATAGTTTCGCTATCGAACAAGGCACAATCTTTGCTATAGACTTTCGTTATTTGAATAGTCAACAAATACCTATAGATCTCTCTAATCACTGTATTATTATGAGAATACAGCCGTTGGATGGTCCAGATCTAAATTTGATAACTTTAACTACCACAGGAAATACAACCGCTCCTTCTTACTCTTTTAGGTTAGTTCCTCCAGAAGGCCGTATTCAGCTTAGATTACCCGCAGAGACCACTAACTCCTACTCTTGGGCTAGCGCTAATTATGAACTAGAGATCATATCTCCAGATTTATTTTATAACGGAGGATCTAGAGTAGTAAAGAGACTTTTGCAAGGAACAATCGCCATTAGACCAAGATTAATTCCAGCAGCTTCTTTACCATCTTGTACAGTATCAGAAGAAGGTACAGATCAAGTGTATGGATCGGAGCTGGACTTGTCGTCTTATAGCATTGCTGATAGTTGTATAGGATCTCCTTGTGAATTTATTGGAGGAAATGCTGTTGTCTACAATATGACTAATCCTGCTAATGATTTGCCTATTATGTATTTGCAAGATCGTGTTTTGGCCAATAATGAAAATATTTTTGGAAAAAGCAATCCATTTCCTTTGACGGTAAGTGTTACAGAGTCTAGAATTATAGAAAGAATAGATGTATTTTTTGATGGATTTACTCATTCTAATCCCACTGATTTGAGACTAATGTTAGCTCATAATGGCAGCGGAGTACTATTATTGGATCAAAATAAATTTCCAGAAAACAATAAGCCTCGCAGTTTGAGTTTTATTTTATCAGACTATGCTGTCCCTAGACAGGACGGATCAGCCCCTACTATCACTAATGTAATGAATTATAATAATCCATTGATAGCTAATAAAAATTTAGCTTCGGCACTACCTGGTTGTTCCAATCCGTCGTCTTTATCATATCCTTTGCCTTCGGGGGCCTTTAGTGCTTCGGATAGCAACAAAAATATTAATATTTATGGTAGCGGATTGAAAACATTCGAAGGTATGAATATTTTTGGAGACTGGAAACTCTATGCTATAGACTATAATGAAAAAGACTCTGGTCTTATTGGTTCAGTCAAGCTAATTGCATATTTTCAAAATGAGTCTTCTAATAGCACATTAAATTTTAATGCTTGCGGTAATATTCATCGAGATATTACTTTGTCTGGAACATCTGTGACTATCAATGGCGATTTAACTTATGGGCTAGATAATAATGATATCGTTATTATTGAGTATGACAATGGTTCAGGAACTGTGGCCACTACTAGAACAATATCTACGGCGCCATCATATAATACGCAAACGGCCACCACAACCTTTATTATAGACAGCGCTATCAGCGGAACAGTGAACAACCCCAAGATACTCAAATACAATGCATCATCCGGAGAAGTATAATGGCAGAATTTATATCTGTTAATGATGCTGAAAGATTATCTGTTATAGATAATTTTATTGAATCTAGCATCATAGAGATTACCACAGGATTTCCTGGCCCTCCAGGCAAGGATGGATCACAAGGACTGCCAGGTCCAAGAGGGCCACGAGGTCGTACTGGTCCAGCATCACAACCCAATGAAATTGTTAAACTTACTGGTACCACCACCAATTCATCATCATATATACTTAACGCTGGAGAAACTAGTCTATATTTAAAAAATGGCTCTATAGTTTCGTTTTATGCGTCTATATCTGCATATAATATTACCGATGACACAGCAGCAGCATTTAACATAGAGGGAGCTGCTAAGCGAAATTTATCTGGAGCGGTATCTTTGGTTGGATCGTTAAATACTACTAATTTTAGTGATAACGGAATGGGAGGAGTTACTGTTTCTACAGAGACAGACAGCCCTAATGGATCGTTTGTATTCGTTGTCACAGGATTAGAGTCCAAGAACATTATATGGACAGGAACCGTTTTTATTAATAAAGCATGAAAGTAGCAGTAATCCTTTATCTATACAATTCTGCATTATTATCTGAATATATTTCTTTATTAGCCCCTATTAAAAAAGATATTCATTTATTTATTGGAGTATGTCTTGATAATGAAGCAGATATATTCTTAATAGAAAAAACTTTGATGTCTAATCATATAGATTATACATTATCTACACATCACAATATTGGTTTGGATATAGGTCCTTTTTTACAACAGATCCAGACGGTAGATTCCTCCAAATATAAAACATTTATCAAACTGCATTCCAAACAATCCTTGTGGGGTTATTACAAGAATATTCCTTGGAGAATTCCTTTAGTAAATTCTTTAATAGGTAGTGATATAATTTTTAAGACCAATCGTCAACATATACAAAACAATAAACATGTTGGAATGATAGCCAATACCGGATTTATGCTAGGCAGAGATAAAGAAGGTAGAAACTCCAATATTATTAAAGATATATGTACAAACTTTTTATCTATTAATATCGAAGAAATTAACAGAACAGACATATCGTTTGTGGCTGGAAGTATTTTTTGGTCGCATACTGAGATTTTTCAAAAATATTTTACTCCATCTGTTATTCATAAGCTGTATTCGTTATTGGAGAGTAAAAGATTTAATGACTCTAAACAAGGGACATATGCACACTCTTTAGAAAGAATCTTTGGATATATTATAGGACTGTCTGGATATCACATTATTGACGGTTTTGTGGATAAAACTATAGACATCACCAATACAAAATCAAATTATTCTTATAAATTAATACAATGCTATAATAAAGTATGTTATGTTGATATTGATGTTCTTACAGCGGGTATACACTATCACATAGGAGACTCTCTACTGATCAATTGGAAGCACAAGAGCTACAATGGGTTTTGGAAAAAATACCACAAGATCACAGACCTATCATACATAAGTTGATTACTTTTATCGGTGTATGTTGTATTAACAGTTGTTTTTATAGGGAGTATTTATGAGTATATTCAGTGGTATAATTTCACCCCAACTCAAAGAAATATACAACCAAGCCATAGACGCTTTGTTGGAAGATAACGCCTTAACAATTCCATGCACAATCAAATATGGCTCTACTAAGCCAGTATATTGTACTAATTGCGAGATTGATCCTATATCTAATAGATCATCTAATTTATATAACAATACTGGACCAAATCCTTTTGAAGATAATACTATGTGTCCTGTATGTTTAGGTAAAGGGTATATTGACACCAATAAAAATGAAATTATATACATGGCAGTATTATTTAATGGGGCGGGGTGGTTGCAGTGGGGTTCCAAAACTGTACAGATACCAGATGGAATGGCCCAGACTCTGTGCAAATCAGAATTAATGCCTAAATTAAAAAATGCTGACTATATTATGTTTAATAATGATGAATCTAATATATATACCTTGGCAGGAGATCCCGAACTAGTCGGTTTAGGAGATACAAATTATGCCATCGCTATGTGGAAAAGACAATGAAATATTCTTTAAAATTACTTGAGTCCAATTCATCGATTAGGAAAATGATACTAGAAGCCTTACAAGAGGATGTATCTCAGACTATTAATAGGGCTATTCCTCTCATTTCTAAACAAATACAAGATTTGGTTAGGTCTGCCATTAGATCCTCCAATGAATATCAGTCATTATTAAGTGGAAAACTTAGATTTGAATTTGGCATACCAGATACTAGTGTGGTTGATCAAGTTATTGATGCTTGGGTTAATAATATTAATGTTGACATTAAAAAAATATCTATTACTAATACTGGATTATCTGGAGGTTTTTCTGTTGGGATGATAGCCTCAGATTTTCAAGACGTATTATCTTTAGCGGGCTCTCAGGTGACCGATACAGAAAAAGGATACTCTCTACCTTGGTTACAATGGTTGTTGTTAGATGGAAATAAGGTATTAGTCAAAGACTATAAGGTAGTACTAGGCCCTAATCCATATTCTCGTACAGGATATGCTCTTATGAGAGAAAACTCATCGTCAGGCTGGAGAGTTCCTGCTGAATTTGCGGGTACAGTTTCTAATAACTGGGTTACCAGAGCTATAGACTCTTTATCAGATGATATCAATAATATTTTTATACAAGAAATAGAAAAGGCTATTATATGAGCTGTAATTATTCACCTAATTTTCAAGCTGTAAACAGTATGGGGGAATATCATCTATATACTCAATTAGAGCACAATCTGAAAACTTTTCTAGATTGGGGTTTTGTTAATATAGGCGGTTTTGTAAATATAACCAGACCCACAGCAAATATTAATAATTCAGCTAATTTTCATAAATTATCTTCTAGACAGGATCCTGCTTATCCCAAAAACAGAGTATGGGAAACTTTTAAAAAGCAATGGGTATATGAGTCAGGAGTGTCCTATAATACTACTAATCCTATTCCTATTAGTGGCGTTTATATTAACAATGCTTTCGTGCCGGGCCCCACAGGAAATGTTCAGTATCCTTTTACTTTAAATTATGACTTGGGTAGAGTGATTTTTGCTAGTGGATTACCGTCTAATACTTCGGTAGAAATGGATTTTTCTTTCAGAACTGTACAAACATATAAAGCTAATGATGCTTTGAGTCAGTGGAAGCAGCTACAAGAACTAACATATAAGACTGGCTCAGTAGACGCTATTGTAACATCAAATCATAGAGCTCAAATGCCGTGTATTATTATTGAACCTACTTCTAATGCTATATTTAAACCCTATGAACTTGGCACCAAAAAACAAATAGTCAATCAAAATATTCTATTGCATATTTTTTCAGAAAATTATGTTGAAAAAAATAATATAGTAGACATTATTCGTTTTCAAAAAGATAAAGAGCTTAGGCTATATGATGTTAAACAGGTGGTATCGGACAAGGTTTATCCTTTAAATCCTAATGGGTCTAAAAATATATATGGTCAAAATTATAATCAATTATTAGATGATTCTAGCGCATATTTATGGAGAACATCGTATATTGATGATGTTTCTGTTATGGATATGGAATCATTAAATAACAATATTTACTACTCTACAGTACGTTTGGATGTTCAGATTTTTATGTAATTTGAGAAAATATGGTGTACAATAATTTGGTTATCTAACAACACAATCGATTAACAACTCAATTATAAAATCAAACCAAGAGGTGTAAAATGGCAAGTGCAAATAGAATTTATTACGCCGTACAAGCTGTGCAAATGCAGGGTGTCAATGGTCCAGGTATTGACTCTAGTAACCCAGATGGCGTTGCAGCAGCATATAGAAGCGTTTTCGGCGTTCAAAGTGTTGGTATTTCTACCAATTTTAATCTAGAAAATGTTTTCCAGCTTGGCGAATTAGATACATACGATGTGTTAGATGATAATCCAGAGATTGAGGTTACTCTCAATAAGATTATTGACTACACAGATCCTCTTTATAAGCTTGCTTGTGGTGGATCTAGCTATTCCACAACGGATAAAAACGTTCTAGAACTAGCTTCTCGTAGATGCAATGTTAAGTTGTTAGTTGGTAGTGATGTTGATAACCAAAACGTGACCGAAGCGATGCCGTTTTATGTTAAGATGACCGGCATGTATCTATCTTCTGTCACTTATACCTTTGCTACTGATGGTAATTTTACCGAAGAAGTAACTCTTGTTGGAAATAATAAGGTGTGGTATAATACTGCTGATAGTGTTAGCAACAACACTACAACTGGTGAGCAGATTCATCCAACCGCTGGCACTACAACCGCTTTTAATAACTTAAGAGCAACAGGTATTGCTCGTAGATGGAATCTTGATCTGGCATCATCAGTGCTACCGTCTGGAACCACATCTTGGGACGGCGGTATTGTATTACCTCATGATGGTAGCAAGTTCGTTAACCCCCATATCACAAGTCTAACAGTAAGTTGTGATCTTGGTCGTGAGCCCTTGTTTCAGCTTGGTAGTCGCAATCCCTATACTCGTTTCGTGAATGTTCCTCTTGAAGTTACTAGCGAGTTCGAAGTTGTTGCTACTGAGCACGATGTGAGTGCAAGCGACTTTGCTTCTGCGGATGCTTGTCGTGCAGATACCCGCAACCTTAAGCCAAGAGAAATTTATCTCAGACTTTGCGGACCCACAGCGGCCGGCGGCGATGCTGTAAAGGGTATGAATTTCTACCTTGGTAAGAATAACAGACTTACTAGTGTTAACTATAGTGGTGGAGATACTGGTGGTGGAAACGTTACAGTTACATACAGCTTCACAGGATACAACGTATTCTACGTTGATCAGGGAGCTGCATTAACAGTTACTGCCAGTCCATATAACGGTGTTGGCTTCAATGCTTGTGGTCGTACCGCTACTGGTCTGGAGACTGATTCTCCAAGCTTTGGGAGTAGTAGTCCAACAGCCAACAGCACGGGTAGTACTGCCTGATAGTTAGTGTAATTCAAAAGATATTAGGAATGCTTACCCCCGGTAATTGCCGGGGGAAAGCTTTTACAAACGGATAACGGATAAAAGGAGACAAAATGGATGACTTATTTGCTATTATAGGAAGACTATATGTTGATGTTTCTCAGGCTCAAAAGATCTTAGAAAATTTTCAACAAAAACTCAAAGAAAAAGATCAAGAAATACAGGAATTAAAGAAGAAACTATCAAAGGATAGTTCGTATAACGATGATTCGGACCAATAATGATAAATTACTCTCTAGGATTATTGCTGGTTTTTTGTATATTGAGCACGAAGAAAAACTGTATATACTCAAGAAACCTTCTTCAGCATTAAAATACAGAGCAGATTTATTGTATGAAAAAGCATATCAGGACAATTTGTATAGCGATTGGTTTTTGATGCAGGATGTTGAGTACATATTGGTGGACAATGGTGTTTGGCGATTACAAAATAACGAAGTACTAAAACAAATAGATAAACAATTAGAAAATCTTAAAGTTGAATTATATCAAAACTATATTCAACCAAATAAAAGAAAAGATATTAAAAAACAAATTAGCAGCATGAATATGCAAAAGGAAAGAATTTTAAACGTTAAGCATTCCTTAGATCAATATACTTTGGAAGCTTATGCTGGACGAATTAGAAATGAATTTATTATTATGAATACTTTATATTACAAAAACAAAAAAGTATTTAAAAACAAAACTAAAAAAAGTTCTGTACTTTTAAATAATATAGCTTCTAAAATAGCTCTATCATTACCATCAATATCTGATATCAGAGAGTTGGCTAGATCAGAAATGTGGAAATCCTATTGGTCAGCCTCGGGCAAAACTCATGTTTTTAGAGGATCGGTATTTGATTGGACAGATGAACAACGAGCATTGGTTAATTTGTCTAAGATGTTTGATTCCGTGTATGAGCATCCAGAGTGTCCTCCAGAAAATATTATTGACGATGAGGATGCTTTAGAAGGTTGGATGATTGTTCAAAAGAGAAAAAATGAACAGTCTAAGAGCAAACAAAAAACAGATAATATGTTGAACAGTGCCAAGATGAAAAAAGCTAATGAAGTTTTTATTATGAGTAATTCTGCAGAAGAAACCGCTGAGATTATTAATAATAATGATCCTTTAGCTAGACATCGAATGAAAGAAAAATTTAGCGCAATTAAATCTTCAGACTCAGAAGGTATATCCGAAGCACAGCTACCGGATGTACAGAGAGAACTAATTGATCAGTTAAATCAAAAAAGAAACGCTACTATGAATAGGAAATAATTATGAATCACGAAAATGAGATTTACTATAATCTTGAAAAAAGATTTCAAACTACTATGATCGGTGCTTTAGCTAAGTTCGAAGATGCTTTCGGTAATCTATGGGGACATAATAAGCATGATAATGAACTAACAGATAAAGAATTAGATTTTAGAGACTTGTGGGAACGTACTAGAATGCTTATATTAAATAACGGCAATCATCAGATGCGTTCGGCTATTTCAGAGTTAACTAAACATATTAGATCTAAATACAGGTATAACTATAAATTTTATGTGAAACCAAACTATCCAGAAAGAGGAGAAGACTATGAAGGCTAAGACTTTTAAGATTAAGATACAAGATAATGAAGTGGAATTCTTAGTTAAGACACCATCCATCAACGACCAAAGAGAAGCTCAGAAGATTTATAATCAAGCTTTTACAGACGCTATTAAATCTAAATGCGTGGTTAGAGCTAAGATGGACGATCTCCTAGAGGAACAAGGACTATGGAATCAGGACAAGCAGATAAAGTTCAATAAGCTGCAACAGGATATTTTGGATTCTGAGAGAAAACTCGCCAAAGGCGGTATCTCACTGAAAGAAGCTAGAAATATTGCTATTCAGATGAAAAGAGATAGAGATGAAATTCGTTCACTAATCGCCGTACGAACCTCACTAGATAATCATAGCGCAGAAGGACAGGCAGATAATGCTAGGTTTAACTACTTGGTATCTGTCTGCTTGGTGTATAATAATGTCGAGAAACAACCATATTTTAATAATATGGAGGACTATCTAAATAGGTCAAATGAAGAGGTAGCTATCGTAGCTGCTCAGCATCTGGCTTCTATGTTGTATGGTTTGGATAACGACTATGAATTAAACTTGCCAGAAAATAAGTTTTTGAAGAAGTACAAATTTATTGATGATAAACTAAGATATATTAATAAAGAAGGTAAGCTTACTGATGCCGATGGTCGATTGGTTGATGAGAATGGAAGGTATGTGGATGAACAAGGTAACTTTGTTGATAAGTTTGGTAACAGAGTGGACAAGGACGGAGAGTACGTTGTTGAGACTCAACCATTTTTAGATGATGATGGACAACCTGTTATTTTAGATGAAGATAAAAAAGATGAACCAACACCACAACCTATATTGCCAGCTTCAGAACCAGTTACCCAATCTACTGAATCTGCCAAGGCTACACCAGAAACCCCAGCAGCTGTTTCCGAAACAGTTGTCGGTACTTGATAGTTTGTTGTTAGTTAACTCCTGTATCTGTATACAGCTAATAGCACCAGCAGATTTCGGTCTGTTGGTGTTATTTTTTGCATAGATAGGATTTTTATTATATATGGCTAAAGCTTTTAATCTTACAGCAGAATTAAATCTTAGAGGCCCATCTAATCTCAAGCAGATAGCAGCGTCCATTCGTAGAGAGATCGGGACCGTAGACGCTACTGTTAATGTTAAGATAGACAGAGCGGCCGAAAGATCCATACTTAATAGTGCTAATGCTCTAAATAGATTAAATAGAGAACTTCAGACAACAGCAACAGCCTCAGCCTCATCCACCAATAACATCAACAACCTTGTCGCATCATTAAATAGCCTAAGTAATGCTTTGACTGGATCTAATAATTCTATGCAGCGCATAGTTTCTACATCAGAGCAAACAGCCAGACAAATGTCTCGAATTAGAAAGACGACAGCAGTAGCGCGAGATGAGATGGAAGAGTTTGGTCGTCAATCAGCTTTGGCTGTGCGACGTTTTGCTGCCTTTAATTTTGCTACCGGAGTTATTTATGGTTTTTATAATGCAATTTCCAAAGCTTTGGGAGAATTTACAGAGTTTGATAGACAGTTGGTGCGATTAACGCAAATTACTGGAGAATCTTATAGCGAGCTAAGCAGGATAACAGAAACAATTACTGGATTATCAACCGGCTTGGGTGTTGCATCAGGAGACCTTATCCGCATATCGGATACATTAGCTCAGGCTGGCTTGAGTGCCAGAGAAACAGACCAAGCATTGAGGGCTTTGGCTTTGACGGCTCTAGCTCCGTCCTTCGATGACCTGAATAACACTGTCGAAGGATCTATTGCATTAATGAGACAGTTTAAAATCGGTACTGATGATTTAGCTGGCGCTCTAGGTTCTATTAACGCAGTAGCTGCTGGTTTTGCTGTTGAGGCCGGTGATATTATTACAGCTATTCAGCGTACTGGTGGTGTGTTTGCCGCAGCTAGTAAAGGGGTTAGCGAAGGCACCGATGCGTTAAATGAATTTATTGCGGTATTTACTAGTGTAAGAGCCACAACTCGTGAAAGCGCAGAAACAATTGCTACAGGCTTGAGAACTATTTTTACTCGTATTCAACGAGAAGATACTATTGAGGCATTAAAAGAATATGGAGTTAATCTATTGGATGTAGAAGGTAAATTCGTTGGAGCTTATCGAGCTGTACAATTACTAAGCGAAGGTCTTGGCAAACTAGATCCTAGAGACGTAAGCTTTTCTAGAATAGTAGAAGAGCTTGGTGGATTTAGACAGATTGGTAAGGTGCTTCCGTTGATTCAAGAATTCAGCACAGCACAACAAGCTTTAACAGTAGCTCAAAGAGGGCAAAATTCATTAGCGGCAGATGCAGCCAAAGCTCAGTCAGCATTAACAGTACAGTTTACCAAGACTAGAGAGTCATTTGTTGCTTTAATTCGAGATATTGGCAGTAGCGATAGCTTTAAAACACTTATTAGTTTAGGCTTGACACTAGCTAATACATTCATCAAAGTAGCTGATTTCGCCAAGCCTCTACTTCCCATCCTAACAACCATCGCAGCATTACAAGGAGCTAAATCGTTAACGAGTTTTGTTGGTGGTTTCGTAGGGGGATTGCGTAAAGTACGTCCGGGAGAAGACGGAGGGGGCGGTGGAGGACCAGCTAATAGGGCTAGAACTGAAAGATCAGCCGCAGACATTACAGATAACTCTAGATATTTAGACGCCAACACCACAGCTTTGATGGGTCTGGGTACAGCTATGGGGGGTCTAACAGCAGTTATTAGTCCATTACAAGCTTCTATAGATAATTTGGGTAATGCAGCTATAGCTCAATTAAATAATGAGATTGTTGCTCTGAACAACACTATGAGCAGTATTGATCTAGGCGGAGCCGCAACAGCTAAAGATGGTGGCAGAATATTACGTTTTGCTAGAGGAGGAGCTGTTCCTGGTAGCGGACGAGGAGACAAAGTTCCGGCCATGCTGGAACCCGGTGAAGTTGTTATGAGCAATCGGGCTGTTAGTAAGTATGGAAGAGGTAATTTGGTAAGGATGAATAAGTATGCAAAAGGAGGAAAACCAAAAAGAGGAGTTCCTAATCAAGTTAATACTACGGATGTGGTTGATGGAGATACAATTGGTGCAGACATTTTCACCAATCTAACATTTAGATTTAGCGGAATTGACGCTCCAGAAAAATCTGAACCGCTTGGTGACAAAGCGACATCGGTATTGACTAACAAGAAGTTGAGCTACTTTAATAACAAAATCACAAGTGGCGTCGGAGGTAAATCCAGGGGCTTATTTAAAGACGATGCATTAGCTGGCCAAATGATTCGTAGTGGTTTGGCAGTTCCAGATATAAGATATGCTAAGAACAAATTTAGTAGTGATGTTGAAGCAGGTAGAGCAGCAGGACAGGGCTTATGGAATAGTTCGTATGCTAATCATCCTAAAAGATTACAGTTTAAAGAGCAATACGGATATAGTTTTGGGGGTCAAATTCAAAAATTTATGAGCGGATCAGCCGGAGGAGTTAAGTCTAAACCCGAACCATTCGGTACAGGAGTCACCAAATTTCCTCGTCGTATAAGTAATGCCTACGCTAAACAGACGGAAAAGGAAAAGACAGATAGACATTTTGATAGACTCATACAAAACAGTCCTATTAATGAAAGAATCATGGTTGATGAGGCTATGGAACAGCAGATATCCCAAGGGATGCAGCAGCCATTAGATCGTGAAAAATTTGCAGCGTCTTTTAGACGAGCTGTTTTAAGAGACGAAATAGCATCCAACATATCTAATTTTGCTAAATTGGTTGGACTTCCACAAGAAGATTTGTCTGTAGTATTACCAAGACAACTAGATTTTGGCTCTGGTTCTGGTCCTATAGGATCTCGTGGAGGTAGAGATGTTTTAGGTGGGGCTTTTACAACCATTAGTCCTTATGGTAGTCGTGGAGCAGAAGGCTGGGATCTTAGTGAGTTTGGTTATACTAAGCAGGACGAACAAGACCTATTCGGCTTAGAAAAACTGTTAGAAGAAAAGAAAAAAGAACGTGATAAAATACGCAAAACTCCAACACGTACTTTTGATGATGGTAGTTTTAGCTATGATTTGCAAGCCGCTGATAAGGCTAGCGATGAATATAATGCATTAAATAAACAGATATATGATATTAGAAAAAAAAGAGATACTGCTATTTCTGCGGCCAACAAAGCTAGAGAAGAAGAAGTTGCATCATCTGGTAGAGCCACATTAGGTTTTGGTACTAGATTTGGTAAGGCTCAGAACCCTGTATTTTATCACGAATTAACACATCAACTATTCAAAGGATTAAGAGCAAAATCTGCTGATAGTTTTGAAAAATACAAGCAAAGAGTAACAACATTATTTGAAACCGACAACGATGGTTTGGCAGATGCTTTTGATGCTCTAGGTGCCGGTTATAGTAGTGCTGATGTTGTTTATGGACGAGCATATAAGCTAGATTTATTAGGAGCTAGACAAAGAGAAGAAATTAGAAAAGATCCAGCAGGAGAAGATGTTAAAAATCTGTCATCTATTATTAAGTCTGGAAGTGCAGCTAAAAAAGCAACACAATTTCGCCCAATCAATCCAAGTTTCAATGAGGCTATGCTTAAGTTTTATAGCCAAGAGCATTTGGATAAGGTTGAAGATAATGGCAAAGAAGAATTCTTAACGACTCTTGTAGAAAAAATGCCGGTGTTGGACCAGCGTTTACAGGGCATATTGGACTCCACGATGACAGAATTGTTGGGTGGAGCAGGAATACAGAGACAACAATATTTTGATGGTGGTTGGGTAGAAAGAATGAAAACACAACCAGACGACATATTACGTCGAGAGCTGCAGATGTTGCATTCTGGCAGTTTTATGCTATCGGTAGGAGAACGAAAAGTTTTAGCAAGTACTTTTGCTGGTCTTGGCAAATATGAAGATATTGGAAAAAGAGAATTAGTAGCACGTATGCAGGCTATAAAAGATTATTTAGACGAAAGAGCTATTAACCAAAAAACAAAGTACGCAAAACGCAGAGGTCCTGGTCTACAAGCTACTGAAAAGTACAATGAACAAGAAATGTTGGATGCTGTTAACTACTATGCTGCTGGTAGTGGTCCTTTCACAAAGGCATTGGTTTCTGGCGCCAAAACGTTTAAGGAGCCCAGAGGAGAGACCTATAAAACAAAAGATATTAAAGATAGGCTATTAGCAGCTAGTCAATTTACAATCCCAAAGAAAACCTATAGTGGTTTAGGACGAAGTCAATTTAGAGAAATATTGAGCGATACAAATACCACTCCCAAAAAACTTGCCACCAAAACAGACGAGACTTTACGAGGTTTGGTTGGTCAGACTATAGATTTTCCGACATTTTTATCCGTTAGCGCACAAAAAGATCAAGCAGAAGCTTTCGTACAAAATCCTGGAGCATTATTAAGTATCGATGGTAGTAGTACAAGTCAAAAAACTATTGATGTTGTCAAAGCAAGAAGAAAAACACAAATTGATGACAGTGCGATTAAATCTAGCAGAAGATTAAAGGGCATAGAAAACATTAGCGAAAAAAAATTAGATATATACGAAGAAGAACAAGAGTTTATTGTTCCTCCTAATGTTGGTTTTAAAATCACCAAAGCCACAGGCACAGTTTACCAAGACCTTTCTGCTAAAGACTTAAAATCAAAATCTAAAAAAGCATTATCAGTATTTGATGATATCGATATGTTTTCTGATCCGGATATTGATGATTTTGACAAGACTAGGCTCGATATTAAAGTGAATATGTTGAGATCGGGAGGTATTGTTCAAAAGTTCATGGACGGTGGAGTTGCTCAACGTAAGCTTGGTTATATAGACTATGATGTGATAGCTAATCCGGCTAATGAAGCTGTTGTAGCTAAAGGTATGGAAGCTACTGGAGTTAGCGGTCCTAGATTATATACTGATAAATTAATTGAAATGGCAGTCAAAGCCAGAAAAGAGCAGAGCTTAAATAAGCTTCGAGCTATTTATGGTGTTGCCGGAGCAGGAAAAACCACTATGGCTCGTGGACAAGGTACCGACAAAGGAACTCTGCGAGAAACAACAAGATTTCCTATATTAAGTCCAGAGGATATTCATAGAGCCAATGAAATTATTCTATTAAGTAGTAGTGTATCGCAAGATAAGTTGGATACACTATTTGCTGATGTAGATAGAGCTTATACTCTTAGTAGTACCACATCTGAAGAAAAAGAAAGAATTAAAAGCCAAAGAGCAAGTCGAGACGCGACTGGAGTTGGTTTAGAGGGTCGTACTCCAGGATCAACTACTGGAGTTGCTAGGGATACTGTGGTAGGAGAAGCATTACTTGCTGATCGTTTAGGCGATAGGTCGGTTGTTCTAGGTCGTACGGAAAGTGGTAGACTAAGACGAAAAAGAGGGGACGAGCTTGTTGAAATAGTTAAAAAGCGCATAGGAATGACTTGGGGCGGTTTTGCTCCTATGACAGCAGGACATGAAAGCATATTAGATGCTGCTGCTGCTATGGGCATATCTCCAGAAGACTTTGTATTTTTAGTAGGTTCTAATGAAAGCATAAAGCTTGGTGATCCATCTTCCTATAGAACAGCAATATTTAATCAAGACGCAAGAGTATTATTAGCTAAAGCCGGAGCCGGAGCACGAGGAGCTACCGTAGTACCAAAAGCAGCAGATTTTGAGGTTCCTCTTGGTATAGATATTTCTGAACAAGAAGGCCGCAGAAAAGTGTTGTTGCCGGGCGAGGGCAGCACAGTTTTTGTTGCAGACAAAACAGAACAACAAACTGCAAAATATCGAGAAGCAGGATATAAGGTTAGTCATATAGAGCGCACGGGCGGAATTAGCGGCACTATGGTGAGAGATTTGATCATGAGCGGCAACATGGCCGAACTACAAAAGGTCTTAAGTCCAGGAGTTTATGACTTAATTTCTAATAATATTGGGCGAATTCAGAATAGAGCTAATGTTTTACCAGATATTATAGAGCAGGTAAAACAAAGTCAGGGAGTTAAATTAGCAGAAGTTGAGAGAGCCATTAAGGCTGTGGGTATTAGCAGAATAGACCCAAAGAAGATGGAAGATCCAGAGTATGCTGCTAAAGTGCAAGTTTTAGAAGAGTTAAGATCACAAAGAGATAAGATTAAAAGATCAGCAGCTTTTGAGCCATACAGATTATTAGATAAATTAGCAGCTTCACAACCAGAACAATACGCTCTTGATTTTAGTCAATCTCAGATAGCAACACCAGCGCCAGTACGTACAGTTAAAGACAGAGCCATGGCAGCAGTTGCAGCAGAAACCTCATCGTTGACATCGGTGTCTTCTGGGGATGCTGGTATCGGTACGGGACAATCCTTATTAGATAATTTGGCCACTAGACTTAAAGCACTAGGAGGAGAATCTGGTCTAAAAGCACTTCTCAAAGAAGTTGGAGAAGGTATTCCTTTGAATTTACAGAAACAATTACGCACAGACCAGATCAAACGGGGTGTTCTAGATACTGCTCGTGTTACTGGTCTTATTGAAAAAGCCGAAGAGAGACAGAGACAGAAAAAAGCTGAAAGAGAAGGCACAAGACATGTGGCTATGGCTGGACTACAGCCGTTAGATTATAGCTGGGACCCTGAATGGGAACTTGCTGATGGACGCAAATATATTGCTACTATTAGAGGATTTAAAAGCTCATATTTACAAGATATACAAAGATTTAGAGATAGACAAAAAGCAGCCGCACTAGAATTTGGTAAAGATACAACAGCTACCGAGGCACTAGATCTATTAGGACAAAACACAGTACAAGGACCATCACGACCTCTGGCTATAGATTTTGATGAGACGTTAGCATTTGGCACAAAAATGTTAGACTCATCAGGTCAAGAAGATATCAGCGCTTATTATGATGAAGCCAGAGTGCGAGAGGTTTTATCTAAAGCAACACCCACAAGATTAGCACAAAGATTATTAGAGATAGAGAAAGATCAACCTGGTACTGTCAGAGCATATACACGAGTATTAACCGCACGAGCAGAATCATTAAAGCATTTAGTAACAGAAACACTGAATCGGTTCGGATTACCATATACTGATAGCGATATTACTGGAGTAGGACAAAGGGGAGACAACGATAGAGCGATAGCTCGTAAAAAAGCCGATAATCTTAGCACAATAGAAAGATTTATTGACGATAATGAAAAGAACATCTCTGCTGCACAACAAAAAGGCATACAGTCTTACAGATACTCGGAACCTAAAGCTTTTGAGAATGCCTCCGACTATGAACCTTTTGGCGCTGGTAATATTGAGGGAGCTTTATTAGAACAAACTTTGGCTATGAAAATTGGTCGGCCTATAGATTTTGAAGCTCTTGAACAAAATCGTGCTTTAGATTTTCCTAATGGTCTTGGAGCTGCTGCGTCGTTGTTTGGGCTACCACCCAATATAGAAACAGAAGTTAAGCGCACACTAAATAAGGATAGTTTTACAAAAGCTCGTAGTGAATTCAACAGATACTTTAAAGAAAATCCCGATAAGTATAATGCTGGTGGGGTTGCAGGATTTGCCGACGGAGGAACTGTACCAGCATTAGTTAGTAACGGAGAAGCTTATGTTCCTCCAAAACTTGCTAAAAAAATAGGTTATGGCAAGCTAAACAGAATGAATCAAGCTGACCGTAATGGCATGGGTCGCTTCGCTGATGGGGGCATTAGCGTATTTAAAGGTCCAGGCAGTGGCACTAGCGATAGTATTCCAACCAGTTTACCAGTAGGAAGTTTCGTTATTAGAGCAAAGGCCACCAAGGCTTTGGGTCTTAATAGAGGAGGTAGCGTAGGAGTTACATCGCCTCAAAGATTTGAAATGGGCGGAGAAGTACTAACGGCCGCCGAAATGCAAAGACTAGAGTTGGACATGCGTAAAGTTTTTGAGTCTTTACCTGAACAATTACGAGACTCTATACGCAATTTAGACTTGCCGGATGTTGATACCAGCACATGGAATACCATAGATATTTCTTTAAGAAAAGTTTTCTTATCAGTAAATAGAAATGTTGATACTCTAGGTAAGGATGTTGTTGAGGCTATGAGAGCCATGACAACTGCTGGTCAAAATGCTTTGCAAAGTATCGATTTAGATAGAGTGCGCACTAGACAGTCGGAGATAGCTAGTGACAGAGGATATACTCAAGTAGATAAAGATAGGATGAAAGCAGATGTTTCCTTAGCTAAAGATGCTAGAGGAGCGGTATCAGATCGTAAAAGAAAAAATAGAGAACGACAGGAACAAGGAAAAGCTCCATTTCCGATGTTGGATTTGATGGAGATGATGAGATCATCTGTTGGTAGATCTCCAGACCCTATCAGTGTCACTGCCGCTACTCCAGTTCCAGAAGTACAGTCACCATCAAGAGATGCTGAATATTATCGTCAGCGCATGAATTATAGTGATGTGTCTGGAAATAAAAATACCCCTATTAGTGATAGAGGCATGGCATATGCTGGAGAATTGACTAAACAAGATGACTCTAAAGTTGATGCTCTAGTTAAACAAATGAGAGATATGTTTTCTTCTGCTATGGCTGGGATAGGACAAACTCCGAGCGCTGCTGGACAGAGTGAGAGCTGGGCAACATGGGATATTGGTAAACAATTATTCATGAATCAGAATCCAGATCAAAGTTCTGACAAGTACCAACTTGGTAATCCTATGCAAGATCCTAAGCTAGTACTACAAATGGTACAACGCATGGTGGGTTATGAGGTTAGTGGTGGTGGGCAAAGAGAAGGGAAAGCCAACAACATACCATCTTTTGAATTAGTAGAAATTGGCGCCAAAGCAATGGCTGAAAGTTTAGGTAAAAACCAAGCAGCTTTGGATGCGTTTTTGAGCTTAGTGAGCGGTATAACCGTAGACGATATTGTCGGACCAGCATCACCAGGAGCGCCAACGTCACCAACGCCACCAACAGCACCAATTCCACCCACTCCTCCGACTCCTCCATCTGGAGGCTCTCCACCTTCAGGTGGCGGAAGTCCTCCAGTTCCTCCGAGTAGTCCTCCTTCTGGCGACACTGAGGCTATGATTCAACGATATATGATGGAGCTTGAAACTGCTGCAAAAGCAACTAAGCTACAAACATATCAGACAGAAAGACTAGCCGGAGCTACTGCTTCTGAAGCTAAGGCACGAGCAGACGCAGCCGCTTTCGCAGCCTATCAAGCATTAGCTCAACAAAGACTAACAACAGCAACTACTGAAGAAGCTTCAGCAATCAATGAGGCTAGAAGTAGAATGGCTGCTACCAGAGGAGGAGCTACGGTTACTGCTCAAGAATTTACCCCAGTAGCGCAATCTTTGAGCAGAGGAGGAGCCCCGGCACCAGACACTACAGACTACAGAAAACTAGCTCAAGACAATATTCAAGCATTGCAAGAAATGAATACTAGCGCATTAGCTTGGGCTGGAGGATCAGTCCTTGCCATTAAGGGACTAAGTGGGTTGGTAGGATCTTCCACTGCTTTAGGTAGCGCACTAGATGGAGTTTCCAATAGTGTTGGCAATACCCAAGCATTATTTTTAGGATTTAATAAGGTTCTTCGATTTGCATCAGAGATAGGAGTATCCGAAGAAGCATCCAAGAAAATAGAGGACTTTTCTGCCAAATTAATAGATGCTGGTCGTATGGTAAATAATTGGGCAGCTAAATTACCGGATGGACTATTTAAAAATTTAGCATCCAAATTAGGGGGAGGTATAGATTTGGGTGGAGGTCAATTAGGTAAACTAGGAGCTAAATTACCACAAGTTATTAGCAGTGTTACATCATCGCTAACGGCTATTATGCCAACAGCTCAATTAGTTGTTGGTGGTCTCAATGCGGCAGCACAAGCGTTTATTGCTTATACTGATGCTATTCGAAATAATAAAGTAGAGAATGCTACCAAAGCTTTGGATACTAGTTTAAAAAATGCCAGCAGTGCTTTGGATCTATATAATAAAAATACAGTAGATAATGCTAATCAGCTATCAGTAATGAATGCTGAGATTGGTAGAGCAGCCGCAGCAGCTAAAACTTTAGCAGACATAGATAAAACCAATCAAAAATGGAGTACTACTAATCTTATTGGCGAAACACTAGCGATGGGTGGAGGAGGAGCAGAAAGCCGAGCCCAACGAGCAGAAATTTTGGACAAGAAAGGAACTATGGCATACGTTGGGTCACTATTAGATTTTACAGGAGGTACTCAACAAAGATATTCCCAAGAATTAGCTCCACAGCAAGCTATCAAATCTTCTGAACAGTTCGCCAAGGTTGCCACTCTTATTCAGCAGCAAAATCAAGCTAGATTTAAGGCTGGTGAAAGTTCATCAGATATTATGAATAGTCCTGAATGGGCACAACAAGCAGAAGTGATCGCAAGAGCTAATGCTGCTACAGAAGAAAGGCTACGATTAATAGATGCTGATATAAGCTTGTCTAAATCAGCTAGAGAAGCACGAAAGCAAGAATTGATACAATTCGCAGCAGCGGGAGCGGTAAGAAGTCAAGAAATTCAAGCCATTAGACAGGCAAATAATGACAGAGCCAATCAGGAGAGCGGAGCCCTCCTATACAGCTTAGAGCGAATGTTGAACAATATGGAACAGAGCATCAGTTCTGTAACATATTCATTAAGTAAGCTTGCCGATCAAACAGATTTACTTAGATCGTCTATGACGGGAGAGGCCAAAATAGGGTCTTCAAGAGTGGATGCTATTAATGTTTTACAAAATCCCAATGTATCTAGCGATGTAGAAAGAGCACAAGCATCTAAGACAGCTTCTCAGTTTTTTGGTGCTCAAGGGAAAGATATTGAGGGATTATTAAATTTTGGTCCTAAATTAGAAGAAACTATTTTGTCTTCCATCAATAGAACAGTTAAAGAAGATCCCAATGCTGGAAGCGGCAAAATCGAGGCTAGAATATCACAGAATTTGGAAAAAGAATTAGGCAAGCTAAATATTGATGCTGGACTTAGACAAGTTGTATCTAAACAAATGGCAGGATCCATCACTGACTCTAGAACAAAGGGTGATGATAAAACAGACTTTAAGACTCTTTTCAGTGAAACGGCAGCATTTGGAAAGATTGTTCAGTCAACTAAGAGAGCACAAGAAGCTGCTGTGAAAGCTTTAGAATTCTATCAGCAGTCAGTAAATAACTATGCTCAGTCAATGAATGAGATGGTTAGTTTACAAATATCGTCTAACGAAAAATTTAGAAGAGCATCAGATATTCGTGCTCGTGGAGAGTTAGATCTAGCTAAAACTTTAGGAAAGAGCGTTTCATTCGAAAAATCAAAACAAGTGGCACAAGCTGGAGTTATCAGTCAAGCAGGCACAGCTGACCCAACAGCAATCTTTAATAATATAGGTCGTTTGGAACAAGTTAGACAAAGTCAACAAGGAGCCTTAAACTCAGCAGTTCAAGGAGGACCACGTAATCAAAAAGATATAATAGCTTTCAATAGAGAGTTAGCTTCTACAACAATGGGACTTAGAGAAAACTATGCCGCACTCAAGGGATTAGCAGAGAGTACGGAAGTAGCGCAAGCTGCTATGACCAAAATTGGAGAATTAAAAGCTAAAAATGAAGCAGGTCTTAATATTCTAGAAAGATTCGTAACATCTTCTCCAAAAGATCAAGCTAAATTAAGTGGCGCTTTTGAACGTTTAGATCGTAATATGAATGGTCAAATTAATAATATGTGGGATTCTGCAAGAGTGCAAGAAGCATACAATGAAGCGCTACAAAGTGGCGCTAGTATGCAAGAAGCCCAAGATGCAGCAGATTCGGCAGCTGCACAAGATAGAGGGGATACTCTAGAAGCGTTCAGAATGTTGGCTCCTATGCTTGGAGAAAATCAAAACGAATTAAAAGCCAATATGCTTGAATCTATGATGAGAGAGTCTGGTACTGAAACCAGCCCAATGTTTAGTAAGGTTATCGAAGGACTCAGAAATCCCGAGCAAGATCCCCAGATGGCAGAAGCTATCAATCAATACAAACAGGCTATCGAATTGCAGTCTCAAGCTAATCGTTACTTAGCTATGTTAGACGGTAGATTAGCTATAGACATTGGACAGCAGTCTCAAGCAGCCTTTACTAACGCACTAAATGGTGTTGGTCAAGCTTTCGCTAATACCAATACAGCAGACATGGCTAAGGGTATTCAGCAATTAAACGATCATCTCAGAGGCGGAGTTACCAAAGTTACAAATGTTGGCGGAGGTGGAGCCCTGCCTTTTGCTAGAGGAGGTAAGGTTGAATACCGAGCTGTTGGTGGGTCTATCTTCCAACCAAAAGGAACTGATACAGTACCAGCTATGTTAACTCCGGGAGAATTCGTAGTCAATAAGAGAGCCGCTTCTGCTAACAAAGGAATTTTAACAGCTATTAATAATGGATACTCTAAAGGAGGTAGTGTCAAATATCTTGCTGAAGGCGGCTGGGTATCTGATATGTTAACTCCTGAAACCGATAGGTTCGGAGACGCTAAACCAGGGGAACTATATACCAAATGGGATGATTTTTCTAAGTTTGCCTCTGGCAATGATGTAAAAGCCAATATAGAAAAAATTAAAGCTAATAGTAAAGATATTTACTTTTATAAACCACACTCTTACCCAACATTCTCTGCTAGAGAAACTGAGAGTTCAGAATTGTTGTCTCAATTGAAATCTGGCATGGATGGAGATAATTCCTTTTTTGGTTTTCTTCCAGACTTTAGTATGAGTTTACTGAATACCGCAGGGAATATTATTGGAGCAACAGCACAAGGAGTTGGCACAGGGGCTGTGGGAGGCGCTGCTATGGCAGCTAATCCGGCTCAATTTGTATCTGCTACTGCTGCTGGTAATTTTTCACAAGGACAAAATACTGCCGGAGCTTTGTTGGGTAATGGTAAATTAGGAACAGCTGCGAGCTGGATATGGGAAGCTATGAAGTTTGTCCCAGGTTTAGGTGGAGTTGTTTCTGGTATAGACGCTTTTAAGAAATTAGTTTTTGATTATGATCTGATCGGTGGAGCACTAGAAGCCGTTAATGCTGTGTTCTCTCTAATACCATTTCCTGGAGCTGGCTTGCTTGGCAAGGGAATAAGTAAAGGATTGGGATGGATGATGAAAATTTTTGGAAAAGGTAGAGTAGCCACAATGGGTAAAACCTGGATACCTAAATTAATAGAAGCCACTGGCGCAACAAGACTAATGAATACAGTAAAAGGATGGCTAGGTCAGGGGCCTGCTAATTTAGTGGAAAAATTACTACCAGATGTTGTTAAGAAAAAGCTTGGTCTAAATTTAGCTGGGGCTGGTAAATCTGGCGCAACGTTGGCTAGAGAAGGCATTGAACAAATGTCTCCTGATGTTTTGGATGCCTATAAAGCATATAGAAAAGCAGGAATGGCGGCTGATGAAGCTTTGGCTAGAGCTAAAGGCAGACTGAATTATGTGGGATCATCAACTAGCGGTATGCAAGCTTCGGCAGCACAAGCAGCAGCTAGAAATGCTAGCGATGCTGGGCTTGCTGGTAGAGCTACAATTAATGATATGGCCGCTAGGGCTGTCACAGGATCAGCATACGGAGCCGGGGCTATGGGTACCGCCGCCGCTGGTACTGCATATATGCAGGGTCGAACACCCAGCGCAACCATGAGCGGGGCAGATAAACTGAAAAGTATCACAGAAGCTCTTGGATTCAAGATCCCAGATCAGTTCAGAAGTCCAGAGACAACATCAAAAATCTTTGATGAAAATTTAGATAATTTAGCTCTGTCGGAGGCACAGATGCAGTTATCTGCTGTTGAAATGTGGATCAAGGCTATAGATGAGGCTAATAAATGGTCAGAGACCAATAAGCCACCCAAAGCAAAGGCTTCGTATTCCAATGGTTCTTATAATTTTACATCTGAACCAGTAAATAAAAAAGAGTATATGTATGCCACTATTGGAGAAGCACTAAGTACAGATGCTATCATGGGTGATTTGAAACCCAATATAATTAAATTCTACAAGAGCGGTAATCCTACTTTATCTAATAGTCCAGACACCAATCAAATCAGCGCAGCTGCCGAGAGTTTCATCAAGTCACAAGGTCGAGATTTTGATCAGTTATTAAGTACAGATAACTATAATAGATTTCAAGACATTAACAGTATCAAAGACTATTTACAAGATTACTATGATAGTTTAAGAGAAATTAACACTGCAACCACGACACCAGAAAAATATAACTCCGCACACTGGAGTCCTGCTCAACCATCTAAACAAAAAGAAGGCAGAATCTCCTCTATCTTAGGGTCTTTGCAGGCCGGTACTAGATATAGCTATGATTTTAAGAAATCTGAATTAGCCAAAGTCAGTGATTTCCAATGGGGGTCATCCGCACCAGCACCCGCTAAGGATGGAGAAAAACCCGCAGAATCCAAAGATACTGGAGATGTATTAACCGTTTATGGTACCGAAATGAGGGCGATTTGGTCAAATATTAGAGATGCTGAAGATGAAACTATCAAAGAGGCCATAAAGAATAAAAATATATGGGATGGAAAAGCAGAGAACGCTTTTAGAATTTACAAACAGGGATCATCTCCTGATCAATATGATCCTCTACCATGGACAACCAATCCGTCTTTAATTACAGCTGGAATGAGACAATTAGCTCAACAGTCTACGGAAGATAATATAGCAAGTACTATAGGATTAAAAATGGGAACAGTGTCTCGTTTTGATAAAGTCATCGACCTGCCGAAAGCAAAAAGAGAACTACCAGTAAGCTTTAGCTACCAACCCTTCCAACAAATCCCACTATTAGATCCAGCGACTACAGATATTGATAGTGCTGTTAATCAATTTTTACCAGGAGCAACTTCAACAGAACCTAGTCCCACCCCTGTTCCTGGTGTGTTTATTAAATACAGAGCTACCGAAGCGGCAGACCCAACCCTCAGCCCATTCTCATCAATGGCTCCTGGGGCAGATAAGCTTATGCCTTATTATAGTAGTGTAGCTAATATGGAGAAAGCTGTCAACGATTGGGCATTAGGTAATTTTGATAGGGTGGCCGACTGGAGCTTGCTCGGAGTATCTCTTGCATCGGGATATTCGCCCATCAAGGCAGAAGCAGCAATGAAAAGCGCCGAGAGTATCAGAGGAGCCAGAACAAAAAGAAAGAGCAAAGAAGGATCTGTACCAGATAAAGAATCATCTATTAATAGTGCTACAGAATATTTATTTAAAAAAGATGCATTATTCTATAAGGATGATTTCTTATCGGCGGTGGAACCATCATATCCAGAAGCTGGAAATATTGCAGGAGCTAAAATACCTAACCTTGTTGATATTATGCAGAGACGTGCGGCTAGGCAAATAGCTGGCAATAAAGATGCGAAAAAGGCAGAGATATCAGCTAAGGCCAGTTTAGTTAATTTCAAGAGCGAAGAAGTTCCTTTATTAGGTGATATTGTTTGGCAAAAAATTAAAGAATCATCACTAGCTGCTGGACCAGCATTATCTAGTGCTGCTGATTGGCAAAATGCAGCAACTGCTGACGGTGTTCCACCACCAGCTAAAATTAGTGGTCAAGACGATTTAATGGCAGCTGTGGACTATATAGCTTGGATTCAGGCTAAGGTACTAAGACTAAGAGATAAGGCCACAGAACAAAATAATAGAGAGTCTGTTGAAAATCTAGGCTCTGAAGCTGAATTTGGTAAGTACATGAGTGCTGGAAGATTTTTAAGTCAACTAGCTTCTGATTCTGAAAGGCCAGTAACAGCTAGTACCACCATAGGACAAGCCAGTGAGAGACTGTACAGTAAATATATGAACGAGAATAAACTAGATAAATATATCAAAAAGTCTGCATTCAAGGACAAAGACTCTGGGAAAGATATAGAACAACAGTTCTGGGATGTTCCTAAAATTATCAATGAAGACAAAAGTTTTGTAGATTATATTCTTGGTTTTGCTAATCAGACTCGCACAGCTCAAAGATTCAGACAAGCTGTCACAGGCAACGGTAGGGCAGAGCTGGGTGGTGAGCAGAAAGCGCTACTGCAAGGACAATTCAAAGCTTTTGGTCAATCAAAGAGCGCTACTGCTATGATGGGATCTGGAGCTAAAGATGCTGCTCAAACAACGATGAAAGTAGCTAGTGCTGATGGTATAGAAGAAATTGCTATTCCAACAGAAATAGATAATGTTATTGATCAATTTTTAGATACTAGTAAGGTTTATGAACCACTATACAGAGAAACTTTAGGCAAAATACTTGAGACTAACGGTAGAACATACGCAGAAAAATGGACAAAAAGCGGAGACCCAGGCACTGCTGGATGGGCTTCTATATGGGGAGAGTATTCAGAGCAACTCACAGCTTTAACTGACTTTTTAGTTAATAGAGACAGATTATTAATGAGACCCATAGCAACCGAAGGGTCTTCTTTATATCCTCCAGCCGTCTTGCCATCTATCTCAGAAAGCTTATTGCCCACTTTACAATCTGTTGCTCAGGTTTCTGGCATTAAGCCCCCAGAAGATGTCACGGCCGAAACGCTATTGGGAGCTATTAATGATAGAGCATTGATGATGGAGCAGATCAAGAGATTTATGGCCTCGGTTTCTCCCACTGCCCCAGAGGACTACGAGAAACGCGATCAAATGAAGAAAATAGCCAAACAAGCGATGGATTTTTATGAAAACAATCTGTCCCCATCTTCGTTACCTAGAGTCTTTACTCAAGAGGGTAATGAGATATGGAATAAATTACGAGAAAATTATAAAGCTGCAAATGAAGCGTATATGGGTTTTGCTGCTGATGGTAGCGATGTCTCTGTAGGACTAGGATCTTTGGAGGATATTTATAACCCATCACAAATGCCATATGCACAAAATACATTATACGGTTTATATTATAGACTTAATAAACAAGCAGGTACTAATAATACAGTAGAGGCTCTTATGAATGAGAAGGCTGCTAAAGACAAGGCAGCAGCAGCAGGAGCAACACCAAAACCAGAAACACAAACCCAAGACGTACCAGCACAAGCGGCAGCCGCTGCTCCCAAAGAGCCGGAACCAGGAATACCTCCAGAACCAACCAGAGAAGAAGCAGAAAGAAAAGTACAGGCCAGAGCTAAGGGTGGTCTAATTTATAGAGCTGATGGAGGAGCAGCTCCTGTGAATTGGAGCCCAAGAGGCACTGATACTGTACCAGCCATGTTAACTCCTGGCGAATTTGTGATCAATAGAGGAGCTACACAGAAATACTTACCAATTTTAGAAGCTATTAATAATGGCAGTACAACAGCTGGTCAAATTGTTACATATGCTAATCGTGGTGGAGTAATTAAACCTAAATATTTCCAAGTGGGTGGAAGTGTTGAAGGAGCCTCAAGTGGTGTATCTACTTCATATAGTATGGGGTTTGATAGTGCCACATTGGCCGCTATTAAGCAATTTGATAGCAGTGTTCAATCTCTTGGAGATGCTTTATCCGGATTACAACTTGGCAACATCAAAATAGATGAGGCTGCATTAAGTGCATTGGGGGATTTTGCTACACGATTTGATCAGTTTACACAAAGCTTATTGAAACTCAATGTACCACCAGTTATTAGCATCACAGGACAACATGAGGTCAATGTGAATATTAATGGCACATCTGTATTTAATAATATGGAAGAGAAAATGAAGCAGCTTATTAGTCAAGAAGTGGATAAGGCTTTCACTCAGCTATCTAAGGAAACAGAAGGTAACATTACTATGAATTATAAGCCACCACAATCACCCATGGGTTAAATAAAAAGAGAGAACTATGAGTATCAAATTTTATGATTTAGTTGGCGAACTAGGTACGGTGTCACTAGACGGATCAGGCAATCCGATAGCTGTATCACTAATTCAAGATGGATTAGGCTTAACAGGCTATAGATTATTTCTAAATAATGTAGTAGACAACGACAGACTCTATCTTAAACTGCAACAAACAGCACAAAATGCTTTTGCTATTATTATTGGTAAATATGATGTTAATGAGTTTGGTTCAAGATCCATTATTGTTGAAAGAGTATTATCTAAATTTGGTACTTTAAGTTCTGGAGTTTATGTAGAAACTATTTCATTTAATGATATATCTATTAACCATAATGTTTCTGCCAATCAATTATTAGTTAAAAACAACTCTTTTGTTCCCGAGTCCCAGACCTCGGATTATGTTGTAGCATTAAGTGGTAATGTTACGGTTACTTTACCATTAGCAAATATTGATTCTGAAAATATCAAATATGGATTTTTATTATCCAGCAAATATAGTGGTAGCGATACTCTCATTATTAATGCATCTGGTAGTAATAATATAATAGTCAATAATAATAATGTTTCTAGTATCTCTATGACAGGCGTGGGTTCGTATATTGAACTCATGGCAACATCGGGAGGAAATTGGTATCGACTTTATTCTACAGAGTTGCTTGGGGGAGAATCTGCTAGTTCGGTAGTGGGTGGAGTATCAAAGAGCTTACAGTTTAATAATGCAGGGTCTATTTCTGGTGGCAAAGTTTTTTGGGATGACAATAGTAAAACATTATATTTTGGAGATACTAATAATGTTGTTAATGCTGATTTGGTAGTAAGTGCTTCTCAAAATAAAGCGTCTGGTATATATCCATTATATGTAAGATTAAATAATGGTAACTTCTTTGCTTTGACTAAAGACGGTAAAGTATCTATCAATACTCCTAGTTTGCCATTGTATGAATCATCTCCCAATTTCCATATGGTTGGTAGATGTGCCGTATTCGAAGGTAATTGTGGATCAGCTGGAGTAGCCTTGACCTTATTTAATAATCCGGATGTTGTGCCATTAGCTGGTAGTGTTGGTGGTTCATTTAATATGTCCGCCAGAAATAGTAATCGTAATGTAGTAAATTATGCTCAGGTACAGTCTAAGATTCTTAATCCCAATAAAGGAGTATCGAGCGGTCAATTCTTAGTGAACGTTGATGTGTCTGGCAGTCCATACAATGTGATGATGTTGGATCTTGCTAATTTGGTTATGGGTAATAATGATGTTGCCAAATCCATCGACTCTGCTGTAATAGGTAAAAATAATGATTTAACATCAATCTCTGGGGCTAAAGTCTTAGGAAATAACAATACAATAGATCGCGTTAACAACCTTTATGTTATTGGATCTGATAATAGTATAGATTTTATCAAAAATAGTGCTAGATATATTTTGTCTGAACCTAATATTAGTACATTGTCTGGTCTAGATTGGAACGATTTGGACGATCTACAGGCTGGAGACATCGTACAAGTTACCAACAATAATGTATTAAATGGCTATTATATAGCAAGAGAATTAGCCTGGACACCCATAGACGATAGTGTTGCTGTTGGCTATTTCGGCAATGCTAATTTCGTAATGGGTAGCGACAGCACCCTGTCTGGCAATAATCTTATAGCTATTGGTAGTAATAGTATTGCTAGTGGTAATAATTTATCTGTCTTTGGTAATTTCAATAATGTAAAAACTCAGTCTATATCTGATATTATACAAAATAATTTTCAACCCGATTACTCTACCGTAATTGGTAATGTGAATACGTTCGATGCTAGTGGCGTAGTTATACTAGGTAACCGCAATGCAGGCAGCGGTATTAGGGCCCTGATGCTCAATGGTTCTTTAAATACCATAGGTTCTGGCACTATAGACAGCGTAGTGATCGGAAACAACAATAATATTACAGTAGTTAGCGGATTAGTAATTGGTAATCGTAATTTTGGAATACAATCTTTATCTACTATCATTGGACTTAATAATACTGTTAATGGCGCTAATAACATTGTGGTAGGTTCGGACAGTACTGTTAGTGGCAATAACAATGTGCTTAGTGGAGATAGTTTAATATCTAGTGGTAGTTCATCTATTCTTTATGGGTTTAACCATGCGTCATCAGGACTGAATAATTTACTAGTAGGTTCAGATATTGTTGCAACAGGTAATAGGACTATTGGATTGGGGCAAAATCTCAACGTATCTGGTGATGATAATCTAATTGTCGGTATTAATAATAGAACAACAGGTTCGGGTAATGTAGTGCTTAGCTATAATACTGTAGCCTCAGGCACCCTGCTCAATACTACTGTTTATGGCGCCAATAATAGATTGGTAGATAATAGTAGTCATAGCTATACTAATATATTTGGACAAAATAATACCCTAGCCTCAGGAACATTACATAATTTAATTGTTGGTACCACTAATACAGTGACCAATAGATACAATTTTACGCTTACGCCTATAACATTTGCAATATCAGATAATGGTACAAAATTTACAAATATAGAAGCCGCTGCATTTATTAATAATTATAGAGCCGGAGATAGTATAGTATATTCTAGTGAAAATGTTGTTGTTGGTTCTGGAGTTATTCAATCTGTTTATATTCCTAATAATGGTCCTTCGGTACTAATTATAGAACCGGCTACGGCATTTAATACGACTCTAACCAGCGTATCTATATTATCAACTACTAAACAGCAAGAAATTATTGAGACATATGCGCGCCCAGTATCCGTTATCGGTAATGAAAATGAAGTTGTAGGGTTGTCTGGGGTAGTATTAGGACACAATAATGCTGTTAGTGGGTATAATAATACTATTATTGGTAGCGATAATATTTATGGCGGTAATAATGCTATTATTATAGGTCAGGGTTTTGCTGGTAGCGGATTTAATAATATTGTTAATGTAGGATTTAATAATGTGGGAGGATTGTCTGGTTCTGTTATAGTCGGACAAAATAATTTAGGTACCGGTTTTGAAAATAATTTCATAGGCCGTAATAATATTGCAGCTGGCGATTCTGATGTTGTAGGCAACAACAATAGATTGATAAATGGAGACGTATCAGCCTTAGGAAAAGATAACACAGTTACAGGAAAAGGTCAAAGAGCACTAGGTACCATCTCTGATATTTTTGATACCAACAACAGATTGGATTTTAGTGGGATAGGGTCACTACCAGTAGCTAGTGGTTATTATAGCGTCACTTATCAGTGTTTATTATTAGATAATGAATTCTCATGGCAATTTGGTCAGAGAGACCAGGTTTCTGTACAATTATACAATAACGGCATTTTGTTGCCTACATATGTTGGTATGATTACTAACAATCCTATTATTGTTAATGGATTTAGGGCTGTATTTTTAGACAACGTGATTAGAGATGGAGACAATGAAATATTAGCTAATCCCGTATCTATTAATGAATTCGTAGAAAACTATTTTCCCAACCAGATTCCTCCTTCTATTAGATTTAGTATACAACATAAAATAGATGGGGCTTCTTTAGTCGCTGGTAGTGGTAATTTAGTAATTGCTTCCCCGTATAGTACTGTGCTTGGCAATAAAAATCAAGTAGGTATCGACTGGAGTAATCCTACTCATGTAGTATCGTCCTCTGGCTTAGTAGTGGGTAATAATAATCAAATTTATCATCCTTTAAAGTTCACTAAAGATCAGAGAGGTAATATCACTAGCGTAGAGCCAGAATATCCAAATGCTACCGGATTATTTCAAGCAGCAATAGGTTTTGATCTACGTAATGCAGATCCCAACTCTATTAAACTAGGGTTTGATCAGAACACCATAAAGATTTTTGATCTGGGCGGTAAAAAAGATGGAAGTGTTGTTTCTGTAGTTGACCCTAATGTTACTCCTCCTCAGACTAGTACTGTAGATGCTGAAAGAATTGGAGACGGTCTTTTTGAAAGAGGTATTGTAATTAATGCTGATAATATTAGCAATTCATTCCATGTATTGAATAATAATAAAAACAAACAGTCCGTACTATCGGTACTATCCAAAGATGCTGGTTTTGTTGGTGTTAATAAAACAGTTCCTCAATTCTCTCTAGATGTTTCAGGAACTATCAACGCTAATAGAGTACAAACCGGCTCAGCATCTATCAATAATCTACAACTACAAAGCGGTGCCGCTCCAGGATACTTTTTATCATCATCAGATGGCATAGGCAATGCTGAGTGGGTAGCTGGTGTCAGGGTTGATGTTAGTGGCTTGCCAGGCACTCTTGTTTATTACAGCGGTACTCCGGCAACAGGAGGCAAGGTCCAGCCGATTAGCACCACAGCAGTAGTACAAAATCAAGAATGGTATTTAAACACTTATTTCTATGAGCCATCAGGATGTAATGTTAGTAGAAGTGGCTTAGTGTTTGATCAATATATGAATGTTGATAAATATGCCGTTATGACATTGGACGAACATCGACGCACAGTTATGGGTTATCCAGTAGAAGAGGTAGAGAAACTGATTGCTGCTAATCCTGGTAAAATTGACTATATCCAGAAATTAGTGGATTTGGCTAAAGCTAAAAAGTTTTCTGATGAAAGCCATTTTATTCCTCGTCAATATAATGCTTTATATTTTATCCCAGAATCAACTGCATACAGCACCCCATCGGCAGACATTGCTAATACTAGTAGCTCCATGGGTACTCATTTGGGTAAAGCAGGACAAGCGCAACAAGCAGTATTTGCTATCGGTCGCCGTAAAACAGACCTATCCCAACCTCTTAATCTAGAAAGAGGAGAGGATGTTGATCAGGACAATAAGCTGTTCCCAGGAGGATTATCTGCTCCACAAACTATTATTTCTACAATACCTAAAAAAGATCTAGCAGGACAAACTAGCTATCTCAGACCCAAGTATAAGTTTAATTATGATGAAATGACTTCGACTTACATGGCTCCATATAGCAGTGTAGACGACTCTCAACACCCGCAGTCTGCTTTATTTAATATGGTTAGACCCATGACGGGAACCACAGACACTACCGTTGAAGCTGGTGCTAGACCAAAAACATATCAAAGTTGGTGGTATTTTGATCCTGCAGATAATACCGGAGGTCAAGGATCTAGACCTCCAGAGTTTAGATATTCCACAATTCAAAGAGCAGTTCCGACAGCTTTTAATTTAGGAAGAGAAGAAATTGACTTTGTAATCTACGGCACCGGATCCAAGTATCCACAAGAACAAGTATCTAAATTCTTATTCGGGGATGTTAATCAATACATTACATGGAAGAAAACTGGTTTGGGTAGAGAGGATACAAACTTCCCATTCCTCACAACCGTACCAGCTTTTTATTTTAATGCTTCTCTAGGCGCGTTCATGTTACATACAGACAAGCCTGCCTGGATACCAACAAAAGTAGCAACAGATTGTGAACCGTGCGATCCTGTACAGAGTGGTATTAATTTTGCTGATCTTACAGTTAGAGGATGGATAGGAACCAGCGGTATTCGTATTGGCCAAGGATATCGCAGAGCATACACAACTAATAATCAAGGAGAGCTTGTAGAAGCAGTAGACGGTAAGGGTAAGCCGATTTTTGAACCTACAACTGGCATGGTACTAACATCGGATAGCTATGGGTTTGCTGTATGGACACCGCTTGGGGGAGCGGTAACAACCAATCAGGTATTAACTGCATCAACGGCAGGTGTTCTTTCAGATCAGAGTATAGTTTTAACTGAAGGATCTTTGGATCCTGTCAGTTCGGTGCCGAACATCGGACTAGAAAGCTTAGAGTCAGATAGTGCCCGATTGTTTAGGGATACAGTAGATGTGACTAATGAAACAACATTAGCAAATCCTGTATTAAGATTGCGTGGCGTTACTCGTAATAGTTTATTATTCGCCAAGAATCCTTTACCAAACAGAAGCGATGAGTTTACCAATAAGTTTAACGAGTCATCTCTGCCAACTAATCCTAACGAGATGAATATCGACGGAACAGAGAATTTATTCTACTATGGTTATACTAATGCCCTTGCAGGTCTTTTATCTTATAATTCAGAATCTCAAACAACAGAAATCCTAATCGACGGAGATGCTACAAGAAGATTTAATATTAATGATATTGTAAGAGTCTATTATAAATATATGACGGTAGTTCAAAATCAAAGCGTAGAAGTTTCTACTATTGAACGAGCTAGAGTCGTCGGTATATACACAGTCAGATTAACAGAAACTATCAATGGTAGATCATCTAGAACTAGCGTTGTATTAGACAAATCATTATCTAATGTTGCAGAGTCCACGTATTTGTTGGATTCAACAGCAGAACTACGTAGAGTAGCTGTTATTTCTCAAACTATAGGTGGTTATCTTACATTTAATTTCCCAGGCACAAATCCTGATATTGTTATAAGCAATAGAGAGCATATAGACACAGCTTTTAATAGTAATGGTAAATTTACTAATTTTGGTATATACGGCTCTCGTAGTGGTATGTTGACCCCAACTCTATTATATGGGGAAACGATTACTAATAGTATCCAGATTAAAGACAAAACACCATTTGTATATGGCTATGAAACTAGATCGATTGATAATGTATCAACGTCTTTAGAAAAAGACATCAATAGTAATTTATATTATCATTATAATTTAAATGGGTTATATATCCAGGGCACATACGATGAAGAATCAAGTACTCTCACAATGACTAGCGTTGATGATATTGTTACTGGAGACATTATTGAAATAGTTTATGATAATAATCAAGACACTAAAGCTTTAGTTAAAAATATTAATGATAAAACATTGACTATATCCTTTAAAGATATTAATTTGGGTATGCTAGAAAACAAAATAGGAAACATTGCTCGCAATAATAATGGCGGCATATTAAATAATAATTTTAAAGTAAGAGTAATAAAGAGACAGCTATCCAAGACTGCTAGTGTTGTGAATGGGTCAATGGTTATTAAGGCTGAGGATCAAGTTCCACTATATGCTGATTTTGCTGTTAGAGGATTAACATATACAGATGGATTAATGCTGGGGCATAACGACAACGGCAATAATCCTATTATTAAAGACCAGTCTATACTATACAGTAATCATGGCTTGGTATCCGGCAGTAATTTACGTTATGTTGATGTTACAGCTCTTAATACTCATCAAACATATAAAACCTTAGTTTTTAATGAAGAACAACCAAGAGTATTGTCTCTGGATAAATATAGAGACAAACCATTAGAGCCTGTTAGTTCTAACAATCCAGAGAAAATTGCTCCGGTATTTGCTCATTTCAGCATGTACGGATCTGTGTATGCCGAACATATGAGTGTTGACACATTGAATAAATTTAATACTATTGATGGTGGAGTAGTTAAGTTTAGAGGATCTTGTGCTAATTTTAATAATGTTTGTATAGAGTCTGACCTTCCACCACCTCCAGGTTAATCATAGGGTGTAAATATGCCATTTCCAAAAAACACTATCGTTCCAAAATTTGCTAATAGTAATAGAGATATTGTGGATACTAGTGTAGAAACAGAAATTCCTGACTATACTGCCAATATTAATGGTTTTGTTCCGTTTTCTAATCGCATTATCTTAAAAAGAGATGAAACTACTACTAATCATCCTTGTCCTGATGATCTTGCTGTTGGCGAATTAGTATTAAATGCAATTACAGGCAATTTATATACCAAATTAGTGTCTGGTCAGGTCGTTTATTATCCTGGCATACTAGTTTGTGTGGGCAAAGAGGGCGTGGGATCTAATACGTTTGGAACAGCTATCTCAGTCCCAGAAACATATGTCGAAGATACATTTACTGTATCTTTGTATGGAATAACTTTATCAACAGCTAAAGGCAATGAGATCAGATTCAATCCAGTGTCCGATATTACGCAGGGGTTCCCGTCCTCATTTTCTCTATTGTATTCAAGTGATAATACTTCCTATTTTGAAATAGGTCGAATCACAGTAGTAGGAGATTATATCAATGCTAATTTTGAATTTGTGTATAAAGATAATGAGAACGCTAAACCCTTAAAAGGACAGTTTAAAATTGGTCTATATGATAATAAATCTTTGGGTTTCCTCAAAATAGAAGCTATTTAAAATATGCTAAATACACACCAAATTACTAAAAAGAGACTTATAACAACGTACAAGGGGGCTGAGCCCTTCAGATTAACAGCAGATTATGTACGTGAAGATAATGTTGATATAGCCAATCAGGATTTCTCGCTTTTTGCAGAGAATGACCTTGTTTTATTGGAAGGACAAGATAATCCAAATGAAAATGGCTTATATTTATTCACTGATGGCGCTCTGACCACATACTATCCAGAGTTCTTTGAGAAAATAGATAAAATTTATGCTATAGATGAAAAAGAAGGAATATCTTCCTATGTTGGCTTTTTTGGAGTAGGAGACCCCCTTAATCAACTGCACCATATACATCCTGGCCAGGGTTTAATTATTATCACCAAACTAGATGCCATATTACCATTTGATTGGTATACTTATGAAACCAATATTTTACCAGCTATTAATATAGATCATAATATTACAAAAAGTAATTTTGCTAATTTATTGTTTTCTGCTAGCGACGGCATGGATGATGAGTATACGGTAGACTTAAGATTTCATGACTATAGACCAGTAGTATTAACGTCTAGAATTTCCGGATCTTCAGACCAGCAACAATATTTATTGAGAGTTGATTTAGTAAGTTGTCCTGATCCTGAATATATTAATGTTGTTAATAAAGTAGTATTAGATAGACATGAATTATCATTGAGTGGCAGTCCATCCAAGTTTGTAGTTAGTCCAGAAGTACTATCAAATAAATTCAGGGGATCCTTAAGACCCAATGATGTTGTATGGGTAACGAATAAAGATTTCGGAGTAGAAGGCTTGTATTTATATGATGGATATACTGATTTTCATAAACTATCCAATTCAGACTATATTATTAGAACTAAAAAATATATTATAGAAGAATCTCAAAAAATTATTAATAGTATTCCAGAAGACTTTTATGTTAATTATATTTTAAATATCGGATATCCAGGACATTATGATGTTTATCTGGTGTTGGAAAATGCGTCATCTGGAACTATAGTATCTGAAGACCATTATTGTTTTCATGTAAAGCAAATTACTAATCTACCAACGCCAACTCCAACAGTGACTCCTACACTACCTATTCACTCAGTATCCTTTGATGATGGTAGTTATCTCAAAGTTGATAATTGCGAAAGTTGCGCCAAGATTTTTGTGGGAGCATCCGCTTTTGGTTTGCTCTCTGACGCCAACTACTATTATCAGTTTGAAGTATTTACTAAAGGAGAATCTTTGCCTCGTGATCTAGATACCGATACTGGCACATCGTTTGAGCCACGAGAAGGATTCTTATCAACGGGATTATCTTCTGAAAAATTTGGAACTTATGTGACTACAGCAGACAAAACTCGCACAATTATTTCTGTAAAGCTAACTAATCTTGATACTGGAGTATCGGCTACGTCATATTTAACATTAGCAGTATGTGATGAGAATTACTGTGCTCCAGAAGTTACTCCTACGGTAACTCCCACAACCACTAGAGTTCAATACGCTCCCAGACCCACTCCAACACCAAAAGTCGGATCATAATTATGAGCACAACAGCACAACAAAGACTTGATCTATTATTTAGCCCTGCTAATAATATAGATAGAACATCAGTTGGGACTGTATTGCCTAGACATCCTTCTGTTGGTATTAATGTAGGCATTAAAGCACTTAATAGTTCGGTGAATATACAACCATCTAATATATTTTATTCTAATGGTCAAAAACCATATTTAGTATATTCGGACAAAGTAGTTGATATAGATAGCAATAGACTACCATTGATCACCAAAGAATGGTATAAAACATTAGTGCTTCTGTACAAAGATATGATTACAACCTATGTTAGGAATCTTATAAAAACAAGACAATCGCTCCCTACATCATTTGATATTATACACTCGCAGTTTAGAGCCAAAATTAACAATCTGGATCCTTTATTAATTCCATCAATAGCTCTTAATACTCTAAATTTGACAGAAGGTGTTGATGTTATCCTAACTCCAAGACCTAGCTTATCTGCTCGTGAAAGAATAGATTCTATCCTTAAATTAGGACAAGTTAGTCCAGAAGGAGGGTCTTTGATTGCAGAAACCTCTGGAGGAGTAGGCTTAAGAGTAGACTCGATTCAATTTCATTCTAAGAATGTTACGTTTTTAGACATATTGACTCAAGAATATTTGCCCCTGCAACATCCAACATTGGGTAGGATATCATCAGGTACTTTAACCGATGTCCTAACATTATTTATAAATGCCTTACATAACAGTATCAGATCTATGGATGTTATATATGATAATGATGTTTATCAGTGGATGTTAAACTATTCCAGAAGTCGTGGTATATCAAATATTTCTCCGGAGGCAAATTTAAAATGGATGGAGCCGAAAGAATTAGGTAAACTTCCTGTTAGATTAGGAGAAATAAAGGTAGATTTAAATTATGACTTTTTGAAGAGCCGAACTACATCGACGTTGACCTCATCTGTGTCCACAGGACAAAGTTTACAAAACAATACTGTGAGAGGTATAGATTCTACTGGTGCTATTTATATTACAAACTTAGCTTACGCGGAAAATCAACCTCAAACTAACGAATTTACAAATATATCTGGTTTAAACGCTATAAATATCAGGCCAGATAATTTTCGTGGACTAGGAGGTAGTGGACAAAGGGCTTTAATCAAAACTATCATTATTTATAGAGGATCTAGACAGGCAGCTGGCAATATTCCATTTATTACTGGATTGCAATCTGGGGCTGTGAGAACAGCCGGCCGCAACATTTCTTTCGGCGGGAGTGGTGTCCATTCTAATTGGAAAAATGGTAATGATAATGCTTGTTATTTAAATATAGCTAGATTAGAGACAAATCCTACTAAATACATGTTCTACATTGATTTTTTCATTAATGCTAGCCAAGAATATGTATACAACGGATGGGGCTTTAAGGGTATCCAGAGAGAGACCGTAGATTTTGTTCCTTTTGAGCCAATCAGATTATCTAACTTTGGCACCCATAAACTTATCGATCCCTCAACTAATAAGTGGACAGACATTAATCTAGATAGACTAACACTATATTTGCATTATATTACTCCTAGACTATTACGTCAGTCTGGAGCAAATCTCATTAGCTACACTCCTGAGACAGCAGAAAATTATATGCACACGATGGTGTTGTCGGACCAGCCATTGGGTTTAGGGTCTATAGCGGGAGTTACCAAAGTTAATGATTTGTCTAAGCCGAGAACGGTAGGTTTTGTCGTAGGTGCAGAAACAGCCACTATTTATGGATGCAATCCTTTCAGCGAAAAATCTTTTGCTACACAACCGCAATTAAATTCTATAGCCAGATTTTTAGGTGCAGAAACTGGTTCTCAAGTGGAATTAATGATCTATCCTGTTGGTCTCGCCAATAGTGTACCTGCTAATTTTGGCTTCAGATTATATCCATCAGACCCTCCGTCTCCAGCAGCAAATGATTTGATGGTCTATGTGCATATGAAAAAATATGTACCAGCTAGAAATGTAGTTATTTATACTACTTCACAACCGACACCAACTCCTACATCCACAACGCCTAGAAGAATAGTTCCTGTTAATCCTCCATCATCTACTACTGGCAGAGATCCTACACCTACTCGAACTCCTACACAGACTAATTTACCAGTTTTAACTCCTCTAGTATCTAATCCTTTTGGTAATATGCCAGCCAAATCAAGTAGCAGATTTTCTACTAGAAGAAATACTGTTAGATTTGATATTTCTGTTGGACCATTACCCCTGGGCACTTCTTATCCGTATACTTCATATTTTTATGATTTACAACCAGGAGAAAGTGATTATAATGGATATAGTGTTATCAAAAATAATACTGCTATATACCATCCTTTCGCAGATAGATTAACAAGGGTATCGACCGTGTCTACAAGCGGTAGAGTGATTCTATCTCGAATGACAGAAAATGGACAGACCTACTACAGAGCATCTTTAAATATTTCCTATAGCAATACCGGAATAGAGCCTTCAGCTACTAATCCAGTCAGTTTTAAACTTCTGCTATACAGGGCTGTAACGCAGCAGCTATCTACGGGCTCACAAATCGTAGTGGATAGCAGAACTCCTATTGCAATAGGCGAAGCAACTATTGTTCCTGAAGGTGTCGATCTTAATAGTATTCCTCCCACCCCAACTCGTCCTAATGATCCTATATATGTTAATATAACAGTAACTGAACCAGATAGTAAATATAGAAATATTCAAGCTGTTAGATCTGGTTTCTTTACAGAGAATAAATCTCTTAGTTTCTTATCCAGTAATATTCCTTATCTCAATAGTATCGCTAGATATTTGGGTGCTGAAACCGGAGACTCTGTAAGATTAATGATTCGTAGTAGTTCATTGTCTCCGTATATTATGGAAAGTATATCTCAGTCCCAAACTATCAATAAAGTAACAGCCCAAGCTACTTCTTTATATGGAGCTGAGCTTTTTTCTGTATCTATTAGTACAGAGGCTCAAGCCATAGCTCCTACACCCACCCCGACACCAACTATTACTCCATCTATTACTGCTACTAGCACTCAAACGCCAACCTCTACATATTCCCCCACTCCAACTACGACTATTACTCTAACAGGCACTGCAACCAGTACTCCTACTCAGACTCCCACCAGTACTCCTACTCCAACGAATACCCAGACTCCGACATCTACTGTTTCGTTGACTCCTACAAATACATCTACCCCCACCCCTACAATTACTCCTACTAATAGTCCATTTTATGAGGCAACGCAAACTCCTACTCCTACTAATACATCTACTATAACTGTGACTCCTACGACAACGCCTACTCAAACACCTAGCACATCTCCTACCAATACTCCGACACCATCGTTATCTGTTAGTCCTTCTCCGACAGTCACGCAAACTCCTACCAATACTCCCACAGCATCCATAACAAGAACACCAACACCAACATCGACAATTACAGTTACTCCCACTAATACCTCAACTGTTACCCCAACAGCTACTCCGACATTAACACTCACATCGACCTTAACAAGTACTCCCACATCTTCCCAAACACCAACAGCCACAACCACAGTATCTCTAAGTGTTTCATCAACAGTCACTCCTACTCCAACGACCACTATTACTGAAACTCCTTTATTGGCTATTTCCCCAACACCCACACAAACACCTACATCTACAATAACAACTACTCCAACAACCACGCCTACTCTAACTGAGAGCCCAACACCCACAGCTACTCCTTCTCAAACACAAACGCTAACAAGCACACCAACCAATACCGTCACACCAACGCCGACTATTACTGATAGTCCTACCCCCACACCAACCAATACCCTAACTGCTACAGTTACTCCCACAGTCACTAGAACGGCTACAGCAACTCCATCTATAACGCCAAGTCATTCACCCACACCGTCTACTAGTGCATCAAATATTGATACTGCTGTTCAGTGGGGTGTTGATTCATCAGCAGACATTATTGTTAATATTAATGCCAACAAGTCGTGTCAGTGCGACAATACAGGAATATAATTATGTCTATACTAAATAATGTAGATTATTATTTAAACTATAATAAAATTGACGAATACCAAAACATACTCAAAGATGCTGAAACACCACTATATGAATATACAGCCAATGATGTTTTACCAATTTCTTTATATCCCACATATTTAAATTCATCAAATAAATCGATTTTAGACAGCTCTTTGATCGATAATATTCGAAATAATTATAGTGAACAGTTTTTGGATATTGTTTTTCCAGAAATTACAGATATTGATGGTTCTATAGTTATAGGATTTAATTTTCTGATGCATTATACGGACTTTGGTGGGTTAGCTTCTCAAGATACGGGCGATCTTTCGTCATCTTTACAGTCCTTATGTGCAGACAATAGTTATGTTTTTGGATGTTTTCCTTTTATGCCCAATATGAAACTACAATATCAATCATCGGATAATGGAGAATTTTTTGATTTACCGGGAGGAGAATTGGTTACACCAGCCACTGTGGCCAGAGGAATCAATTCAGTCATAGGACTAAATAGAGAAAATTATTCTCAGTATATTAATGATGTAGTTGGAGAAGATATTTCACTCATGTTATTGAATAATCAAGAACTGCAAATTCCCAGCCTACCAGTATCAAATATGATTTTGGGTAAAAAAAAGAATATTATAGTATACCCGGACCCCTTGTCAATTTATACTCAATCCTATAATAATACAACATCCAAAGTAGTAGTATACGATCCTAATACGGCTCTGTCTCTCAAGAGAATATCTAATACTAATTTAAAGAGTATCAATAATATCATTATTAATATTTCAGAATATTTACGTGTAAAAACTCTAAGATTAAAAATTTCTGGTTATTATGGTTTTCAATGCAATATTGGTAGTTTTTATGTTCAAAATATAGCCTATGATCCTATAGTATACCAAACTTCCACTGGATATATTCAAACCAGAATACAAAAATTACAGGATATTAATATTTTTACCAAACAAGAAGATTCTACGATGCTAGGCTTGTCGGACAGCAAGGTCGCAGTAGCTGCTGAATTATCATGGGTAGGTCCGGATGTTGCCAGTGACAATGATCGTTTAGCTTATGTTGTTGAGCCTGTAGTATCTAAGGGAATAGATTATAGCGAAATAGTTATACGAGGTTCTAATAATGAGAATCCTCTTACCGATACTGTTGACATAGACGGTGTGGCTACATCGCTACTATATATAGCAGATGAAAATGCTATTACCGACGATCCTTCTGTGAGAATACTTTATATTCATAATATTATCGTAGATAAGTCTTACTTTATTGCTAATAACCTACCCACTCTGAGTTTTAATATAAAAGTATATAGCTTAAATTCTTTAAGGCCCGAATATATAAAAACTATTAATTTTTCTATAGATAATTATGATGAGGCGGTGTCAGTTTATACCGTACCAGATGCTGTACATATTTCTGAGACATATAGCGATGCTGAAAAAGAGCAAATTAAAACTTTATTAAATGGTTATATTAATCCTTTAACAAATTCTGAATTTAAAGCTGAGGACTTTGACTCTGAAAATTTATCTAGATTGCCTATTTGGATAACTAGTCAAATTTATGAATTTCCATCTTTGGATCCTGTGGCGCGAGATATTACCCTAGATTTGCCTAAAAATACCAATGAAGGACAAACAATATCTTTAATACCCACGACCAATTTATGTTTGATAGGACTAGATAGTAGTCAATATTTTGACTCTGAAACATTAACTTTTTTACTAGAGAATAGTGACGATAGTGTAAATACATTACAGGATAATACTGTTTATTGGTTTGTATTAAGGGCTGCGGAATCATCGGACTATCTGACCACATTATTTCTGCATAAAATTATAGTACAACAAAATAACGACTAGGTTTATTTATGTCATTAAGATTAATATTATCATTAACAGCTACTGAAATCAATGATCCTAATATTCCATTAGAAAAAAGGATTAATGGCGTTCTGTTGGACAAGATAACCAGGCCTAAGACTGGGTCCTTGACCTGGCGATTTGCTAGAGATAGAAGTAGTGATATTGCAATCAGTCAAGGACAGAAAGATAGAATATGGTATGTTCCACGCCCACAATTCGATAAGGATTATAAAAATTTATTACTTTATGACGAGAGTTACCCAGGATCACTGGATACAGACTTTAGAGATTTGATAAAGTTAGATTATTTTTATACTATTCGTTCAAATCCGATAATATATAGAAGTATCGATTTATCGACAGCTTCCACGCAATATGGTAAAGATTTTGCTATTATCGTTACTACTTCGAAAGAACTTACGTACAGCCCGTTTTCAGGAGGACTGCTCACTAATTTACTTTATGCGCAGAGAGACCCTCCTGATTCTTACAATATTCTATCATATAAGCGTTTCAAATCCGAACAATTTACATCAGCTAACTTGTATCGTGGTTTGACAAATAGCTGGTACAATCCTAGCTTGCAGTCAAGCGGTGACTATTCTATGTTTGGTTTTGATGATCCAAGCCGAGTTACTCCTTTTGATCTAAAGGCTTGTTATAGCGCACAGACCACCACCAGAAGAAGATTGTCTTTACACGCTCAGCATGTAGGAGTAGTGGATTCTCCTATTGCTAATGAACTCATATCCTATGATAGTTATCGTGGTCGGTCATATGTCAGAATAGATATTATACCTAGTATTTTCCCGTTTTTTGCATCTTTGAACTCTCTGGCAAAAGCCTATTTGAGAACGTGGCTCAATAAAATTATGGCAACTCATACATCCACTGTGGCTCAGAAGATCACCCCCGATACAAAATTAGTATTAGTCATTAAAAGACATTCATATCTCGATAGTTCTTTTTATGTTCCAAATACCAGCGATTTGCCCCTCCCCACAACACCACTACGCATACAGGAACTGAGTAAACCTAGCGACATTGCCGTGTATGGAAGCCGGCCAATAATAAACTATTATGGTTACGAATTATATAACTCTCCATTCAATATTACTGAGAATCAAAAACAAATGTCTTTAATAGATTCTCGGACTAATAATTGTATTGACCTTTCTATATTTGCCTTTGAAGATAGTGGTCCGTACACAGTACCTAGTATACCGATCTCTTCGTCTGTTCCTGTTACTAGAGTGGCCAACGCAACCCCTACCCCAACTCCCACGACCACAACTACCCCAACACGTACTCCTAATCCTACAAATACTAGAACAGCAACTCCTACTCCCACTAGTACCTTGCCTCCTAGCCCCACGCCTACCCGAACTCCAACTCAAACTCGAACACCAACAGCCACAGCAACGCCCACTGTCACGCCCACCAGAACTAGAATTCCTCCGTCTCCAACTCCTTCTCCGTCGCCCAGCGCTATTCCTAGTCAACTTCCTGTTTTTAGTGTGCCTGGGCTAGCATCTAATAGTAGTGAGACACAGACTCTGTTTCAGACCAGAAGAACCTCGTCTACAAGTTACTATTTTGGTAATAGTTTGTATAACTATTTATATTCTGACAATTGGGCTTTTCCTATTACTGATTCAAAGATATCTAATACGTCATTTATTGATCCATCATTGCCCACCACCAAGAAAAGATACAGTATGTCTTTTACTGTAACGGTTATGCCTAATAATGAACGATTTGATAGATCTTTAACTATGCTAGGAGGGTCCGGGCCGAGTGCAAGATTCTATAAAGAGTCAGTTGTGCGTGCGCGTAATGATAGTGTCAACGATGTTTTTGAAACAACAGAAACTGGTGGAGTATCAGCAAAATTTCATTTGTATGGAGGATGGATAGGGATTTATAGAACCATAACCGGATATCCTGGCAGGTTTGCATCTTTTCCCAATCCCAATATAACCAGCTCTCCTGAGGCAATAGTAAGACAAGGATTTAATAATGTAGACTATAGATCACGAGCAGATTGGTATGCTATAGCAATAGCATTAGGAGCGAAAATTGGCGAAGTAGTATCTCTAGATATTGAATACGTACCATTCGATGTAGCAGCTTTTTATAGATCAGCAGCAGGAACAGTATTAAAAGATCCAGTTTATCCACATGTACAATTTAACAAATATATACTAAAAGTTACCATGTACAAGGGAGGAGTAATTCCGCCATCAGGCTCAACTGCTCGTCCACAGAATACTTTGGAATATTACAACAATAATAGAATATATATTCCTACAGTAATCGATGAGTTTGGCAATAATACGTATTTGCCCAATATTAAGCTAGAAGCTCCTAGCACTGTTGTGCCGGAAGACCCGTTATTTAGTGCAGAAAAAAATCAAGCGGTTATTCACTACAAACCATCTACAGATTACTCGATATCATACAAGAATGTTTCTCCATCATCAGCCTTATATGGCGACCGCAATACTATCATTGTATTTAACAAATCTGGTAATATTAGCGTAAGGTATTCTATAGGCTCTAATACTACAACAATATATTCTCAAACATTTAATGTTGCTCAGTATAAGCCTTATGTATCCAATAAGGATGCTAGGCTGTATTTTGCTTCATCTCCCACCATAGATATGATGGGCTCCGACAGTTTGCAGAACACCAGTCCCGAGTTCGCCAAGTGGGCCAGAATATTGGATGAAGAGTATAGGTTAATCGGAGGTAGGGATCAAATGCAAATTGTAGCTGGAGGCAGTTTATCCGGTTTGATATTGGAATATGGGCGTTTTATTAACTTAAATCAGAGATTACCAGATACTTATGTTAGCACCATAGAAGAATTATTAACCAAATGGAGACCCCCAGATAACAGTACTCTGAATATTGCTCTGTACGCTGATAGTCGAAGTAAGGTGTTGATGCCTGGCCAAGGAATGGCCTCTAATACTGGTAAGAATACTGTGATTAGTGGTAAATTGAACAATAAGGATATTAGTACCAATAATACTATTCCCATAACCTTTACAATTAGAAAACTTAAGTCTGTCGGCAAAAAAAGAGTTACTCTAGTCTCTACAGCGTTGAAACTATTAAGTAGCGACGGCGTCCAAGACAAATACTCACTATCTTATGTTTATACTCCCGACTATCAACTTAAATTTGTTATAGACGCATTAGACATGAATAGCAAGCCCGTACCCGCCCAAATCAAACTATTGCCCAATAATCGATATAAAGTTCTAGAAACCAAACAAGTATCTTCTTCTTCAGTAGAATATACTATAGCTATAGACCCCCAAAAATATACACTTCCTCCACAATCATCGGTTATTCCAGTTTCTCAGTCTTCTAAAAATAGCACCTCTATTCCTCTTATTCCATTAGCCAAAGGCTCTTTAATTATAAGCTATGAAATAGACTATGACAACTCTGTGAGTACTTTAGATACTATTCGTCCACAGATAGTTATAGACTGGACAGCGACTCCTAAACCCACTAAATTAACAATTCAGCCAATATCTAATATTGTTGCTAAACGCAGTAATCAAGACAATATTTTTATTCCTGTAATGTTTGATAGTAATATAACTGGAACCGTTATATCTGTAAGTCCTAATAATAGTAATATAAGTATACAAAATAATAATACCATTACTATTGATAAAAAATATTTTCAAACCCTAACAAAACCCACAACACTAACTGTTGATGTCTCCGTTCCAGCAACACAATTTGAACAAGCTGCTAAAGCATCAACAAAATTTACAATATCGCCACCATCTCCCAGAGCATTAACATCATCCAAAACTACTGATAAGTCTAGAATGTTTTATATAACATCTGGTAAAGAGCACTTTTTTGGTATTGATGGTAATGGTAAATTATATGGTTGGGGCAAGAAAAATCATCCCAATTTATGGACAACTGACGCAAGAAATACTTTTGGTCCTATCAGAAGATCCAGTGATCCTGTCGCCAATCTTGTGCCTTACCACAATAAAGTTGAAATTAAACATCCGTTAGGCTCTCAGTGGATCAAGGTAGAAACATATGGGTTTAATGTATTTGCTATAGATATTGATAATAGATTATATGCTTGGGGTGCTAATGTAAATGGGGCTTTGGGTATTGGTAGCGTCAACGCAACCTCTGTACCAACTTTAGTGGCAGGTAATTTATTATGGAAAGATATAGCTTGTGGATATGACCATGCTGTAGGAATTACAACTAGCGGAGATTTATATGGTTGGGGAGATGGTACTTATGGTGCCAATGGTTTGTTTAATAATAATGTTCCGTATTCTTCCAATGTTCCCGTGTTAATCTCTAGTGCTTCCGACGGTATTGTTCAGTCTGGCGCTTTTGGTATTCAGCCAGCCAAAGCTAATCAATCAAATATTTTAAACAATCAAACATTTAATGTTATTGCTTCAGACTTGACTACCAGAGTAGCATCAGTCACCATCCCATCCCAGGGGCCATGGTCATTTGTTACTTGTAGCGGTCGTGCTACATGGGCTGTTCGATCTATTAAAGCCAATAATGAGTCATCTAATGTAGAAGATATTGTTTTACAAGCAGACAAAGATGGGGTGGTTTATTCTTTTGGTGACTTATCATACAAGGGCGCAGGGAATCAGATTAGAGGTCTAAGTAGATATACTTTCCCTGTTAGGGTAGGAGTATGGAAACCCCATATACTCATTTATCAAGTATTGCCTAGATTATCTACTCCCAAATTAGACTATCTAACTGCTAATAATATTAGTTCTAGCGGATCTCATGTACTAGCCCTTAAGAGTGACGGTTCCTTATGGTCTTGGGGTCTCAATAGCTTCAACCAATGCTTGCACAGCACATACTGCGCAAGATGTAATGCCTTGGATAAAATTGATATTCCAGACCCCACTCTGGCATTGGACTTGGCACAAACTAAATTTAGAAATAATGATGCTCAATTTATCGCTGCTCCTAACAAAACTTTATTAATTGCTAATAATCGTAATCTTATTATAGCAGGAGATAATACTCAAGGACAATTGGATATTGTAAGCGATTTACCTCCTGCCATAACTCCATTCCGTAATGTGGGCGGTAAATATGCTGTTGTTACTTTGAACGAAACCTCAGGCTTTGCAGAAATAGATACCGCGCCCTAATATTATGTAGGGTGTATATGTATATATTCCTTCACAAATTTATATGGACCACTTTATGTCATTAGAAGAAATTATCTCAACAAGTGTACAAATTGTAGAATATAGTGGTGAGGATAGACCACTTAAATTTGCTTATATTCTGGATTCGTCGTCCACACCTTATGGATTAGACCAGTTTATTATTAAAGGTTTAGGAATATCATTATCTAACAATAATATTAAAATTAAAAGTGGTACGAAAACATATTCTAAAGCCCCCGACGTTGTTATTTCGGGTGGAGGAGGCATGGGGGCAACAGCAGGTGTCATACTAAATACCGATCAAACTATAAAGGCTATAGAAATTACCAAGGGAGGCGCAGGATACACTTCTGCACCATCAATTAGCTTGTCCGGAGGCACTGTAGACAAGGATGGTACAGATACTACTATTGAGGTGTTGGTCGAAAAGCCCGATACTCAATTAGATCCCCCAAAAGTTTTAGACAGCAATTTATATGTCTGGATTCATGGAAAAGGAGCATATTTAACACAAGAAACTAATTGGATCTTTTTAGAAGATTTAACTAATTTATATACTAAAATTGATAAAATTTATACTACTACAGATAATGGGGCTTATTTGACTAATAGTCACGATAAAATTAATGATAAGCTTAATCAAATTAGAAGCCTAGAGCGAGGAAATGGCTATATTGTGGTGGCTAAAACTGATCAAACATTACCTTTTGTGTGGTATAATAGTACTGTTGGTATACCATCTCAAAAAATAGAAAGAATAGTGTTTGATATTGAACAGTGTTATGATATTAATAAACAAAGCGTAGATTTTATAGACGCTAATGCCAAAGCTATTCGTCTAGATCAGAGGGTTGGGGTTTGTCGTAACGATTATTCAGCCACGGTCTCAGTAGTAATAAACCTAACTAATCTACGTAAAAACACTGATTATCATATTCATTTAGACTCATCTAATAAGAATATTCTGTTTATTGATCAAGACTTTTATCTTAACAACAATCAATTATCTGATCATTCAGTTTATGCTAAGGTGAAATTTATTAACAATACAGTTAATAGCATATTTAGTATAGATGCTTCTTTAAATATTGGAAATACTAATATTGATAGAGATGTACTTAGTATATATGTTGATTGTCCGCCTCCTCCAGCGCCCACGCCGACACCACGCCCTGCCCAACCCGTTGTTAGGATTGTGGAGTAAATTAGATTATGAAATTAAATGCTACTTATACATTAACTACTGGTACGACTGTTGATCCGGCATACCTTACCCCGTCTTTTGCAACATTGTCTGATGATAGCGATGCTTTTACTAGCAGTACTAAGGTAAAAGCTTCTGCCACATCAGCAACATATAGCAGTCCAACAACAAGCCATGTGGCAACAGCAGACGCTGGTATTGTTATGGATTTGGGAGCGCTAAAGACTGTATCAACTTTACGAATAAAAGGGTCTGTTGGTATAGAGTATGGTTCGGGATCTTTAGCTACAAGCTCTGCTAATCCTATAGTGACATATATTAGTGGATCAAATACTAACTCTACATCAACAGTTAATACTAAAAATTTTGGAGCTAGTAATAAGTTTGTTTCTGGTCAGTCAGGTATTTTTACATCTGTGGGCGATTTAGAATATCTGTTTGTGGATGACAACTATGATTGCTCATCAACTTTTCCTACTATTGTACCAAATAATGCTCCCAAGTTTTTTGATGCCAATCAAACTGCCAGATACAAAATTCAGTATAGTGTTACTGGCAATGCTTATTTAGATTTTCAAGATAACATACTCACAGCACCAAATGGACAAGCACTAGACCTTACTGTCCAATTTCCATCCACTATAGGACAGATAAGATATATCAAGCTAAGTTGTGTTGGATCATCGTCAAATCCTGTTAAACGTAAATTTGCTTATAAAAATTCATCAGCTATAAATGACGCATATACTGTATTAGGACAAAGACCTAGCTCTAGTATAGATACCAATAGTACTTCTGTTCAGTACAATACCTCGACCAACGACTTCTATCCGTCTATTATCATCGATCTAGGATCTGCTCAAACTTTTGATGCTGTAGGAGTAAGGCTATACGGTATATCCGGTAATAGTGCTGTATTCATCGGAATCGGTCATTCTAACGATGGAACAACTTTTTCAGATGCAACAACTAGTTTTGGTCAAAATATTAGCGGAGGGACTATATATCATATCAATAGCGTTACCGCACGATATATTCGTATTTCGGCAGTAGACTATTCGTCCTTTGGTGTTGGTCAATACCAATATTTTTACTACTATAGTTTATGGGTTGGTAAAAGAAAAACTTGTCCATTCATGACTTTTGGTTCAGCATCCAATATTAGTGTTACCGGCGGATCAATTATAGACAGCTTTTTGACTTTGTCGTCTTTTTATGCCGATGACGGGGTGGCCGCACCAACCATTACCTTGACTCAAGACCTACCATCAACAACCACAGTCTCTGGTGGCACAGCACAACTCAGTGTGTTGGGTACGGGGAGTGGAGGAGCAGCAGTAACTTATCAATGGCAAAAGAAAGAAGCTAATGGATCAGCATTTGTTAATATTCCTAATGCTACATCCAATACTTTAACTCTAAATAATCTAACGAATGCTGCTGATAATGGAGATCAGTATAGGGTCATATTATCTGCTACCGGAGCTGCTGATCAGACTACTAATATTACAACACTGAATGTTCCATTGCCATCAACAACATATGCATTATCTTCTCTTATCAACGACACCCCATCAGTATTGTATAATGATACTATACAAGAAGGCCAAACGCTAAAAGTAAACATTACTGCTAGCAAGGCTCCAGAAACTTTCAATACTAGTTCTGTAACAATATATTGGAGAAGATTAGGTTCTGGTCAAAGTGCTAGCGACGCTGATTTTAACAATGGTGTTCCTGGAGGATTAGTAACACTAACAGGAACAGGAACAAATCCACAAACAGTTACAGGACAACTATTATTAGTAGTTAGTGCTGATTTATTAACTGAAGGCTCCGAAAATTTTCTAATAGCATTTTATGACGACGCAGCTTATAGCAATGAGGTCTCTAGAACTTCAATATTTACTATATCTGATACTAGCGTAGGTAATACGTCAGTTCCTTCTCCCACACCAACTCCTCCACCGACAGCAACTCCAACACGACCCATACCGTCGTCTACAAGAGATTCTCAAGGTTGTTTTATTGTACCATTTAAAGGATTAATAACCAAAACACCTACTGGAACATGCACCCCAACACCAACTACAACCATTACTACTACTCCTACTCGCACACCAACGAGAACAGCTTTTAGTACTCCAACACCTACCAGAACTAGAACACCACTACCAACAGTTACTCCCACCAATCAGCCCACCAATACTCCGCGATTAAGCCAAACCCCTACCAATACTCCAACAAGTACAGTAACTCCCACTAATACTCCAACAGGCACTTTTACTAGAACACCCACACCCACTAGTACTATCACAGCTAGTATCACCAAAACACCCACAAGCACTCCACAACCATCACAAACTCCCACACGAACTCCTCTACCAACTCCAACAAGAATATGTCCGCAACAAGCTCCTCCTAGCTGTGGTGCTTGTTTCCAGGCGGTAGTAGTGGGCGAAACTGTGGGGCCTGACGGATGTTTAATATCTATTTATGAATGTTTGTATATTCCAAATTGCGGTCAAAATGTACAAGTATAGTTGGGGTATACTTAGATAAAGGATCTCTATAATGCAAGAAATTATCGTCAATACATGTGAATGCCCGTTCGAAGTAGCGGCAATAATAGATTTAGCAGATCTGGTTCCTGGCACAGTTTATAAATATAAGCTAGGACTGATGAATACCGGAAATGCTATTTTTCACCCTCCAGAGGGAGAATTTCTGGCCGATAGCTCTACGGACACACTTAATGTTACCATTTATCTAAAGGATAATCCTAATAACTATTATTTAGTTAATGTAGAATTATTTGATCCATTTTATGGTAATGTTCGTAGACAGGTGGTTTGTATTAAAAATTCTGGATCTCCTAATTGCTCGGCTATGCAATGTACTCCTACGCCGACCCCAACCCCCACAAGATACCCATATAAAATTGATAGACATTTAGATATATCTAATTATAAGATTAGTTCATCAGATAATAAGTTATTCGGAGCATATCGATCTACTATTTCTGTCAGAGACTGGGTAGAATTCTTAAATAGCGTAGCTCAGTATGATGATATTAATACTTTGTGGAAGCCACAAATGCAGGCCGATATTCAATGTGGTATCAAGCGCACATACGATGGCTTTTTTTATGTATACACTATAGATGGTTGTGACGTTGATGAATCTGGTTGCTATTCTAATGATTCAGAACATGCTAATAGAACCATAAGTTATGTGAGTTGGAGTGATCTTGCTCGTTATGCCAACTGGATACATAATGGTAAGCCTAAAGGACGGCAAGGACCAGAGACCACAGAAGACGGATCGTACCCACTATACGGTAATCGCTATGCTGCCCCAGGGATTCCCTCTCATAAAGGTGCTCGCTTTTGGGTTGATACCCAAACTGTAGTACAGCAGTGTCCGGTAACTGCTACTCCTACAAATACTCCAACTCCGTCTGTCACCATTGGATTAACTCCTACTGCTACTCCTACCATGACGGCAACAAGAACACCAACACCCAGCATAACTCCGCCACCTCCTTCTGCAACCCCTACTACCACACTTACTGCAACTCCCACAACAACTACCACCTTAACTGCAACGCCTACGCCCACACCAACAAACTTACCAGTTGGTTTGAGTATCTCTTCACAGCCCGATCCTGATGTGTTTACAGCAATAGGTATTAATCAAACACTGTCTGTAACAGCAGTTGCTGTTCCTAATAATATTACAATATTGTATCAGTGGCAAAGAAGTACTGACGGCGGCTCATCATGGTCAAATATTGGAGGTGCTGTTAGTAGTTCATACACTATAAACAATCCTCAGTTAAGCAATAACGGTGATCAGTATAGGGTATTGGTTAGTGGTAGTGCTCCTGTAGGATTTAATAATCCCACGCCGATTACAAGTGAGGTTTCCGTTTTATCTGTTACACAATCTCAAATATTCATCACAACACAACCAGCTAATGTTACTACCGCTGGTACTACAGCATCTTTTACGGTAGAAGCCCAAATTGATCCTGACTATTGTTCTCTGTCTTATCAATGGCAAAGAAGTACTGATGCCGGATCGACATTTAATAATATAGCCGGGGCTACATCGTCATCTTTATCTTTAACAGATCTTACCACGGTTAATAGTGGTTATGTTTACAGGGTGCTAGTTTCTGGTACTGGTGGAGCTGAGAATGTAACTAGCTCTACAGCAGTTTTAGTAGTCAATGCTCCAGAGATCTCCATATTGTCTCATCCCACTCTAACTACTTCTGTTAATGCTTCGGCTTCGTTCAGTGTATCAGCTACCATTAATGATCTAGCGTCACCCTATACTTTAACTTATTCTTGGGAAAGAAGCACAAATAATGGATTAACTTTTGAAAGTATTCCAAATTCTAATAGTTCGACTTATAATATCAATAATGTTACCAGAATTCTCAATGGCTCTATCTATCGAGTAGTTATTAGCTCCAATGTCGGCTCTGCTCCAGTTACATCCAACGATGCTACTCTGGTTGTAAACGATAATTATGGAGGTTTGTTAGTATGGGGTTCCAATGGTAGCAATCAATTAAATTTTACAGGATCAACCACTACTCCCAGATTTACTGATAAGATTACTAACATATATCGCTCAGCAGCGCTGGGTCAAAATCATATGTTGTTGGTCAACGCTTCGGGAGTTTTAGAGGGTTATGGTGTTAATACACTAAGTCAATCTCTAGGAACCAACACCACAAATATAGTTAAAGTTGCAACAAAATATAATCATAATTTAGCGATTAAAAAAGAAACAGTAGGATCTTCTACAATAGACAGGTTATATTCTTGGGGGGCCAACTTATATGGTCAGTGCGGCCAAGGAACAACATCAGCATCAATAAATTCAGTAACAGCCATAACTAGCGATAGTAATTCTTATATTGATATTGCTACCGGAGAAAATCATAGTTTAGCTGTTAGATCCAATGGTATGATGGTAGCTTGTGGGAGAAATGACTTTGGTCAATTAGGCTTAGGCAATACTAATAATCAAACGTCTTTTGTTACTGTGAGTGGCAATATATCTAGTGTTGCTTGTGGGCAATCTCATTCTGCTGCTATTGCTACTGATGGTAAATTGTATACATGGGGCAATAATGGGGTTGGCCAATTAGGTCGAGACCCATCAGTCAGTCCCACAGATACTAATCCAATTGCTGTAAGTGGTTCATCATGGGTCAAAGTTGTTTGTGGCCAGAATTTCACAGCAGCATTAAACAATAGCAACGAGGTATACACATGGGGAGATAATACTGTAGGACAATTGGGTAGGAGCGCCTTGGGATCATCTGCTTATACTCCAACTAAAATTAGTGGAGTATGGAATGATATTAGCGCTGGCAATTTGCATATGATAGGAATACAAACAGATGGCACTTTATGGGCTTGGGGATCTAATGTACAATCTCAAGTAGGAGATGGTACCTCTGTTAATAAAACATCTCCGGTACAGATTGGAGCATATCCTGATAATCAGTGGGAAAGAGTGTTTGCTGGAGGAAATAGTTCGGCGGCCACTAGATCAGGAGCAGTTATTGTTATAACATCTCAACCAGCCAACATTGTTGAGTCCAATGATGGTTCTGCTTCTTTCACGATTACTGCTACTATTACTGGTGGAGGATTATTATCATATCAGTGGCAAAGAAGCGTTGATGCTGGGCTAACGTTCTCTAATATTGCTGGAGCAACAAACTCAACACTTAGTCTTACCGGACTTAATAATAGTTTTGATAACTATAGATATCGTTGTTTAATTACGGGTACCGAAGGTGCATATCCAGTAACATCATCTGCTGCCGTACTCATCGAAAAGAGTGCTTCAGTATACTTTAGGGGCTTCCAAGCTGCTGATGGGGCAATACCATATAGCATTGGTTCACCTTGGGTTGAGTGGAACGTTGCTAATGACTCATGGAACTATAATTCCACCTCTGTGCGTAGATCCGGGAGCGCCTCTGATGTATTTGCTAAGAATAGCGGAACAACCTTAAAACAAGTAGTAAGATGTGGCCCTTCGACAGTCGCATTCTTATCTTCTGACGGGAGGGTTTGGGTCACAACAACTGGCAACCAATATAACATTTTAACCGCAAGCTATAGTTTCGTAGCAACTATCAACAATCCAGCCGGGGAGACTATAGTAAAACTAATTGGTAACTATGGCATTTATAGCAGTGCTAGCATATTTGGTAGGGCTTTTTTATGGGGAATAAGCGCTAGTGGTAAACTATACGGAATTACCTCCCAATGGCCAGGATCGACTTCGGGATGGAACAGAATAGGTAATGATCTGGTAGTTACTGATGCTGCTGCTTGTCAATATAATGGAACGCATTATCCAACTGTATATGCTATTTCTGCTATTGATGGAACTTTGTGGGCATGGGGAGACAATAGGCTAATAAACAGCACAACAACGCCTTCTGCTATACAAAATGCTACAACTCAGCCAGTTAGAGTAAGTACTGATACATGGTCAGCTGTAGCGGGTAATATTGGAGGCTTCTTTGGTATCAAGAGTGATGGTGCGGTGTATCGTATAGTAGGACAATGGGGTGGAGGAACAGTGAGCGGACGTAATGGTAGCAATACTACCTCTTTTAATAGCGGAACCCTTGGACTGACTAGCAATACTGTTGTGCCAGTATTAGTAGATAATAGTGTTGCTTATAGCAAGTTAGCTGCTAATAATAGTCTATTGATTGGCTATGATGTTAATAATAAATTACATATTAATCCTAATTTTAATGTTGCAAGAGATCTGCCAGTTGGTTGGAATAATATTAGCGATATTTTATTAGGAACAAATACGGCTACCACTCAAGGAGCAGTTATATTAACAGACAATTATACCAGTAACACAAATATTGCCATGATGCTCACTATTGCAACCTTAACATCTTCCGCCACATACTACCAGTATGGTGCCAATAATGCCAACATTTTATGGACCTCAAATACAACAACACCTTGGGGCAACGGAACAACAGCACCAGTAAATGTTAGAGCAGAATTTAAAAATGTAATTCCAGACTTTCCAGGTTACTGGCTAGCCATAAAGGATGACTAATGAGAATAGCAGTAAATTATAATGATCTTATACAATATCCATTAACTATTTATAGAGTTGGTGGAGAATTTACACTAAGAAATGTATCTAATGGTACATTAATTACTCTACCTATAGGATACTCAGATAATTTATCTATTTCTAGTCCTATACTGGTTGGTACCGTAGAAGACACATTTAATAATTTTACATATTCCTACGAAGATATTATTGAAAAAGCTCAATTTGAGCATCCTGGCTATACTCAATTAGTATATGCTAGCTTAGAGTTGGTAATGTTAGATGCTTACTATAAGGTTGTTGCTTATTTAACAACCAATAATACCGGAGCATATGCTCCCACACTTATAGGTCCAGGATATCGTGCAACCATCGAATTCGGTAACTTACCACAGATAGATAGCTGTTATGGTCCTGATGACTATTGGGTAATAGGAAAAAAAGATGACAGTAGTGTTTTTAATAATATTACGCCATATTCGGTTATAGAACCTGTTTTATTGGTTACGCCCACGCCCACTCCCAGTGCTACCCCCACACTAACGCCAACGATTACACAAACCACAACACCTACTTTAACTGCTACTAGTACTCAGACTCCTACGCGAACTCCGGGACCTACCAGATCTCCTACAACAACACCGACAGCATCTATTACTCCAACTCGCACTCAAACCACAACGCCCACATCTACTAGTACAGTTACTCCCACCCCAACTACTACAACTACATTAACTCAGTCCAGCACCCCGACTCTCACACCAACGCCAACATCCACAACCACACTTACTGCAACACAAACTACCACACCAACACCGACTACCACACCCACATTAACTCCTAGTTTAACTGCTACATCTACTCCTACTCCTAGTATTACCACTACTCACACACCCACACAAACTCGTACACCTACTGTTACTCCCACTCCAACAGCATTAGAATCTAACGTACTAGTATGGGGAGATAATTCTTATAGTCAATTAGGTATGGGGTATTTGCTCAACGATAGGTTTATTGATCCTCCACGCTTAGGAGAACAAACTAATAATAGACTAGCCAACTATCAGAATATTTTGAATTATAGAGAAGACGGCACAGATAGTGTTGTTTATTTTAATGCAGTATCCGCGGGTTCTAATTTTAGCGTAGGCATAGATGTCAGCGGTTCTTTGCATAGCGTTGGGGTTAATGCATGGGGGCAATTAGGATTAGGTAACTTTGAAAGCAAATCAATGTTTACTCGTATCTCCGACCCTTCACTTAATGGTGTAGTATTCAAACAAATTAGTTTAGGTAATATGCACGCCATAGCATTAGATTCTGATGGTAATGCATGGTCATGGGGTCGTAATTCCGATGGTCAATTAGGTAATCATTATTTACCAAGACCAATTAACTCTATGACTACTATTGATTCGGATATTAATTTGTATGATTTTGTAATCAGCTACGATGTAACAGATGAGTTTTCATTAAATGACGAAGTTCTGATTGATTATTATAGCGGATCCATACATAAAACTAGTGTTGGTAGAGTATGGACATCTCCTACCTTCAGCAATAATGAAACAACGATTAGAGTACAGTGGGAAAATTATGAATCTATAGATTTCAGTATAGTCCCTACATTATTATCAAAAACCAAAGTAGATATTGATCCTGGTTTATTGGCCAACCCTACTCCTAGAAAAATATATGCTTATAAAGAATACAGATATTGCATAGATAATGATACTGTATTTTTTGCTACTCCAACACCCACACCCACCGTTAGTTACACTACAACAACCACCCCCACCATAACAGCAACGACTACTCCGTCCACAACCACGACGCTTACAGCTACTCCTACCAATACTTCCACCAATACTCTAACTCCAACTCCTACAGTTAGTCAATCTCCTTCACCGTCGGCATCTCCTGGTCAAACACCCACACCAACGGCCACGCCTACTTCTACAACAACTTTGACAGCTACTCCTACAGCTACTTTGACTCTTAGTGCTACTCGTACACAAACCCCCACCAATAGTCCCACGCCGTCTACAACAGTCAGTGTTACTCCAACAAGCTCAGTAACTCCCACAAATACATCGACTGTTACTCCAACGATGACGGTTACTCCGACCAAGGAAGCTTTCCCTGTGTTAACAATATATGGAGACATTAGATCTATTTTAACTAATAGCAATAAATCTACTGTCATGTTGAATGTATACGATGAAAATTCTAGTCCTGCATTGTTATATAAAGCTAAAATTCTGGATGTTGAGTGGTTATCAAATTTTGGAATAACCAAAGTTCGTATCGATCATCCAATGATATCAACTATTGATCCCAAAAAGATGAAATATGTTTCTATTGTTCGCTTTAATAATGGATCCTCTTACGAATACGAATCTTTTGCTAGAGTACATGCCGGAGAGTCACACTCCATGGCTCTTGATACTAATGGCCGTTTGTTTGTATGCGGTAGTAACAAGTATGGGCAGCTGGGTCTTGGTTTAATTCAAGAGCTAGACGACGCTAGAGAACTACGCCTAGTGAATGGCAAACCAGTAGTTCGTATTGGATTAACTACAACAATGAAATTAGTGAATCCTCCTCCTGGACGAGGCTATTGTTATAATAGAGGATTTAAATGGAAAAAGATATCCTTGGGTCGTTTTCATACGCTAGCTTTAGATGCTTTAGGTCAATTATGGGTCTGGGGAGACAATGATTTCGGACAGCTAGGCTTGGGAGACTCTACAACACTATTAGCCAAGGCTATTGTGGTACAGGAAAATTATCCTTCTATTGGAAGCATAGGAGAAAGAGACTTGCCAGATAGAGCTAATGTTGTTATTCCATATTCTCCATTACCATTTAAAATTTATGTATTGCAAGACAACTATTCTGATGTACAAAACCAAAGCATTGAAACAGACTATTGGTTGGATATTGCTGCAGGAGCTTATCATAATCTAGCTATTAAGAAAGAATTTTCTAGTATAACATCTTACGGTTCATTATGGGCGTGGGGCGATAATACTTTTGGTCAATTAGCTAGAGTAAATACTTCTCCCAAGATTGTAGCTACCAACGCTAACGAAATAGATATATCTCAAGTAGATTTCGGTTTTGTTAACAACGATAATAGTCGTAACTATTGGAAGAGGGTTTATGCTGGTCGTATAACATCATTTGCTTTGAAATCAACTGATGGTAAACTATATTCTTGGGGCGAAAGTAATCTAGGTCAAACCGGTAATGTTACATCTAGAGCAGCTTTAGCTAGTTCTATACGTAATATTCCATCGGTTGTGAATCTGCCAAGAATACCTTTTGAATTACCCACCAGCGCTAGCGGCCCATGGGGTATTATTAATGTAAGCAATGATGTGGATCAAATAGATAATATTGGTATAGGACATTTGGCTAATCATATATTAGTGATACCAAATAGATTATTTCCCACGCCAACACCGACGCCTAGTGTGACGGCATCGATCACGCCCACGCCGTCATCTAGTGGATAGTATATAATTTACAAATTATTATATAGGATATAATTATGGGAGTAAAGATATGGTATGATGGAGTAGATCTGAGTAAGTTCGGACCTACACCATTTATCAACATGAGTAAAACAACCAATAGAGATAGTGCTAATGTACATATCTTATCAGAGACTATTAATATTACCATAGAGGGTAAAATCACTGCTTATAAAAAAGGAGTAAGTGAAGCGAGCCATAAGCCAGGAATAGATCGATTATTAGAAGATGAAAAACAATTACGTCATTTATTTAGTAGAGATGGGGTTTTGGTGGTCTCGTGCGCTCCTGATAATACAACTCAAACTTTTGCTACCGCTTTTTCTGCTGGAAAATTTGGATTTAATTGGGATGACCAAGTTCGTTCTGCTACTGGTGCTATTGGCAAAGGTTTAGTATGCAAGGTTACCAACTATCAAATATCTAAAACAGAAGACAATTGGGTACAGAGTATTGATTATTCTATTGAATTACAATGTAGTCATTCTAAAAACGCCACTCTACCACATGCTCTCAGCTATACTATTAGTAGTTATAGTGACGAATGGACGATAGAGCCAATAGAAGACACTTCTTACTATCATTTACAAGTACTCAACAATAACCCTAATACTGCCACATCCGCACCTAATTGGCCAGCAGGAGTTAATAAATTGGATAATTTAATTCAGTTTAGAATAAGTCATAGATTAAGTGCTCAGGGCTTGTCTGCTCCTACTGGACAATATTCGGCCGGAAATGCTCCTGGTTCGACTAGCAACCACAACGAATCTGCCTGGTATAATGCAAAAAGATTTATCGAAGAACATTTAAAAATGCCCCATAATAATATTAATCATGTATTTTTGGCATATAACAATGGAGGATTTGGTCAACATAGCTATACTACAGAGGGAAATGTTACAGGTGGCAAATCGCAAGCTGAAGAAATATATTTATATAATCATGTAAGAGCTGTAAATGTAAGCGAATCTAACGGAACTTATGACTTAACAGATACGTGGTTAGCGCTAAGTAAGCCAACACACTATTTAGAAGATTATAGTGTTGAGGTTACGCAAGACACTAATTTTAATGTTACTGCTAGAATTAATGGTAGTGTACAAGGATTGGAAATTAAAAAAGCAGGATATCAACAGGGAGCACCTATGGGACAGACAACTAATCATAATGGCTATAATGGTAGCACTACATTAGGATTAGATTTTAGTAAAATTGATTTACAAAACATGAATGAGGGTGCTATCTATGCAACTAAATATACTAATGCTTTGGAAGCTTGGAGAAATTATGTGGAACCATTATTATATGCTAGAACTAATAGTTTAGCTATGTATATGGTTCAGGGGCATACTACGACTGTTCCTGCTGGTAGTAATGATATAGGTAATACAAAGACCCCATTGGCAAGGAGCGTATGGAATGGAGCTACTGCTGCGGTGACTGATGGAGGTACCTTTCAGATTAGATATCCTCAGAATAATGCTGGTACGTGTGATTATATAGACAAAAAAGAAAATATTATTCTAGATACGCGATTTGTTAATAAAACTATAGGTAGCGATCCTAGTCGAGGCACCATAACATATAGTTGTGAATTTAATAATAGACGAGGAGCTAACCAGCTCAAAGGAGCTACTATTTTATCTATGAGTATCCAAGACAGTAAACCGGCTGATGTTGTGGCAGAAATGTTTGTGTTAGGACGCAAAAGAGGGCCAATATTACAAGATACAGGAAGTAAAACAGCCAAAACACGACAAGTAAGTATTGAAGTACAAACACCAATACCAAGAAATATGGCAGAATTTGATATGAGATATAGTGCTTGTCCAATGTGGACAGGAGGTATTGTTTATAAAGATCTTATGAATATTATAGATATGTTAAGACCAGTATTACCGGATACATGGACCCCTGTTAAATTAGAGGAACTAGCAGCAAAAGAGGCTGCTGCCGGTAGGTCTATTGCTTTGATTAATGGCTCGTATGCCGGACAGGTGTATATTAAATCAGACGATGAAACATGGAACCCAATTGAAGGACGTTTTTCCAAGAATATTACTTGGGTTTATGATGCTTAATAAAAGGACAAGACATGACCTATGTGCCTCCGCCAGATCCTCAGTGTAGCCCTGTTCCTTTAGGGGTACAACAGCCAGGACCTAATAACAATTATAGAACACATATTAGTAATTTTATGGCACCAGAAGGTGTTGATCGGGTAACTCCTACGAAAACACCTGCCGTCCCCGCTCCTACGCCTACGCCAGGATCGCGCACTGCTCTAAATTTATGGGGTAATAATCCTAAACCACCTATTGTTACTAAAACAGCAACTCAGACAGCTACTGCTTCTAATCCTATTAATCCTGTTGATGATCCAGCATCTATTGTTCCGCGAGGCAATATTGATACTGGCTTAGCTCTACCTAGTAATATATATGGGCCATATCCTCAAACTTTATTTTTAGGATGCAGCGTGGCTAGTTTTAATGTGAGTTTAGGTTGGGGTAATCAACCATCCCAACTATCTGTAACACTGGTAGAAGACCCAAGTCCTCATTATACGATGACATACGATGGTGGCATATACCGTACAGCAGCAATAGCTCAGCAGTCTTCCGTAAATCACTACTATCAAACACTAAAACCATTAAGAAATGCTCAAGGAGTAGTCATAGAAGATGCTAAGGCTTATAAAACTAGAATAGCTTCTTTTTTAGACACAAATGGAAATGTAATAATTCCTGGCAAATTATTTTATCATTATAATACTACTTTAGGAAAAATCGAACAAAAATATTGGTTAGGACCAGACCCAGGATTTATCGGTGGTCGTAATAAATTTCGTCGTGAAAACAGAGTAGTTACTGGTACAGATCCTATCACTGGTCAAACAAATGTTGAACTTGGCGAAACTGTGGATATTATAGGATGTCCAGTATACTTTCAATTAGATGACTTCGTTTTTTGTGGCATTATTAAATCATGGAAGAGTATTAATTCTGGAACAGGTGGACGATCTTATACCGTAGATATAGAAGGTGCTAATGATATTGTTAATCAAGCTCAATTAATACTTAGTAATTATGCTGGTGGAGTATTTGTAAAAAGCAATGATTCTCCACCTGCAGATGGAGATAGTAGACCCGCTATATCTGGACCATCTAACGATTTTTGGAATAGTGACGTAGATTTGGATACAGCTTTTCAGGGAAATGTGGGCTTGGATGGCAATATTCCTAATATTATAAATATATATGGCTTTTTGGAGGCTATGGCTCCAGGGGGTTTTGGAGGAGCAAATATTAATGATAGTGGAATTAAAACTAATAGTGTGATATATGCTTTAAATTATCTATTGGGTATACCCGTCACTTCGACCAATAAACCAGGAGAAACTACTCGCAGTGTGTTTAGTCCTTTTGGAGCTTTGGTTGGTCGTAGTCCAATGAGTGCTACGCCACGAGAAACTCCGGTTGATACTTTGCCCATGGTCATTTATACTACTAGCGGAGATGTGCCCAAGGCGAGAAACTCTATTCATCCCGTTAACCTTGGTCCTACTGGTAGCGCCCTAAGCTTTCCTCAAAGTAGAGTTAGAGAATCCTCTGCAACAGGCAAATCTGTAGCTGGTACAGTATCGGGCTTTTTAGAGATCGGAGATGATGGCACAGTTTATAGAAACAGTGCTCCAGTTTCCGCAGACAATAGCGGTATAGAATATAACATTTTCGATTTTGGTCTTATACCGCCAGACGATATTAGTGCCACTATTCCTGTTGGCGGTAATAATGCTATTGTTAATCAGCAATATAAACAATTATATTATTTGGATCTAGGGGAGCTACCTGTTGTACCCACGCAATTACGTACCGATTGTTCTCAGTCAGTTATAGATTTGAACTCTTTTATTACTGAAATTTGTGATAAGTCTGGAGTGGACTTTTTTTATGAAATGTTATTTTTAAAGGTCTACAACAATTATCCTGCAATTAAAATTATCAAGCTACGCACAGTATCTCGTAGGGTACAACCTTCGGATAGGAAGATATCTGATTATATAGCTAGACTAAGAGAGCAGAAGGTTGCTGTTAGTTCGGTGAGTTTAGGCAAAGAATACAATTCCTCCGCTAAGCCACGCACCATGTTAATAGGAGCTAAACAACAACGATTATTTCAAACCAAAAATTATGGATTGGCTTATAGAGCTAGTAATTATCTATATGACACTATCAACAAAAGATTTATCAGCTACTCTGATAATGTTCGCAGTCATCCTCATGGTAAATTGCGTAACTATTATAGGATACCCAATCCATCTTCTGTTCGAGATCCATTAGCCTTAAACAGAACCACAACAATCACTAGGTCTAATGAGAGACCAGTATCTAATTTTTATCTACAAGAGTCTTCTTGGAATTCTATTGATGGAGACAACGATATTTTTCCCGCTCGTGGCAATTATTATTTATCGAATTCTAATATTAGCACAACAACTACAGATACTTCAAATATACCAACTAAATTAACTCTATCCAGCATAAAATACTCTGATGTGTTTATAGAACACATAGCTAAAACACTATTCTCATGGGCGCACTCCTCTTTCGTAAGCTCCTCACAGGATCATACTCTGACCCGTACTCTTCATCAGGCCCTAGCTTTTTGGATTACCTCATATACCGGAGCTAGTCCGTTCGAAACATCATCATCCAATAATAGTCGTAATGCTGGAACAGAAGCTACTATTTTATCTAACTTTGCTCGCGCCATAGCAGAAATAGGATATAATGTTTGGAATACTAGAAATAACAGTCATTATTTTAAAAATAGACTACAGTATTTAGTTAATAAAGATGTGCCATGGTTTAGAGATGATGGATTTACCAGATTCTTCCCTATTATGTATAATAGTATTTGTCCATATTTTGGCACTGTGGATTATATCGATAAAACCAAAACCCAATACGTTACTGTTGATAAAACGCGCAAGCCTCGTCCAGTTTGGTTTGATACTTGGCTTAATGGATTAGTGATAGAATTTAATGTTAAAGAATTACCTATTACGCGATTAGAACTACAAGGTATTTATAATGGTGGTACTTTTATAGTGCATGAAACTGAGATCAGGGCGGCAATGGCTGGTTATGATAATTGGATGGCTTATTTAAGTATGAGAATTCATGATCCTCATATAAAACAAATGGTAAAAAATGCCGTTTGTGGGAATGGAAACATTCCTCCTGTTCCCAAAAAAGAACGACAAGCAACTAGAAGGAATGAACCATCTGCTCCTGGAGCGGCAGATGTAGGGGACACTTCTACTAATTTTGGAGGACAAGGAGCAAACAAGCCACAGCAAAAAGATACTCGCTCAGATTGGCAAACCACATCAGACAATGACTGGGATGCTTGTGCTATTTTTTGTGCATTATTTAATATACAAACATCTCTGAATAACAAAACTAAAAGTGCTAATGCTGGAGCAGCTACTCCTAAGAATAGGAGATCTGGTTTACAAAGCGCTCTATATGACGACCTCAATACTCTTCATTCTTTTTTTAAGAAAATCGGTGACGAGTACTATGGCAAAAAATTTATGGTAAGATTACCCATGATATTATCATATAGAGATAGAGACACTATGATTAATATGGATCCAAGACCAACGCCAACACCCGCTCCTAATGCAGCTAATACCGGATCTACTACCCCTCCTTCTGGCGGCCCAAATCCGGGAACAAGTAATCCTGGCAGCGATCCATCATCTAATCCTAATGCTGGTTCGATTCCATCTGCAAACTATACTTATATTAATATTGGATCATCGGAGAATCCAAGATATATCACAGAAGGTAGTGGCAAAGTGTACTCCAATTATAACATTAGTCCAGAAGGAGCTTGGGAAGAGTATGGCAATAGTATAGACGATTGTATCATGGTTGGAGGATATGCCGCTTCTATTTTTACAGATGATAGTGGCAGAATAAAACCCATACTTGGCTATCCGGCTGATGATAAGTTTGATCACGAAGCATTTTGGTGTTGTGAATGGGTACGAGATAATGTATGCAAATTAGTAAATGGCCCAAATATGTTTTACTATTATGATATACTTAAAAGATCTAATGCTCTATCCAATGCTTCTAGATATACAGACTTTCCTGGAAATGATGATAACAACTCTAATGCTTGCACTTAAAAGGCGATAAAATATTATGGCAGATCCTAGACCTACTGACGAAACAGGCGGCGCATCGGGAACAAATTCTCCGCCACAAGATACTACTCCACCAACGCCAGATGCTGACACTCCGGTTGATGAAGCGTCTGGGTCATCAGCAAGCCCACAAGGAGACAAATCAAGTGAAGCCAATACCCCTCCTCCGACTAATAGGAAAATTGCAAAAATAAAGTGCAACAAACAAGAGTTCTTTTATCCTGCTTTAAAATATCAATTTGGCCCCACAGAGGCTATTCTTATTGAGACTCCGGACCAGTCTGCATATGTAGATGCTTTTGGTCTGGTAACCACGGATTATAACGAAGAGTCTAATAGTGGTAAAGTTATTAATAGAATGCGTAAACTATTTGTTAATGCTGATGTTGAAGATGATATGGTTTATATGGATCCTGCTAATCTTGGAGATGCGAGAGCTATTTTATATATTAATAGTGTAGTAGCCCTGAATGACACGGGTAGTATGGGCGGAGATTCCAATACCAGCCCGTCTTCTAAACTAGTTCCTGTAGCTGCTGCTGAGGAATTTGCTTTATTTACACGAGCAGGAGCATATGGCACTGCTGCTGGACCAGCATCTGGACTATTAGACATTCTTCTAAAATTAATGTCTCCTCTACAACAGTCTTTTTTAAAAATCGGAAATCAATATATACAAAATAATAGTAATAGTGCTCCTAATCTAGGTTCTACATCTAGTGTTTTTGATGCTGGTGGTAGAGTTACCCCATCCGATGAGCCCAAAACCCTTGCTGAACAAATTACTCAAAGTTTTCATACCTCTAAAAACTTATCTTTATCACCTAAGTCCGCTCTGCCAGGATTTGCAGCCGTACCATTAGTATCAAATCAACACGTTTATGGTCCATGGATTAATTATCCAGACAAGCAAAAACAAACTATTTTTCCATTTTTGATTAATGATACTAATCGTAATGTTGCTATAGAAAATATGATTGGTCCAATCAATATAGAAGTTGATAATGATTTAGCTCCTTGGAATTATGGTGGTATGTATGCTCTAGATGTTGCGGTAGAGTTAAAAATACAAGAAAAATCGACCTATCAGCAGTTTTTAGAAACTGGACAAATTAGTGTACCAGGATATCCTATATTTAGTTTGGGAGATGTATTAACAGAAAGCACTAGTACTATTTTTAATTATCAACCACTCACCAATTCGTTGGGTGGGGTTAATAGCATCACTATCAATAGAAATCCTAATTTCCAATCACCATCATCTAGTAATATTTCTAATATTCAAGTGAATATTGGTACACAAAGCGAAACTACATATACTTTTAGAACATATCAATCTAAATTATCGTTATTTAATAAAGACAATTCCGACAGGTTAAAGAAACTCATTGTAGAATCTAGAAAAAGACAAAAAGAACAACATCAATTAAGCATTGCTCTTTATGATAGGATGAAGAAAAAAAATGATTTAACTTTTAAAACTTCCTTTAGAGATTATTTATATGACAGCTTAACTGGTGGTAATAGTCCTGTAGAAATAATGGTAGGGTCTTTTGCTGCATTCGGCAAACAAATTAATACAGATGCATCATCTGGGAAAGTATCTCCATCAGCAGCGGGGTTGTCGGCCAAGGACAGAACCATAGAAGCTCATCGAGGACAGGTGGGTATTTTCGACGCTAAAGAAATATCGCGAGAACTAAATAATGCCTATTCGTCTAAATCTATGATGAGCCTGGACGGGTTCTTTTCTCCTGTTTCGTTCTACCCAACACCCCATTCATCAACCATCAGCTATGTCAAATATGATAGAAAATTCTGTCCTATTTGTAAAGGTAATGGAGTTTATGATAAAGAAGTTAGTCCTACCATGGGCTATCAAAATCAGGTATTTAAAATAAGATGTGAATACTGCGAAGACAAAAGTAAGCTCCCAGATCTTAAAAACTTCAGCATTGCTGAAAGTTCTCCTCCTTATATTCTTGCTTCTGGTCTTAGATTAGCGATTCGGGAGCCTACAGGAAATACCACCAATACAGATACTATTATATATGAATATATTAGTGATAAAAGCTTAGTCAACAATCCTAAAAAATATTTAGAAGTTTTTGGCAAACGCAATATTAATCTATATAATTTAAATCCTATTATTGTTGCGTCCGGCGAGTTTAGAAATGTTAATGCTTTAGATAATGATATGAGTGGGCACGGTATAGAAGTTGTGGCCCGAGGAATGATTGCTCCCAAAAACGCCTTAGATATTGTAGACAATATTGTAGCTGGAGAAGTTATTGTTAATAATGTTAATGGTAATGTGTTGCACGTATGGAATGATGCTCAAGGAAAGTATGTGCCCAATACCTCGATATTTCCTAATAGGCTTTTAGCCAAAGACTTTTTGGATTTAGATTATGAGTTTCGTCGATCATATAATCAAAACGGAGGAGCTGCTGATGCCGGTAATCCTCAACTACCATTATTGAATCAAAGATTTATGAGTTTCAGAGGACCAATGGTTGTACATGGCTGGGGTTATGACACCGAAGGTTTCCCCGTACCCAATGCTTCTGGCGAACCCAAGATGGTAGACAGCTTTGGTCGTCCACACAGAACAAAAGATTTAAAAACATATGGCTCTTTCGATCCTCAAAGTATTGATGCTGGGGATATTATTATTGGTAGAAATCAAGTTTGGGACGCTGTCAAAAGAGAGTGGTCTAAGCCATACAAAGAAATGGCGTTTTTAGAAAAATGGGGCCAAACTCCGGAAAAATGGCCTGTTGGTCCTATTGATTTAAGATGGGATGCTGATAGAAGAGTATGGGTTGCTCCACAGCCCCCAAAAAATGTTTATGTTATTCTAGAAGAAGATTTGGTCCTAGAACGCAATTCTAGATCAACCTATCCGGCCAGAGGCTTTTTGGACGATATACAATTTTCTAAAGATCCTTTACCAGTAGGCTTAAGGAGAGTGGTCTTTGTAAAGGATTACTCAGGATATACTGCTCCACGAGGAGCCAAGCTATATTGTAAATATAACGGAGACACTGGATTTTATGAGCCCATTTCAAAGCCTCAAATTATTGCTTCCGGAGTTATCCAGCAAGGCTTTAATGCTACTATTTATTCGACATACGCAGTACCTAATAATACAAGAACTCAGGACGTTACCAAAATTAATATACAGTTCGTTAATCATTTGAATTTAGAAGCCAAGCCCAATCATAGAGCCCTGTTTATCTATATGGAGGGAGCCTGGAGTTTAATGACTGTAGGAAGACCATGATAGAGAATATAGAATCTATAGCTTATGATAATGTAGAACTATTAAATGATAGTGCTTTTATTATTGAAGCTCATAGATTAATAGATAATCATATTGAAAATATCAAACAGCAACTTATTACTGCTATAGCAATTCAAACCAATAAAACTCAAAAATTAGAGTTCAGAGATTTGGTTATATCCGAAACAGAAAATTTCTTGGAACAATTTAAAAACGAATTCAAACAAGCCATAGCCGTGTTATCTCACTTATCTGATGTAGAGAATAAAGCTAATTTAGCGACTGCTATGGATTGGTATAAAAATATTAATGAAAAAATCACCAATGAATTGTATCAGGTGCTTACTATATTATTGAATAAAATAAATACGCTGGAATAATTATGGCTACTAACCCCGTCAGATTTGAAGCTACAGCATTTGTTGCTACCGCACAACAATTACTTTCTATAGCCGCACAAAATGTTTATAACTCTTATCCACCATATAATTTAGACATATACAATAGCTATATTCAGCAAACCAGATTGCCAGCTCCTCCTAGGTTTATTCCTAGACCTATTCCATCTCCTTTATCAGCCGATCAGACTATCCCCATTTTGAAGCCCAATATTCAAAATAAAATTGAAGGAGATATGTTATCATATGGGAATCATCATTGTGATATTTTTGCATCAGATTGGGACTATGATCTAGATTGGGATTCTTTACAAGAGAATCAAATTACTATTAATCAACTATTACAATCACAAATTACCCAATATAGTCCAGCTATTAGCGGTATATGGAGACCATTCTTTTTATATGTTGATGCTCAAAATAAATCTATTAAAAATACTTTTGTAACCCGTTCGGCTTCTGCTCAGGAAGATACCTATGAGGCTGGATTAAAATGGGAAAATTTTATTACTATACAAAATCCGACATTAAAAAACTGGTTATTAAGCGGAGGCACAACATTTAAGATAGACTGGAAAATAGATAAAGATAATTTTTTAACTGCACCAGTATTAGGGCTATTATTTTGGTATAGATATTATGATGTTAATAGAGAGACTAATATTAAAAAAACATATGAAATTAAACCGTATACAGAAACAGTATCTCAGTTAGATCTACCAGGCATTAGATATAATAATATAGATTATGTAGCACAAACTGGTTTAACAGAATATGCGAATACAGCTTCTCATGTGAATGTAGAAAGATACGGTTTACATTCTGAACTAGTCAGCGGTGACAGAGTATTGATCAAAGAGGCTGGCAAAGATTATATTTATGAAGTTAATGAGGGCTATTGGGAAAATTTAGGAGAAAAACGATTTATTAACGGGGTGGACATTTATGTTCCGGAAGATCAGTTTACTGTATACTTTGAGAGCGTAGCCGATAAGGACGACTGGTTCGGAGGAAAACCTGATGAGATAAGTAGTTTTTCCTATCCTAAGACTAGTCTAAAAACAAAAGATATAGATAAATACTCTAATATGCTTAATAAATTATTAAACTTTGAAGATAATATTGGTTTACAAAATTTATTTCAATTATCTCCAGCAGGCCCAGAAAATGATTCTACAAGCTCTGATGATGACGAAGATGAGGAAGAACCATCTTTTATTGCGGGTATTTATTTGGATAAACAACAACAAGCTGATTACATAGCAGTTAAAAACTTAGCAAGATTTTTATGTACAGCACCTGTTGCTAACTCAGAATATATTAAAGCTACAACTATTAATCTTAGTAATCTAAATTTTAAAAACTTTGCCAATATTTATGCTGTCAAAACCGACTTAGAAAATATTTTTGGATACAATATATCTCAACCTTCTGTTACTGTGGGTGATCGTATCACACAACCTATGCTGGGGAATGTTCCCATGAAAGCAGGTAGTGCTGCCCCAAGCATTATGACCTCTGAATATACTGCAAATATCAAAGCCCAAAATGGATTATTGAAATCTTTTGATCAAAATTTCATCTATACAAAAAAAGACTTGCTAAGAGCATTATTCCAAAAGAATAAAAAGAATAGATTTATAGAATTTCCTAAAGGACAAAAAACCAAACTAGTATCTAAATTTAACATAAACGAGCCTCATTTGCGCATCGTAATGGATTTTCAGGATGTCAAAACATTAGGAGTAAGAAACTTCCAGACAGGTGACACGGTAGACGGTGATGGTCTTGGTGGGGTGTGGTACAAACAAAGAATCAATGTTGCTGGATTAGAATTATATACCAGATTAAAATTTCCTGACGAAAGCGCTCTTGGACCTAATGAAAAAGAAGCGTTGGTGCTGAAATATATAGACAAAAATAATCAGGATGACAATAAAACAGAAGTGCCGATTATTATGGCTAGCGATACTATCAATAGCTCTAAAGAATATTATAATCAAGTTATTAATAGCGTATACGAAAAATTTGGTATAGCTAGACTATTTCAACAAAAATATAATTTGGAAAATAGCTTATTAATAAGCGATAATTCTGGTGAGTATTATGATGTATTGTTAACTAATAATAATGGTCAATCTCTCAAAATATTTAAAAATACCACTTACCAAGAAAACCAAACTTTTGATAATGCTGTTCGTTTTTTTAAATACACAATCGACGAATATGCTAAAAATGTTCCCAAATTTGAAGAGACGAATAGGCTGGTGGAGCAAAGATTCAACGAAAGAGCCACTGGATCCAAAGGCGGAATATTACCAAATATTAAAGAAGTATACATGCATAGGATTGGTGGGTTTTATTTACAAGATATTTCTTTTTTAACTGTAGGAGTAAATAAATTTTGGAGGTCTAGGACAGCCCCTGCGCCCATAGGACAAGCACAATACTTTTTACCCAAAAGCATCAGAGCAGACATCGCTGCAAAACCTCTTGATAGTAAAAACATTACCATAGAATTTGAATGTGGTAAAGACACAACAATAGAATTATATGGAATTAATGTTACTAGCCTTAGGGACGACACCTTGGAAAGAGCCTCTTGCAGACCATTTCCTAATAAAATTCCAGTTTATGGTGATGAGATTAGCGTTTACAATGCTGCCATAGGTTTTGATTTTAATGAATCTAGTCATTTATTAAGCACACAATTTGCACCACCCATAGTAGCATACGGTGGACATAGATCGGAAGATATTGATGTGCTAGGATTAAATATACCAGGACATCCCAAACCAATTAGTGCCACTAACAGTAACTATTTGATCAAACAAGAAAATATTCTACCACAAGCCGCTAAAAATTCATCCTACTATAATCGCAATCAAGATCAATTAACTACAGCGGCTAGATCTATTGGTAGAAGTGTTTTGAGAGATAAATCTTTAGTAAAATGTTTTTTAACACCAACCAATTTTACTAACGAAATTACATTTAGAAAAGGTTTTTTTCATCCAAATAAAGGATGGATCGACTATACCGTACTTCCGCCTGATTTGCAAAATAAAACTGCAGCCAAGAGCATAAGCGATTCTCCTTGTAGGATATATACTGGCGCAGGAGCTTTGTTTAGAGAATTAACTCTGACCGTAGCAGACGACAATGCTAAACCAGACATTCCTACGAAAGGTAAAGACTACAGTATTATTACTAGAGACCCTATGGAAATATACGGCGATGGAAATAGGGCTGCGAGAGCTTTTCCTAATATATTGACTATAGATCTTGATCCAAATACTAATTTTATTACACATATAAGCGCTACGCTTAAAAATTTAACACATCCTGTACCCAAAGAATTAAAAATTGCATTATTTGATTCTCTGGAACAACGATGGATAGCTTTCAATTATATTAAGGCTGAGTTAGAAGCTAGAATGAATAATAAGGCTGCTCAAGAAGATCCAAACTTTCAGGCCAAAATACAAAAACAAATTGCCAGAGAAAAAAACGCATGGATCGGATCATGGGAAACTAAGCCTCGAACATCTCCTAGGCATTTATTATTTCATTCGTCTCTATTAAATTATAGTAGTAATTTTAATGCATTCTTTACTAATTTTTCACGCAAAAATATAGATTATGCTTTTAGTAATGATTTTATAGCCCCGGCACAAAGTTTAGACTATTATATTGGTACTAGCGCTACATATACTGGTTTTTGGAATTATGATGGGCCAATCCCTGATGGAATTAACCCTGATGATATAGATGCAGGAACGCCGCCTCCTGAAGCCCCTCCATTTGTAGGAGAACCCTCCACAGAGGTAGGTAAAACATGGGGTATATCTGCATCCGATATGGGAGCCGAGGACGAAGGCGGTTCGTGTTTGGACTTACAAGTATGTACCGGATGTCCTGTGGCTGGATATACTCAATCTTATATTTTTAATCGTTTTCATTACAATAATGAAACATTTAATATGGGTTATCCTGCTGGATATAATTTTATTGCTAATTTTAGAAATAAAAAACATCTGTTACCACCCATCAATTTAGATGCTCCATACACTACTATAAATCCAGAATACCCAAAACAGAATGTTGGATCTTCTTCAGCTTATGGAGTGCAATTAGGATGTATCCCACAACCGGATCCTCCTAGGCCACGAGAAACTGTTTTACCAGAATTTAAGCCAGAGCCTATTTTTGTACCTCCCTTTCATCCATCTATTGTTGGACTCTTAACCTATATGGGTATCGCAAATGCTCTACAGGCTCAAGGCTATGGCTGGGATTTGGGTTTTTTAACTGGTGTATTTTTTCCAAGCCCATTTTATTTTGGTACTACCAGAAGAGAAAAATTGGGCAGATATATGGAGAATAAGGGATATCTTCAAATCGAAGGATCGACAGACGATGCTAAACAGCTTTTTGGCTTTCAGGTTCGTGATATAGGCTTGTACGACGATGCTCCATTTGGCCAAGCAGACAAAGTTCAGCTAGAAATCAAACATCCTAATGGATTATGGTATAATGTAGAAGCTGATATATTTAAGTATTCTTCTCATTGTTCCCCGGTATTGGAGAATACTAAATTCAATTATTTGAAACATAATAAATATTTAACAGAGGATGAGTCCGAAGACCAGAATTTTACCAAACCATTGAGTTATCCAGGCTTTGATTTTCATGTTAATTCTATGCTTAATACTGACAGAATGAGTATAGATGGAGTAAGAGCATATTATAGTTTTATGAAGGGAGAGGTAGTGGAGCTGAACTACAAAACTATTTATACTGCTATTACATCGCAAGATCAAGGGAATTGTGTTGAATGTAAGAAAACCGAGAAGATAGAATCTCATAAAATTAATATTACTATTAAAGATATTTATATTGAAACTATTAATAATCCATGGTATAAGGAAACAGAGATTAAAGTACAAGACCCTTCTGTAATAGAAGTTAGCTTAAAACCACCAGAAATACTATATCCTGACGACTTCATTGATGAAACATCTAATGTTTCTAAAATTGTCAATCCTAGAGTTATTATTCAATTTGAACCACCTATAGATTTAACCAATAATGATCCTAATTCCGTTGGACCAAAAGCCTATTTAGAAGGGGTTATTCACAAAGCTGCTACAGGGAGTCAATGTACGTCCTTTTTATTATTTGACCCTATCGTGACAGATGGTAAAATTGCACCTAGTGGAAACATTAATTATAAAAGAGGAGAAAACGATACTTCTGAACCATTTATGTATGCTGGAGACAAAGAAATTGGAGGGCTAACATATAGCAATAATGCTGATATAGTCAACTTTGGTAAATGGTCAAATGTTAGGGACAGGAATTTGGGCACTTTTACATCATCATATATTTTTGATCAATTATATGCTGAGGGAGGACTAGGCTGGGGTACTAATTTAATCAAACCGGAGTCTTTACCAGTCATAGGGAATCAAGAAAAATATCCTACATTATTAGATTTAGATTATCACTATAGCAAAACAAATTATTGTGGTAGGGTTAAATTTACAAAAGGCTATGACCCAACAAAAACACATACAGGATATGTTAAATTTAATCCTAGATTAGTATACAACGGTATGGCTAAGCACCCATATACTCAAACCAGAGAAGATAATTTAATTTCATTTACTGGCTATCCTAGACCTCTGGATATTATTCCTAATAGAATTTATGCGCATAATGTTTTAAATATATCTGAACAAAATGCTTCTGTTTTAAATATAGATGCTGGAGAAATGCATCAAAGATATAAGTATAATCCAGAAACATTAGATTATTATCTACCTTTCTATGACTTAACTTTAGACAATCAGATTTTAGACGAGGATTTGGCATCTCAGAAACCAGCCAAACAAGGACAGATATCAGCATCTAGCGGTATTATACAAATAGAAAATATATTTAATAATAAAAAAGCTATAATTTATGATAATAATTATTATTGGATTAGTATTCCTGCTGAAGCCACCGGAGTTATTAGTGGATCATCTAAAATACCAGTAGCTGTGATACAAAAATGTTTTCATTCTAAAGCCACATTCTCTTTCTGTTCAAATATGTGTAATACCGAAGGTCGTGGTCCTGTATGGCCTGATTTTGATAAAACAGATACCAATTCACATGAAAGTATTTATAAACTTCCAAGCGAGTCCGTACCAAGAGCCACAGACGTTACATACGAAGAAAGACAAACCAAACAAACCTACTACGTTGGTTGTGGAGAGACATCTAACGATTCTCTGGTTAGAATGGATGTTATACAGGTCTATGAGGTTCCTGTGCAGAGCCATACATATGTGCCGGTTTCTGAGCTATTAGCCGAACCCAATGAGATCACTGTAAGATTTAAATATTTGCCACGTAAAATACCAACAGATTTTAAGGTTACATTAGGCAATAATATTGTTAATCAAAGCCAGCTATATTTATGGGAATGTCATAAAACTAATGTCAGACACTTGTATAATTCTACAACAATTACCAATACTCCTCCGTTCTATCAGATTCTTAATGAGATGATTTTTCGATCATGGTTTGGAGAAAGACAAAAAATATCATTACAAGAAACCTATGATAGACAAATTTTTATGACACAGAACCATTACAAATGGGTTCCTTACGATTATGATGATAGTGGAAAGTTTACCAGTGAGAGAAATATTCAATGAATGTATATGATTTAATGTGTGAATTTATTAGAATAGAACAATTTAAATACAAGTGTAGACTATGCGGATCTGTTGCTATGAGTTTTGATCCTCTGGAGTATCCATCTATTATATGTTCAAAAAAAATAGAGCTATTTCCTCCTGATCAATATGGTATTCAATTCAAACCCATAGATCCCGAAATGAGTACAGAAACCCAAATAAAAGAGGATCAGGCTATAGATGATATAAAGAAATGTTTAACAGAAGAAATAGAACATAGATTTACCATATGTTCTAGTTGTGAATATTATAAAAATAGTACTTGTGAAAAATGTGGATGCTATGCTGTTAGAGATAAAATATATATGAATAAACTTGCATGGAAAGATCAGGAGTGTCCCATTGGTAAGTGGAAAAAACTGATCTAAATATATTTTGGATTTTGTTGTATTAGGGCTGGCATCAGCCAATATGATTTAATTTGAGGATATTTACTTAGCAAATAATTAAATTCCCAATCTATCGGCAAGCCTATTTTATGTTCAACTAGTTTGTCTTGTAAAAATTTAGCAGTATCTCTTTTAAGTAGGATGCAGTCTGTGTATCTTGATTTTTGAATATGGAAAAATCTAGTATTGACACACTCTAGTGGGGTGGGACTATCGTATCCACAAACATCACGATAAGTACAATCTAGCGGTTTTTTTCCAGTAGACACCCATACGATATCAGCATCGTGCGGTATTTCATTAATCATAACAGCAAACTCTGTATCGAAGCTATCTTTGTTTGGAATATAGATATCATCTTCACATATCAAAGACCAATTGTTGTCATTATTGTTTGAGATACGAGATAGACAAGATAAATGATTTAAGCATAAAGAAAATTGCTTTTTATTTATCATTATATTACCTTCATTCCAACCAGTTACGGATATTCTCTCATCTGGCCATGTCCAAAAAGAATAGTAGTGATCATCAGAGATGTTTTTTGTATGATATGGATATCTGTATCGTATTTTATCTGGGCTAGAAACAAAACGAGCTAGACAAGCTAGCTCGCTCTGTAAATCTTGATATCTGTCTGACAATGTGTCAGCAATAATATAGATATTCTCTAACATTACTTTTTCTTGGTGTCTTTTTCAGACTTATCGTCCTTTGCCCACTTATGCCAACCTTTATTCGGCAAATAATTGCCGTCATCATCCTTACGCTTAGGAAATAGCGTTCCGCCCTTTTTGTGTTGTCCGAATGATAGTATTGCACCACAGTCGGCACATCGGAGTTCGAAATAATCGTTACCATCCACATTACGTACTATAAACTTAATATTAGTACTTCCGCATAGTCCGCACTTTTCTTCACCGAAAATTTCTTGTATCGAAGCAAGTTCCTTAAAAACTTCCTTCTGACCAGCGCCCTCAACTTCAAACTCTAATCTATCGCCAACTTTATATCTTAATTTCATGATTCACCTTTCCATGTATCGGAGTAGCCTTTTAGTTCTGACGGAATCGTGTCAAGGTTTTGTTGTAACTTTGACAACTCCCTAATAATAGAGATACCATGAGAATAGTCAATATTCTTGATATTCTTTTCCTCTATTCCCAAACTAGCCACCACCCTTAATGGATTAATATCTATTCTTTTAGCTATAACATCAATAAAATTAATCTGATTAGAAGTAATCTTAGATACAGTATCTCCATCAGGATCGTCCTCAATAGTTGACGATATTTCCTCGGCTGCTACAACTTTACGTAGTTTTAGGGCTCGTCTTAGGGCTCGTCCTTCTGCCCGCGTTTCTGCAACAGCCACAGGATGATTACGATAAATCTTATCGCAGTTACCCCAATAAACGTCCGCAGAGCCATCCACAGTCTGGATATTAAAACCTTCTGGGTCAGGCTTGTCTGGATTTAAACGATAGGTGAGAGAATGAACCACCGTGGCTCTTTTCTCATTGTCAGGACTAGGAGACTGAGCTACCGTGGAAGTTGATGACATTAATCTACAATTTAAAGCCACCTCGAAAATACGTCTTAAACCATCTGTGGTTGGATTGCCGGCTATTTTTTCATCATCAGATAGTAGAGTGAGTACATAATCTGTCCATTCCAAATCATGAGGACTTGGTACAGCCGTGCTTTCTGCAACAGTTTCTGTGGGCGCTTTATTTTTAGCCATAAACTTTAATCTCCTATTTCTATAATATTGTCTTGGTTATTAGCTGTGTCCTGTATAATCTTAATTAGATTATTTACTATGATAGATGCTCTAGCTTTTGAAAAATCATGTTTCTGAGTAATCCTGATAAGCTTGATCCCTTTACCGATAAGTAATCCTGTTTTTTTGGAATCATAGGCTATATTCCTCTGTAAAGCATCATTTCCCCAAACCGGTTCAAAATGAGACGGACCGTCAACTTCTATAGCTATGTTATGCTGTGGCAGAAAGATGTCGAGCTGTAATTTTGTATTTGACAAGAATTGTTCTTTGTGAAAGTCAACCTTGTATCCAGCATTTAATAGTCCTGACAGTATAAATTTTTCTAATTTGGAACCCTCCTTACTAGATCTTCTTACGGCATCAATAGCCTTTTTTTGCATAGTATGTTTTTGATCTTCAGACAAATTTTCCCATTGCTGTTTAGCATTAGCTGATCTGGCCTGTTTTTCCTGCTTACTCAGATCCTCCCAACTCTGCATAACGCCTAATCCTATTTTCATAGCAGTATCAGCATCTCTTTTTGTTCCTTTGGTTGGATGCTTATGCTTCCCTGTTCTCAAAGCATTTTTTTGCGCTGTGCTTTTGTCCCTAAGAGGAATATTAAATTTTTTAGCATCCCTACGTACCTTATTGGGGTAGGTCTGAAGCTTTTCTGCCACATCTCCTAAACTCATATTTTTTTGAATATATAATTCTTTAATAATTTGTTTTTTTTGAGCTTCTGATAATTGACTATAGTTTAATGTGCTCATATATAGCCTCTGGGTGTTCTGATGATAATAAAACAGACGGTTTCCAACAAATATCCAACAAAGGCTTAAACTCTGGAATGGTAGTACATAATAGATCGTTATTGTTGTTGTAATACCTGCTGAGTTCTTGGTATTTAGTAAGATTTAAACTTTGACGATCTGATGGTTGTTGATTGATAAAAGAAGTCCATTCATTTGTATTGCAAAGAAAGATTTTTTGTTTAGATATACAGCTAGATAAAAAAATCATATCCTGTAAAGAGAAACAAATAATTGGTCCTTTAAAATATTTAGCTTCATTAATGTGTAAGGTAGCAAAATAATTAAAAGATGTTATATTGCTAAAATAATAACTGTTAAATAGAATATGATCTAAAAAGGGAGCTGCTAGGCTTAGTCTATTTATGGTATCTAGCACCAATTTAGACTGTTCATTATTTTCTATATTAAGAGCTAAAAAGCCTACTGTTTTATTCATAGTAAGTGTTTTTCTATAAAGTTTTTGTATGAACTTTGTTTAATATCCTGAATACTGAGTGACGGTTTAGGTAATTGATCAATATTAGTTAATGTCTCCTTGGATATTGTGCTCTTTTTCATCCAATTGTTGCCTTCAACACACAACACAGGTTTTCCCAAAATAAGAGCATAGGGTACAAATGTATTGTTTAATGCTAATAGCATTTGACAGTTGTTGACCAACTCCATAAAAAAAGGATCGTCTATATAACCTATATTTTGAGGATGATCTATATACAGACCATCAAATAATTTGATATTAAGATTAGTATTGGGATATAGTACATTGATTAATTCTACAGGCAGTTTTTCTACTCCACTAAGATGAGCTACAATGTCAATGTGGTCTATTTTCTTCTTTTTATCAAAAGAATTCAACAGATATTCGCTATAATAGTTGTCCATCTTGATAGTAGAAGGTTTGATATTTTTTATTCCGATTAAGTCTTTGGCTTGGACTAGACAACGGATATTTCTTTTAGTAGCATCATTATATAGACTTTTGTTCATTCTATCAAAGTATAAAAAGATATTTTGTGGGTACTCTGTTTCTTGCATAAAACCAATAGTTTCAGAATTGATAGAAGAAGCACAGAATATATACTTATGATTTTTTCTAGTATTGTCGTCGTCTTGATAATATTGATCAAATAAATAGCTAGCCATGTACGGTGCAATTTCTCCATACGCAACCAGATCGTATGCTAGGTGCTGTATCGTTTTTGTTAGCGATGTAAATTCTAAAGTAAATTTCATATTATTTATGGTTGACTGTAATAAGTGAGTTATTATAAATATAATTATTTATTGTAGGAAATAGAGGCAGTAACATATTGATACTTTCAAAAAATAACATATTATTATTTGTATCTATGATTGATTCTAATAATGTTTTACTGTTGGCTTGTAGCATAAAAATTTCTGACCATTTGGGAGTAAGTTCATAGCATAAGTATTCGACTTGTCCATCGTTGTGTGTGCATCCAATTTTAAAAAATTTATTCGTACAATTTTTGATACAGAAAATGTGGTTCGAGTTGTTGTTGCATTGTTGAAAAATATTTTTCCGTAGTATAGTATAATTACTAATTATAATCGTTGGATAGTTATTGTCAATTTGTTTAAGGGCTAAACCTATAGCATATGACTGCCCATAGTCTTCATAATGATCATTTTCTATAACTTTAACATCATTACCAAAATGAATTTTTTTCTTTAGCTTATCTCTGTCAAACCCTAAAACAACACTAATCGAAGCTATTTTCTTTACGTATTTACGAATACTTGCTAGCTGATGTTTGATAACTGCGTCATTATGATTATCTATCTTTATAGACATCAAGCTCTTAGATCCTACCGATTTCATGCCTTTAGTAATTTCGTATGCTAATAAAATTACATTATAATAATTATATGTAGACGACGTTCTTTTCATTTTCTACTAATTTGTTAATAAGTGGTTCGTGATTGTTCTTATTAAGAATCATATGTGTAGAAAAAGGTATAACTAGACCATTATAAGGATCATTCTGTTTCATAATAGCATCTACATTACGTACTGATTTAAAAATAGGATCTATTTGTGAGATGTAATTAGCGTGGCAATCTATTATGTTATCATAAACAATATAATGTGTTGTTTTATTTTTTCTAATGTTAGTATCCAAAACAATGTCAATGCTCTCTGTCAACGGATAATGAGGCAATGTTATCTCGTGTAGCTTCCATTCATATTTTTTATCTAGCCCCTTAACATATGCAAGCAAATCAGTAAATGCATAACTGTATTCTGGCTTATATATCAAAGAACAAAATCCAATAGGTCCATCATGATTTAGTAGCTCATATATTTTGTCTTTATCAAATGTGTCTACAAACACTATATAATAGTATTTATTGCTGTAATCTTTGGACTGTAAGCTTAGTGATGTTTCCGTCATATATAACCTGTTTAATAGAAATATTATGTTTACTGATTATCTCACCAAGATCTTTATCAAAAAAATAACAAGACTTGTCGGCCAATGCATGGTTTAATTCGTTAATAGATATCTTATTATATGTTATATCGTTGTATATTTTATCAAAATTTAAAAACTCCAAGCACATCATACCAGAATTAAGTTTAATTTTTCTGCTCAGGCCCGTAATAATAGCCTCTAGCTGAGCATATGGAGCATTATTCAATTCGTTAAATGATAATACATCGCACGAGCCATTGGGAATGTGGTTGATTTGTTCTAGCTGAACATTATTAGCTCCTTGTATTTTTTTACTATCGCTAATATATGCGTGGATATGTTTACTCATTTGATTGCTTTCTGTGTTACTATAGATATAATATTATGTAATTGTGATCGTGCCTGGGTAAAATTATTATCCAATAACAATTTATTTTTTTCCATATTAAGCTTAGAAAAAACTTGTTGATAGTTAGACAATAGCGGCCCCACACCCTGTATAATTTGCTCTATATTAGAAACCTGATAAACCAACCCAGGATATTGTATCGTACGATTATCGCTAGTAAAAATCAAACAGCCAAAACACATAGCATATTTGGCTTCTATAATTGAAGCGGGCTCTGTTGTCAAAATAATTTTAGTTTGAGATAGGTAATTCTGAATGCTAGTATTATTTGCATCAGGTGGGATAATATTAGTAACTATATCTGGTAAAGATGTTTGTATAGTAGAAATAATTTGTTCAATTTTTGAGATATCGTTTGAGTTTTGCAAAATAGCTATATCTACTGTTTTTTGTTTCTCAGATATATTACTAGAAATAAAGTTATCTTGTAATGCAGGACTAATTAGGTATGCTTTGGTAATACCTAGTTCTTTTGTGAGTCTCTCATGAGTAATAGCATCATAACATATAAACGTCATATGTCTACATTTTTGTAGTATCTGGGCATTCATGGTTAGTAAATTATCCACACTAATAATACCCGGCATATGCATTGGATCTAGATGTTGGGCAATAGCTGTGGACCCTATCCAGCAATCATAATACAATGGGGGTGATTCCATTTCTGGTATCACCATAACAGTATCTGGTCTAGACCCATTATCATTGGCTGGCATAACAGCAATAATATCTTCTTGATCTAAAAGATTAGTAAGAAAATTGTCTACAATACTGTTGTATGGCTGTAAAGCAATGTGTGTATTTTTTGATACTGATCGTTGTATAGTAGATCCTACATTATACCCAAAGAACATAGCTTGTCTCCTATATGCTCAATAGAAAATGTTATGCCATATGAACGTAACTTGTCAGACATGTCTTGTTTCTGTGTTAAAGATAAATTATTCTGTATATTATATGCTTTTCTTAAGGTAGCTCTAATATCTAATATAGTAGGTTCGGAAGATATCTCTAATTCGCATTCATGATCTAAACTATTATTAGCTGGATTTGGTTCTGACATCTCAAATCTGGATGGAATAATCAAACCTCCAACCGATTTATCAATTAGCTCGGCAGCTCCTGTGTTTTGTACGGCTATGGGCATCTTCCCCATAACAATGGCTTCTGCCAGAGGTCTACAAAAAGCCTCTCCTTTAGATGGACAAACAAATACATCGCAAGCTTCGTGCAGTCTTAATAGGTTTTGTCTATCCAAAGAATCTGCGATAAAGACCAAATTTGGATTGAGGGTTTTATTGTATTTATTCCTACCAATAGTCTCATTAATGTTTTGAATAATAGCTTCTCTTTTTTTATTATCCATTTTATCAGTTTTAATTATCAACATAGCGTTCTCTCTATGTTGAAATTCATAATGAAATGCCAAAATTAAATTAACAATATTTTTTCTAGGAATAAAAGAGCCAATAAAATAAAACTTAACATAGTCTTTATACTTAGATTTTAGATGTAAAAAATCAACGTCTTCTTTTTTAATAACGTCAGACAAAACAGATATCTCATTGGTATTAATGGGTTGAGAAATATTATGGATCGGAGTAGATATACCGCTATCAGTTAGTGTTTGTTTTTCTAACATAGAAGGTACACAGACATGATCCATGCGACCAAAAACCTGTTTGATATATGAAGAATGAGACAAGTTGCCCTGCTCAAAAACACACAAAGCAATATTTTTATATGGAAATACAGGACAAATAGCTTGAGGTAGAGCTTTCTGAATAATCACATCTATATTTGATAAATTAGTTTCTTCATAAATTTTTAGGTCTTCATCTAGAGTACGATCTACGCTATTAGATAAAAAAATTGGCCTTGCTTGTATTTTATGCCCTAGTTTATCAGCAGCATATGCCAATGATCTTAGGTAGTCTTTGGAAGCGGCTCCCCACCCATCATTTTGTCTATATGGAGCAACATATAGAATATTACTCATGAGCGCTGCCTTTCATTAGCGTATCGGATATAGTCCTCATTGTTAAGTACTGTTCTGTTTGACATAGCATACTTAATTAGATTTTGATTTTCCATATACTTATTATATATGTCTACTACATTTTGAAAACCAAATTTTTTGATATTCATACCATTCATAGTATATCCATAATCGCTGTACTTTAGTAGATTAAGCGTCATCATATTATTGAGTAGATCTTGACTACCTATTCTGTCTTCACAGATATATCTCATAGCCTCGTAAGATTTGTTGAACTTTTTGAATTCATTAATATCTAATTTATTGAGGTAATTTGACGATATCTGCGACCAGTGACGCCTGTTAGGATTGGCCAGCACCTCATCGAATACTCTCATCCATGTGTTGGCTGTAGCATCCCAATTGAAATGTTTTTCTGTTAATTCTCTAACCTTAATTCTAAGCTTATGGTGCTCTTCTCTGTCTAAATGTAACAGGTTCCATAGGTGGAATATTAGCTGGTCGTTATTGGGGTATACTCGATACGCTTCGGTCTCCATTTCTTTGAAGAATGTTTGCGGCTGTACAGGACAGCCATCCAAAAGATGTACAATATCAGACATAGCGCTATAATTAACAGATACGATAGGTATACCACAAGCGCCAGCCTCTACTTGAGGCATACCAAAGCCTTCACATATAGCATATTGTACATATATATCAAACGTATTATAAACACTATTAAGCTGATCTGTAGATATCCCATCAGAGACTGAAGGAAATGTTGCTGTTTTTTGACCGCAATGTGGACAATGTTTGACAGCATGATTAAAAGTATGGGCATGAATTTGTGAACAGTTCTTGCAAAAATAGGTAAATAGAACTCTTTTACCCATATTGTTTTCTTTAAGAACATTTGGTAAATTCCATCCAGCATCAGGATAGCTGGTGTGAAGATATAGATAGGTATTTTCACCTAGTTTTTTATCTTGTGTTTCTAGTTTGTCTAATAAAATTCTCATAGATTGTATCAGTTCTGGTATGAGTTTTCTTTTTTGGTTTCTCATGACCGAACCGATAATTTTCATAGAATTGGGTAGGTTAAGTTTTTCTCTGGCCGCTTCTAACCCGATTGGTCTGAAGGTCGTCAAGTCTACTGCTGGGGAAGCAGAGCCTTTATGTCTGATACGATTGTTGGTTTGATCCATCAAAACCTTACCACCCCAATCAGAGTATGATAATACTGCATCGGCATTCATATAAACATCTAGCCATTCTTCTTGTTGAGGCTGAGAATCTACTGTCGGCATCACCACCCAACTGTAAAAAGGTCTTAATACAGAAAATCTTTGATATGCATTCATCCAAAAATCTCTGATATCGAACACTATATCTGGCATAAAATCCAATAATACTCTTTCAAATCTCCATTTGCCAAATGCATTCTCTCCATTACTATTATATTCGTTAAATCTTGGATCAGTCTCTTTAACAGCATTAGGATAATATTTCCATGGAATGTTTTTATCTCTAGAGTCTCCTATGACTCCATAAGAGGCAAATTCGGCCAGTTCATACTTATCTGAAGCATATAGTCTGTTAAGAACTTCTTTAGCGTATGTGCTATATCCAGAATGAAGAAAGCTAGCTTCTGAACACATTAGAATTTTTGGTTTTGGCATAAGACCTGTCCGTGATAAAAACAAGCAGGAAAGGGGGACAAGCCCCCATTCCTACTTTATGAACTAAAACTAAAAATCAGAACGCAACAGTTTCTTCTTCCTCAGAAGTTGACGCTGCTGCCTTCTTGGAAATCTTTGTGATCTTAGAAAAATTATTAACTCTAACCTTGAGTGTGCTATGCTTCACACCGTCCTTTTCCCAAGAATCATTGCGCAGAGTACCTTCCACTAATACCAGGTCACCCTTCTTGAATGATGAGGCAATTGTTTCTGCGCCGCTATCCCACGCTTCACAAGAGATGAAAGACGTAACTTTATCCTTGCTTCCATTGGCCCTGCTAAACTCTCTAGAAACAGCAACCGTAAAGTTGACAACAGCTGTCTTTTTATCCGACGCTGTGATATATCTTAGCTCGGGATCTCTTGTTAGATTTCCTCTCAAAATGACAATATTCATATGCAATCTCCTAAAGTCAAAAAGTTAAATCGACCACTGGCTTATTATAAGAATGAGGCGTCGAGTGTCAAGATTCTGGTATAAAACACTTTTCCACAATCAAACCGCTGCCAGCCTTTTTAGATTTGGTACCTATAAATACCAACACTTCGTTTTCTTTTAATAGATCTTTAAACTCACCATATTGTTCTGGAAACATTACTACAGAATCCAAACCTCCTGAGCTATCAAAAATCTCCAGAAAGGACATATTCGCCCCTTTATTTTTTCCTTGTTTGGTTTTGATCACACTTAACCTACTAATCTCTCCCATGATAGCAACCTTTTTTCCTCCAGTTACTCCTTGAAAGTCTTTGCAAGATATCAAATTAGACTCATAATTTTGCATATAACAATCTGTTTTAGTGCATGTCAAAGGAATACCTAATAATGCTGCTTCGGTCTCTGCTATCCACTGCATATTATCTTTTAATGAATATGGTGGATGGTCTATGCTATTGATAAATTCTTGTATTAGTACTTGTCTCTTTTTTGTTACTTTACATGTGGTTAATAGTTTGATAAAAACATCTTTAAATTTGATGCTTGTGATATCTATATTATTAGTTGTGATTTGTTCTAATTCTTTTTTAGTTAGCTTATTAAGCATTTCTAAATAAAATAGTAGCTCTGTTCTAGGTATTTTATAGTCATCGAAAGCCCCTACGGAAACAATCGCCTTTGCTGCTGCACTATTAACATTGGTCAATAATCTACAAAACGTTGGTATTATTCCAGTTATATTTTTATTTATTAAATCCAAATGCAACTTTTCAATTGCTTCGTATACCGATTCCCCCACTCCTTTAATATTAGTAAGTCCAAAATAAATTTTATTATCAATAATAGTAAATTCTTTGTTCATAAATTTAAATTTAGGTAATAAAACCTCTATATTCATGGAACTAGCATTGTGTACCAACTCTTTAATTTCTTGATGTGGGTCTATTTTATCTTTAGCAAATCTTAGGTAGGAGACAAAAAAGATCTGTGGAAAATGTGCCTTAGCATATGCTGATAAATAACCATTGATAGCATAGCTAATAGCATGACTTTTATTAAAAGAATATCTTTGGCTTTTTTCAATCCATCCGAAAATTTCTTCTGCCTCATGAGCATTAACGATACCCTTAGTATTACAGCCATTGATAAAAACTGTTTTCAACTTGGCCATCTCTTCTGGTTTTTTCTTACCAATGGCTTTTCTTAACATGTCGGCTTCTTGTAAATCAAACCCAGCCAACTCCTGTGCTATTTGCATACTTTGTTCTTGATAAACCATTTCTCCATATGTGGTTTCGAGAATATTTTTTAGACTGGGGTTATAATAGTCTATACTCTCTTGTCCATTTTTTCTATCAATGAAATGATTACTAACGCTCTTGCCTTCTCGAATAGCCTCTAGACATCCTGGTCTCATAATGCTAATCAAGCCAGCCAGTTGCTCTATATTTTCTGGCTTTAGCTTTTTCGCCATGCTCTGACCTAGTCTAGACTCTAATTGAAAACATCCCTTAGTATTACCATCGGATATTAATTCCCAAGTTCTAGAACAGTCTAGAGGAATAGAGTTTACGTCAAACTCTAACAATTCTGTATTTTCGCTGTCTACAGGAAACTTACAGCCACAATCAAACTGATAATATTTTGTCATTGCGTTACAAAAGAGTCCCTAAATTTAATCTTCTTAGATAAGTTTCTGTGCAATCTCATGAATCGAATCAATAATTCTGCACAGTCTTGTACGTCTTTAAGAGCATCATGAGCGCCGGCTTTGCTAATGCCCATATAGTCTCTGATATTATCCAGAGATAGGTTCTTAATGTCTCCGTTGCTTTCAAACCAATAGAATAATAGATTCATCATATCAAGAGTATCTCGTGGATAGAATAAGCTTGACCCATTCTCATTGTTTACGTATCCTAATTTTCTACTAAATCTCTCAACTATTTTCATATCAAACCGTATAATGTTATACCCAGAAGCAACAGGAGCAGAAAACATGCTTTTTTTGCTTCTATTCAGATGATATATTTCTAAATATTGTGCAAACATTGACCACGCTTGTTGCTGGGACATGGAGTTCTTCCACGATTCCAGTATTTGCTCTTTAGTAGAGTTTCTGACCTTAGCATGAAACTCTAATATGTCCGAATCGCTGTATGTATGATTAGGGTCATTCTCCAGTTTTTCTGGCTTGACCTGAATATTAAACTCAGAATCTTTCACAATAGATAGATTGTATGGATCTACTATAATAGCGGCTATTTGAACAGGACTACAGGTCTCTGTATCAATACCGTCTGTTTCAAAATCAAAAACGCATATTTTATTTTTCATTGTAGGATACTAGTATCGTCCTGTAGGGCTTCCAGAATAGAGAATGTATTATTATAGTATATTTGTAAATCTAACTTAGGTCCGCATACTATCCCGGAATCTGTGCGAACCCTCACACATCCTATAAGATAGTTGGCAGACATGGGTCTGTCCAGAGTAATTTTTGTAATATTAAGTATTGGATCGTAGACTACTCTTGTCGCATTAAGAGTAGCTGTTTGTTGATAAATATTGTCTATTTCTTCTTTTGTAGGATCTGGATTAGCTGATCTGAGCCAATAACTAACTTTAACAGCACCAGGCAAAATTTTACCCGTAACATTATATGGAACAATCAATGTTCGCCTATCTGGTTTGTATTCATATTTAAATTGATTATTTATAGTGGGAACCAATTCTCTACTAAAATACGTATAGCACACTATCCTATCAATTGGAATATAAATATAATGACTACTATCAACTATAGTTACAGAACCGCCGCGATTAGACACATAATTGCGTATAGGATTATACATTTTGATATAACTATCAGTAGATTTAGTGCTAGCAGAAGTTTTTAATAGAGGGGTGTTAGATTTAGCGTCAAAATATATTTTACCCTGTAGTTGAGTATTAAAAATATCTCTTAAAAAACGAAAAGAATCGCCGGTAACTTTTTCATATTTAACTGTTTGGGGAGCATTAGGTATATGACCAACACCATCTTCATCAGGAATACCTGTGATAATGGCTTGATATAGCTCATCTAATTCTATTTTGGTAATGCCAAAAAATTGTTTAGTTAATTCTGGATTGGTTTTTTCTGCTAAAAAATATTCTATGAGCTGCTTAGCATAAGTACCGACATTATATGTGATATATCTACGACCACTCGCGGCAAAATCATCAACAACTACATAACATGCATACAGCCATTCTGTTAAAGACGCATCAATCGGAGGCTCTTTATTCCACCCATTACAAGTTGGAATCGGATCTTCTGGCTGTTGGGCTCTGATACGAATATAAGGATCAACAAAATTTTGAGCAAATGCACTGCTACCTTGAGATAACTCGTATCTGATAAGATACGGCTCTGTTAAAAATAAATCTTCGATGATAACTCGGTTGTTTTCGTCTACTGGCCAATTAACAGTCTGGTAAACTATCTGTGGATCAGTGGCATCTTTAGGATTGGTCTTAGTATGAAAAAACCCTTTACCAGGAGCCATAAATAAATCAAAAATATTACTTTCTAAAGTATTAAATGACTCACACAAACCTTGATATAGCCAAAATTTATTAGCAGTACTATATTTGATAGGTTCTTGTTTGTCATTGACTCTGAAAAAGTATAACGGAGCACTTCTATCGTACGAATTGACAGGTGGAGGGTTATCGGGATATGTTATAGTACCGCCTCGACCTAGATCTATTCCATGCAAATTAAAAGCATCTCCAGGTAGCAATTTATATGCACTTATATCTTCAAAATATGATGGAAAAGAAGACTTAGAAAAAATTTCTCTAGCATTTATTTTTTCAACAGGAGTATCTAAGTGTAATTCGTCATCCTCATTGTCTGTAAAATGCAAGCCTCCGAACAAGATAATATCTAATAGATTTCTTTTATTTGTAGCCAACATCATACCTTTTAAGGTAAATGGGTCTAGCTTATTAGGATACGATGAACCCAAATAGTCTATACCTGCCAGAGCTGAATTAAAAGCAAAGCTTGTCCCATATTGCTCTTGAGCAGATAGTACGTTTGGCCTATTATCGGACAATAAGTCTCCTATAGTAAATGTATCTATAGAGGGATATGTGGCCTCTACCTCGCTTAAAAGTTCTTTATATTTTCTATGCATACACAATGCATTTACTGGACAACAACCAGGAGCTATTTGATATGTGTCTACTTTTTTATAAAGCAGCCTGTCTCTATTGAAGGGGTCGTAAAGGGTAAAGTAATCTCCTATTGCTAGTCTGCCAAAAGTAGTAAACTCTCTCGGCACTAAATCACCAGACCAATCGGTATAAACTTGCACACCGCTACTAATCCTGGCGATAATAGTTTTAGGCCCAGTATCGACTGTTAAAAAAAGCTCTCCTTCGGGGTCTTGATAAGACAGAGGGGTGATTTGGCGATATGTTTCAACAAAGTCTGACCCCAAATTTTGAAAAGTTCCCACGCCGTATGTTTTTTCGCTAGTTTGTGATATTAATGTAAAATATAAACCAATATTAATATCTATATTTTTACTTGTATTTATTGGAAAATTTATTTGTGTCGGCATTGTTAAATATAGAGTTTCTGCTGGCATAGCCATTTGGCCCTCTACATTAGACCCCCACATCCATATACTCTTATCTTGCTTAAGTGCTACTGAATGATTGGCACCAACCTTAGCTTCTATCCAAGGTATAGCATCATATTGAGGGATACCAGTAATAACCTTATAAGTTTCTGCGGTGTCTTTAACATTTCCTATGCCCAACTGACCATACTGATTATCTCCAGACGAATATAGAATACCTTCTTCTATATACAGAATATGTCCCATAAGCTGTCCTACTTACTAAATGCTACAAGCTATTTTATTGTGACAGTAGCATTGTCCGGAATAAAAGTCTTTTCTCCGCTACTCACAACAACAGCATTGAGCTTTCTACAACAAGATACTCTAACTTCTGGTGTTTTTCTGTATTCAGTATTGTTGTGAATAAAGACGGTGTCTATAGTAATATTAGCAAATGTTGTTTGATGTTCCGACATAGTTATTTCCCTTTAATAAAGATTGAATACACATAATTTTATCTAACATACCAATACCTAGAATGTCAAACTTTACTATACCAAGAGATTCTAAATCTTGCATTTCCATACCTGCAATACTATTTCCGGTCTTAGAATCATACACCATTGGACATATTCCATCTAGATTATGGGCTGATATCGCAATACCGGCTGCGTGTTTAGATTGATTTGATTTGGTTCCTTCTAATCTAATAGCTTGCTCAAAGCGTTTTGCAAACAAGCCCGATATTGAGCCGTCATCATTAATTTGGCACCAATCTTTAAATTTATCTGGAGTATTCTCTAAGGCCCATTGAATAATGGAAGATTCTCCTCTATCTTCTTTCATTTCTTGAAGATCATCCGCTATCTTCGCTTCGTCCGGAATGTTTTTAGTAATTTGATTCATTTCCTCATAAGATAAACCTCCATATACTCTCAACACCTCTTTTAAGGCGCCTCTTCCTTTCATAGTATTAAATGTAATCATCTGAGATACCTTATGAGTCCCATACTTATTTTTAATATAGCCAATAACATTATCTCTTGTTGTCATAGGCACATCGATATCAATATCTGGCATAGATATTCTATCAGTAGAATTTCTTCCAGCATTATAGAATCTCTCAAAAAGCAAATCATATTTAATAGGATCTATATTGGTAATTTCTAATAAATAAGATACCAAACAACCAGCAGCACTTCCTCGACCCGGACCAGGAAGCCAAGAATTTGTTCTAATATAATTTACAATGTCTTGAACGATTAAAAAATATCCAGACAAGTTAGCCCCTTGTAATACAGATAGTTCCTGTTTGATCCTGTCTGCATAAATTTTTTGGTCTTCTTCGGATATTTTGGTAAAACCACGTTTTCTCCATCCATCTCTACATAATTGTCTTAAGTATTCATCCTCATTATCTATAAATTGTGGTAGTTGAGGTCTATTAAGAATATTGTATTCTTCACACATATCAGCTACTAAATTAGTATTACGCAATTCTTCTTCTGTGTGTAAATTTCTCATTTCCTCATCAGACAAAATATAGAAATTATCGGACTTAAAAAAGCAGCCAAGAGGCACATCTTCATTATTAATAATCTTTTTATTAATTTCTGGGAAAGTGGTTTTAAGAGTATTACAAAGCAGAACTCTTTGATCTATAGCGTCCTCTTTGTTGGCATAGTGGGCATCGGGAGTGGCTACTACTTTTAATTGGTGCTTTTTAGCTAAGCTGCGAATAATATCTGTCAGAGTAATTTGGAATGGTAAATGATCTTTATCCATTAATTGGGCTTCTAAAAATAATCCGTCAGACCCAAAAATAGACTTTAATTGATCTATTAATAAACTAGCTGGATTCAAATCTGATCCATTATTTATGATATCGGCCAAGTTAGAGCCCATGTGACCAGTAATACAGATCAGTCCGGACGTATCCAGGTCTTCGAGTTCGTTTATGCTGATCCTGGGCTTTCTATAAAATCTGCTTGGGTCGTTTGATGCAGAAACTAAACTGATAAGGTTTTTCCAGCCTTGGATGTTTTTTGCCAGCACCAACATGTGAGATAATTGACCGTTATCTTTGTGCTGATTTGTGGACTTGTCTTTACAAATATATAATTCGCACCCTAGAATAGGCTTAATTCCTTGCTTTTTCATAGCCTGATAAAATGACACAGCTCCAGAGATAGAGCCGTGATCTGTAATAGCACAGGCTGATGACCCTATGTCAGCGCATCTTTTAGCGATCTGTTCGGGCTTACTGAGTCCGTCTAATAATGAGTAGTGGGAGTGTGTATGAAGAGAGATATATGATGACATAAAGTTCCAAAGTTATTCTGTGCTTCCGGGAGCCTTGTAGTGCCCTATATTATGACCTGGGGCGGAGTATTCGTCAATCACCATATCCATACCTTTCAACTCTATGTCGTGCTTTACTTGCTCACACTTGGTCATATTGGTATGCTTAGCACATGTTTGGTTATCTCTATACTCTTCTAATGGATAAACATGAGTGTTATCAAATGTGGTTTTCCCAAAATGACATAATTTATTGCACATCCAACTCTTTTTTAAAGTTGGTTTACGACTCTTTTTGATAATCTCAAATTTATCTTTAAGCATTTTTTCGGTTTGCGGAATATCTGACTTATCAAATAAAATACTAAACGGACCACCATCATTAATAAAAAATATCGTAACTATAATGTGATCATAATCTGGATACAGTTGTTGTACAGCATAGTGATAGATTCTTAATTGAGGGTCGTTCTCTAATTTTTCCTGAGTTTTTTCTTGTCCTGTCGCCCAGTCCAGTCTTCGTCCGGTTTTCCAATCCACTATCTCTAGGGTATTGTCATCTATTTTAGTAATAAGATCTATAGTGCCTTTTAGGGCCAGCGTACCACTAAGATTATTGCCATTAATATTATAATTGTATTCAGCCCACTTTTTGTCGATAGTAATATCAAAATGTTGTTCTGGACACATAATATTACGATTGCGAGGATCAAACATCCCATTATTAAATTCAATAGCCTTATAGACCCACTTACGGCAATCATCAAAGTCTCTTTCAGTCCATTTGTGATGATGACATTTGGTAATATAGTAGTCATAGACATTTTTTATAATCTGCTCCAAATCATATCCATGCGTGGGTAGTTCTCCAAGGATATCATCATCTATAGACTTTTCTTTGTTCTGCTCTGCTTGTTTAATTACAGCCAGTATTTCTAATACCTTATGGACTATAGTGCCTTTGTCTGCCTTTTGACCAGACGGACTTCTCCATCCCAGAACATATTCCATAAAGTATTGCTGTTCACACATGGAATGAGTATTATATGACGAGCTTCTAAAATATGTGATTATAATAATTCACCTCGTTCGAATATTGATTGAAAAAGATTAAAGAGATACATCGATTGATCATATATTGACATATTTTCATTATCAATAACGTGATCAAAATTTGACCAATCATATCTGTTCTTATCTAAAATTACTTCGCTTATATGGTCAGAAGAATTGTGTTTATCTCTTGTTAATCGAATAACCAAACCACCAGCGCTATGTATGGCTTCAACCTCGTTAGGGAATCGACAATCAGTAATCAGGGCCAATTCTGTATTGTCATCTAGAATTTTACTAATAGTAGCTTCTGGCCATATATTTGGCTTCATGGATCTGAAAATATCAGTACCAACTACCTGCATTACTTCTCTGGCTGTTAAGTATTTATTTTGCCAGTAAACGTTGGTTATATCATTTTTATCCATATCGGATCCATAGCATTGATTGTATGTCAATCCTAGCAAATCCATGCAAATATTTTTTTTGAGTATATCAGCAAAGCTATATAATTTAATATATGGATTGAGTTGTTTAACTATCTCAGCCACGTCTTTATCTAATATATTGTTATGATTATTTAAATAATATTGATTAATATCTACAGTAATAGACGCTCCATTATGTTTTAAAATGTCTATTGTACCTTGATCATTAATCTTAGCTTTTTGGCATAGGTTTTGATCTGCCAAATAGAGACTATAAATAAAATTAGCTGATGTATTTTTGCCAGATTGTTTTTTTCCAGAAAATCCTATAATTTTAGTCATTCAAACCTCTCTGTTAATTTCGATAACTCAGATATGATCACATCCTTGTTCATATCCGCTATATCTGTTGTGACAAAATTGGGGGTGTATACATTGTATGTTCTGGAGCATTTCTTAGATATTACTGACGTAGCCTTGTGTCCAGCTTCGTCGTTATCTAGAAGCAAAACCATTTGCATAGCTCCACTGGTATCGATAAGCATTTTCTGAGTATCAGACATAGACGAGCCAAAAATAGCAACACTATTTCTAAAACCACATTCTTCTAGTTTCCAAACATTGCCAGGACTTTCCACTACTATAATAGTTTTGGAGTCTCTGATATAGTCTTTGGCATACCACATATTGTATAGATGGTTCTGGGTTTTGAAGCCAAAATTATGTTTCCATTTAGAATATTTCCATTTGTGATCTTCTGATGGACATTCTTCTTCTGAATTGTGATAGCTACTGCATCGTATGCATTTATCCTGAACACTACGACCAGTACAACCTACCATATACTTATGCTCTAAATCATAAATAGGGGCTACAGCTCTACCGTACATTTCTTTACCTATCTTATCACATAAGCCTACATCATACTTATCTAGTATAGCAGCACTAAATCCTCTATCTAAGAAATAAGTCGCTGGAATATTTAAGCTTTGCCTAATGCTATGTCGAGATACCTTCGGAATATCTTCATTAGTTGTCGTGGTAATGTTAGAAACAAATGAAGTAAAAGTATTTTTTTCTACAGCCTGTTTAGAAATCTGTATATTATCAAAATTATCTTTAAGCATTTTTTTAGCAAAAGCTAGGGCGGCTGAGAATGTTACCGTAGGATCACCATCTTTGACCCATCCCATATGATTATGAGATAGAACGCCACGAATAAAACCAATGATAGAAGATTTAAAGGTTTGTTCGCATCCATGTGTGCGACATTTCCAATTACCTCTGTAATGGTCTCCGTCCGGATATAAATTCAAGGCAGAGTGATTGTCTCCACCATGAATAGGACAAGCCATCGATATCATTTTAGAGGTTTGTTTGTACTCTATATCCAAAGCTCCAAGTACGGCCTCTATATTATCACACAAATGATCACAAATTACTTTGAGTTCATTTTGATTATACGAAACTGATTTCTTCATCATTGTTTTCATCTATAATAAATCCATTTGACGGTTTTTCTTTACTTCCATTACTAATGAGTTCTAATCTAGTCTTGCCTTCTGTAATTTTAGCACACCAGCCCTTCATATGACAATTAATATAGTCATTATCATCTAATCCTCCACCGTGCCTGCTAATTAGAGGAACGAGCTTTCTATTACCATTACTAGGACCGTCTTCAGCAATTTCTTCATCTGACTTCCGCTTAAAGATTGTAAAGTTACTACACAACCAAATAATTCTATCTGATCCTGATGCAGTATCCGTGCTTTCTTTGGTAATTCCATCTCGGTTCAACTGCACAAAAGCAACAATAGGTACTTTATATTTTGTTGCAAAATTATGGAGGGAGGTCATCATAAATCCTAGAACTTGATATTCTTTCATGTCCTGAGAGATACCAGCAGAGTCCATTAGTTTCAGATAGTCGTAGAATATTACGCAATCCTTGGCGGTTCCATCATCATTCAGTCCCACCTCTTTCATAACCCATCGTCGCATAATAGCCAATTGCTCCTCAAATGACTTACCTGCTATGGATTTATAATATAGTTTGGTTTGTTTTAACTTTTCTACAGCTTCCGTAATCTTAGTCTTTTTGTCTATTGTTTCAGCAAAAGCTCCTGTTTCGATAGTATTGATTTCTATTTCAGTCATCATGGCCATGACTCTGTGTAGATGGTCTTCTTTGGTCATTTCAGTATCCATATTCAATACTGGTATACCATTACTAGCTATATGAAATCCCATGTTGTCCGATAACAAGGTTTTACCAACCTTTGGCCTAGCAGCAATCACATTTACTGTACTCTTACGCAATCCTCCGCCAATAGCTTGATCATAAATTTTAAATCCAGTAGAAATACCAACCTGATCAATTTTGTGCTCTTCTAGGTATTTGATATATTCGTCTAGATTGGTACCAATAGATTCTGGACCACTTTCGCTATCGTTGAGCCTATTAGTAAAATCAAAAACAACATCCTCTGCGATGCTTAGGATAGAAGTAACAGTTTCTGAACCATTAATATCTAATATTTTGTCTTGGGCAATTTTAAGCTGTTTATGAAGCAGACGCGCTATATCTAGTTTCTTGATTTTGGCAGCAAATTTACGAATATTGTCAAGGCTAACTGGAAAATCCATAATAGCTTTGAGATGCTGCGCCTCTTCTTTTTTAGACAAAACGTGTGCTAGATCTAATTCTTGAGCAGATGAGATTATGGAGGCTATGTCTATCTCTGTGGAGTGCCCCTTATCAAATAGGTGTTTGAGACACTTATAGATAATTATATTACTATCAATAGTAAAACAAGTTTCCGATAAGATGTCCGAGACTTCGTAAAACGCCTTATCAGAATACGCACAAATACCAGCCAGTACAGCTCTTTCTGCTGCCGGATCACACAGGATCATACTCAATTTATTACTTCCTTTGCAGTGTTTTCAAGTGTTGATGTAAATTTTCTAAAAAATGCTTCTATATATTCTTTGATTTCATTTTGATTAGCTAGTGGTACATGATAGGTCTTGATAAATAATTCATTATGATTAACTATTTCTCCCGAATTATTTTTCTCAAATACAGAACAATTTACATTAAATACCAATTCCACGGGACTATCCAATAGAGAGCCGCCGTTTTGTATTTCATCATATTGATGAATAGCTTCATACTCTATGTGCTCTATGGTCTCATCTACCGAAGGATTGGTTTGTCCCTCATGGTAGTGTATATCGTCAGTTCCCTGAAGTTTATTGTATTCGGCTTCTGTAATTTTAGCATAGAGCTTGAGAAGCAGTAGTCTTTCGTCTTCTGATAATGATGATATTAATTTGTCGTCGATCATTGGGTTATCCTGCGTTAGTAGAACATGTATTACACTTATATCGACCTCGACTCTCTGAGGCAAGTGACGCTGCCACTGTTTCTTGTTTTCCGCAAACTCTGCAAGTAACGCTGATTAGATTGGCGTCTCTCTGTCTTGCTGTGGGAGGATGAACCTGTAAAAGCTTATCTATTTGAGTATCTTCTTTATGCATCTTGGCTTCTGGCATGCTTAGAAACTTATTGACAAAAGTTTTCTTGTTTTGTTTAGCTTTTTTGGTTTTAATTGCGTTCTCTGGCACATCATACTCACCATCTTCGGGCTGGGAGGATTGAGAGGGTAGGAGAGAGCTTAGTAGATTAATTAATGCTTTTATTTGATCAGGATTTTTTGCTAATTCGTTAAGATCCATGTTTCACCTTTGTTTTTTGCACTGATAGTAGGATATCTGAAAGATTCTTAATATTGGTGGCCAAATAAGACAGTCTATCACTTCTTTGTTTAGCGTATTTCTTTATTTTATTAAGTGACGATGCTTTATCATTATGTTTTATTGCTTGTAGAGATTTTTCTATATACCCATAGCCTTTATAATTATTGATATCATCAGCTATTGTTTCCTTAATAGACTCATCTGCCCAATTATATCTTGCAAGCTCTCGATTAATGGTGCGTTGAATATGGAAAGCAAACTGCCCAAGCCTATATGATATTTGCGCACAGTCTTCGGGAGTCAATTTTTCTATATGATCTCTATTCATAGAAAAGTATAAATTTAATTCCTCCTCTGGAATAATTTGAGCACTATACTTGCCCAAACCAATACTAGACTCGTATTCATCTAGCACCTTATCCCATTCTTCAACTTGATTTTTTGTGTTCATGTCCTTTAATCCTTGCTATCCATTCCTCGTCTGTTTCATTATATGGCAATGCTATGTATTGGATATTATTGATTTTGCACCATTCAGCTTTCTCTCTATCTCTACGCTGATGTTTGAGAAAGCCTAATTTAGTGTGATGATAATGACCTATAAATTTATAGTGCTGTTCACCATGAGTTTCTATGCATGTTTTTTTAAGAGGCAAATAAAAATCTAGGTACAGTGTCTCTGATCTACGCAAAGGAATAGAAATTTCTTCCAATACTTGCAGTGTTGGATAAAGTTGACCTATTAGAGTCCTTGCTCTTAAATGCAAAGATGATTTATTTTGCTGTTTAGCATGAGCAATATTGCCAACTAAAGTCCAATTATGTTCATTATTGTCTAAGTCTACTATTAACATTTGATACCGATAGTGTTTTTAACGTCTTGGTAGAGCTTATCATAAGCTTGGGGATTATCTAATAAATATTGTCTAACTTTTTCCGTGCCTTGCAACTTAGGCTTATCTCCATCAATAAAATCCAGAGTATACCACGCCCCTCCTTTATTTATAAGACCCATATCACACGCCAAGGTAATGAGTTCCATATGTTTATCTATACCATAGCCATATCTTATATAGCTAGTAATATTTCCGCCAGGAGGACCTAAGGCGGAACATAGTACTTGCCATTCTACTTCCTGTCCTATCTGTGTTGCTTCTGTTCCCACTGTCCACGGCTTGAATGATTTGGCTCGTAGCTTAATGTCTGTCTGATAGGCTATAGCCTGCCCACTTTTTTCTTTAAATTCTGCTCCGTATCCTGTGGGATTACCCATAAGATGAGTAATACCTATTACGATGTTCCTATTCACAGGAATAACATTAGCTACCTTACGACAGAATTTTGCCAACAGCTTGGCTCCATCTGCTCGTTGCATTTTGTCCATATCACTAGTAATTTCAGCCTCTGTACATAAAGCAGAATATGAATCTATTATTAATACAGATCCTGGTTCTTCGTTGATGATTCTTTCTGCAATCTGAAGATATTCTTCTGCATGTAAAATTTTCCCTTCTTGAGAGCCTATTACACTAAAGCGAGTTAGATCTAGATTGGGTATTCCCTCTAGGTCTCTCTTCTTTAATCTTCCTTCTATATTTAGATAATAAACATGTCTGGGTTTTTTAAGATCTCCTTTGTATAGTTCATTTTGTGCTGTAGCAGAAAAAGTTAATGCAGAGGTTGTTTTACCGCATTTCGGCTGACCAGTAAAGACTACAAAACTACCCTCTGGAATACCTCCACTTAAGATCATATCCAAGGCAGGACTTACTGGTATAACGATGGACTCTTTGTCTACAATAGCATTACCAGATAGAATTACATTAGAACCAAAAGTCTTTGCTATATCTTCTTTAAGTGCCATCATCAATATCCTTTAATTTAGAAAGAAGCGAGTTGGAGGTGTTTCTTATTTGTCTATAGGTATTTTTATCTGACCTATCCAAAGGTCTGGAGATCTCTTTATTTTCGGTTTGCAATTTCTGGTCTTCTTGCTCTATAATACTTAGTAAATGAGGTGCTCGCAGGGAATATATTTTTGCAGCTTTCGAGCTATTCAGAGCCCTTACTATGGCTCTAGCGTCGTATTTCTTTACTAATTTATTAGCAGTAGCAATTTGGTTACGATAATATGCAGACCATTTTTTACTTAGCCAAAATCGCGCATGTAAATCTTCTTTGGATAGTTTAGCTTTTTTCTCACATATTAGTTCTGTAATATATTGAGCAGCTGATACTGTTTTTCCATTGGAGTACTTGGACGGAAACTGATTGTTATTCATTGGTCTCTGTTTGGTCGAAACACACCCTTCATTTCCTTGTTCTTGGGCACTAGTTTAGATCTGGCGGCATCATGTACCTCTGACGCCTCTTTAGTCATAATAGCAACAGACTTGCTTTTCTTGGCTGAGGTCTGATTAATCATAAGGTTAGGATACTTCCCTACCTTAGATGTTGCAACAGGGATATTTGTATCGGATCCTGCACTAGCTTGTTTTTCTATAACAGACGATACTTGTTTAGTAGTTATGCCTAACTCTTTAGCTATTTGTTCAATCGATTGTCCCTGGCTATTAAGCCAATGTACCGCATAAGTATTTGATTTGCTCAGCTTGGCCATTATTGCATCTCTCTTTCTGTATTAAGTAACCATGAAACATTTTTTGTGCGTAAAAAGTTCAAATAGGCGTTAAACGCATTTTGGTTAACGGTAATAAATTTAGATGTGGGTCTAGTTTGATCTTTTCCTCTATATGCTGCCCTGTCTCCATATACTGATGCTGGATTGTATGGCTTATACATATGATCAACTCTAATCATTAGCTTTTTTGTAGAGTCTTCTCTATACAATACTTTGGCTAGAGTTTTAGCGCTATCTTCACTGTCTGATCGATAGTTATGACTATCGTCAACAAAATCATGCTCATCGATAAACGCATAATATTCATTCTCATTGGCTGAGACAGCCTTAGCTCTTTGAAAAATAAAATTGTTTACTTTCTTACTCATATCACTTCTCTTTCTAGGTCTACTAGCCATCTAGTGTTTTTTGTCTTCAAGAATTCTAAATATTTTTGAAATACGGCTTGATTAACCTCTATAAATTTGGATCCTCCCTTGCATACCTTATTTACAAATTTATTAGGCTCAGGTATGGTTTCATTACTAATAGGATTGAATGGCTTATTGGATGCATTGACGCAGATATAAAATCTAAATTGACTATTGGCTCCAAATGTTTTGGTTAATTTATTACGCAAACACTTGGCATATACTTTGTCAGAATTGTGATTGTTAACCCTTGGAAATCCATCTTCATCCAAAAAATCATGATTACCATTTAGAGTATAATATTCACTAATACCATCAGTATTAGAAATATTATGAATTGCGTTTTTTCTCATGAAGTTTTCTTTTCTTTTTAATAGGCTTATCAGTCCATTTGGTTTTAACACCCCGTTGTATCCGCGACATTCCTTTTGGTAATTCTACATTAGGTTCAGAATCTTTGTAGGAATTATGCTTATTATATAAAGCTAGTTTTTCATCATCTGATAACTTATCTCTATTCCTATTTGCGAGATCTCCTATGGTTCTTAGTTCTGAGTCCGATTTTTTAACACTAGTGTTGATAGTCATAGCATCTTCTACATACAGTCTACGGGTATGCTTGTTGTGACTGCATTCGTCGCATTTAGGAGATTCTTCATATTTTGAGTAGGTAAAAAATAACTCAAATTTATGCTTGCACTTGTCACATATATAAGAATAGACAGGCATTACTGATACGATCCTGGTATGTAGTAAATCCATTCAGAGGGAATATCGTTCTTTATCTTAGAGAGATAGGACACTATTGGCAAGTAGGTTTCGTTTTTTTTAGGTACGATTGGTAGATTTTTAATAGGCATTCCTGCTTGCGTAGGTGTTTTATTGCCCTTTTTTCTATTGCACTTAATACAAGCCGTGACTATATTGGTCCAGCATGTTGGAGATGATCTATCGTCCGACCACCTAGATTTAGGTATAACATGGTCATATGTTAAATCTGCTAGATCTTTTTTATATCCACAATATTGGCATGTAAAATTATCTCTGATAAAAAGATTTTTTCTAGAAAATTTAACCTCATGATGAAAAATTTTGAGATATCTTACAGTCCGAGCTACTGCTGGAATAGGATGTTTTTTATTGTTAGTCCCTAGTATATGATCATCTTTATAAAAGTCTAGTATCTCTATTCCTATCTTGGAATTATAAAGATTCCTGGTAGATAAGACTATAGCTCTCTGCCAACCAATGACAGTTAGCAGAGAGTAGTCTGAATTAAGAATTAAACAATGCTTATGATCCGTGTCCATTTTGTTCTATCGCATCAAGCCTATACAAAATCTTTTCGATAATAGGATTTCTTACAATATCACTATAATCTAACTGTGCTATCCCTACCCCAGCTATATCCGTTAATGCATTGGTGATCGTAGCAAAACCTCCACGAGCATTTCTTAATAAGTCCGATTGACTAGTGTCCCCCGTTAAAACCATTTTACTATCCAAACCAATTCTGGTTAATAACATTTTAAGCTGATCATACGAAGCATTTTGGCATTCATCTGCTACAATAAAGGTATTATGAAAATTGCGACCTCTCATTAGTCCTAGAGGCACAACTTCTATACGATTATTAGTTTTATGAGCATTATACTCACCAGAGGAAATAAAATAGTTGATTTCATCTAGAATAGGCAGTAGGTACGGATGCAGTTTTTCTTCCGCTGTTCCTGGTAAATATCCAATCTTTTCTCCTGACTCTACTACTGGTCTAGTGATTACAATTTTTTTTACTTTTTCATCTGATAAGTATTCCAATGCCATGCCTATAGCAATATGCGTCTTACCGCTTCCTGCTACGCCATGACACAATGTTATACTATTTTCTGCTATGGTTCTAATATATTCTTGCTGATTTTTACTTCTTGGTTTTAGTCGGTTTCTAAATCCATAAGTAATAGCCGGGGCATCTATGGGGTTTGTTAAGTCTATAGCACCTCTACGCTTTTTTGTGTTTTTATTTTTTCTCAACGTATTTACCTCTAGGAGTAAGAAATTAAATTAGACATGCGCCGCCAGCACAACTAATTTCCTCAATTCCTAGTGTATTATCCTCTGTTTCCAGTAGTTGTGTATAATCTACTTTATTGAAACCGTTAAATAAATCGCAGTAAACTTTCCAATTATATACATCCTTCATACAGTATGTTAGTCTTTTAACATCACTATCGAAATATTTGCCAGCAAAATTTTTCATTTTGGTAACAAATTTGAGTTTATCTTGATGATCCGTCTCTTTTGCTTGGTTCATAGAAACATAATCACAAGCCGCCCACAGATTATTGTCAAAAGCATTAATACCAAGCTCGATCAATCCAGAACACCATAATGCAGCGTCTCCGTACTCTTTAACTATTTCTCTACTAGTATAAACAGTAGTAAATGGAGCCTGAGGATAGTCCTTATCTCCACTTTGAGGGATGAGAGATATACCAGCAAAATATTTGCGATTCTGATAAATATATTTCTTAACTTCATCCCATTCATCAGGCTTCACGGTTACTGTATTACTAACATTATGACTTAGATACTGTTGAGTACATAACGATCTATTCTTTCCAGAATAAACCCAGTTCTTCTGGGTGTCTTTTACAATAGCTAACATTTCTATAGCTGGTAATTGATTCTTTAGCTTTGCCCCGTCTGGTACTTCTATGGGGAATTTAATAACCTCATCGGTATTGTTGGCAGACCATGAGGATTTTTCACAAGCCTGAGGGTTTACTTTCTTAAAGTGCTGATAGGGGGCTTCTAATACGTTGGCTTGTACATGGCGTATATATCGTTTGGCATGATGGGGATGGATGCCTGAGCTTGTGCCTAGCATACTCGAAGAGGTTCCTTCCGGTTTGAGACACGTGACCCTAGCCGCTTGATTAATGTTAAGCTTGGCAGCAAACTCTTTATTGGTTTCTACCGCAATTTTAGCTCCATTTTTCAAAACCTTTTCTGTTAATACAAGATCATGCTTTTCCATAATACCCGTTAGAGATACTCCTAGCAGAGCTTCTCTTTCAAAGATTTTTTTACTAATATCTCCCAGATAATCAAGATCTGTAAAGCCTGCTTGTAAAGTTCCAATAATTGCAGCTGCTCTACATCTTTCATAGAAATCTTCTTCGTCTACAACACTAGAACAATTAATAGTCGAAAGATTGCAACCTTGCCAACCGCTCTTACCGCTTTCTTCGTCAACAGGCCACATACCTACTTCTACACATGGATTAAAAGTCATCTCTGTAGAATCGCTCCAAATAAATCCAGGTTCTCCGAATTCTTTGACGCTTTCCATCAATTGAGAAAATTCTTCAAATGTTGTTTCTTCTTTGAGTAGTAATGCTGAATTATTACTACGAGCCCTTTGCGGATTTTCTATGTACCAGTTACCTGTTTTGGCTTTGGCCATCTCATCATCGTCAGCACTAAATAGTGCAAGGGATGCGCTTCTACGAACTCCCCCAGATAATACTGCATCACTACTAAACATCACAATATCATAGGCATCTATAGGCCGTAGTTTCTTTTGACCATTAGAGATGCAGCGATCCAATAGGGCTCTAATTTTTTCCAGACCTTTAGCTAATGGCTCAAAACCTGGGGCCTTGCCCACGCCAGAGCTTAGAGAAGACCCCTTAGTTCTAATTTGAGAATAATCGAAGACTACATAAGAGTTTTTATATTGTTTAAATTCTTCTATCGGTTTACTAAAATATGAGCTTAATAGCACTCCCAATGCATCCGACCAACCCTCGATACTATCCTCTACGATATATTTTTGACCTTCTTCTGCTGGAGGATCGTGTTCTAGGGTGGGAAGTTTGGCTACGTGATGCTTTTGAACACTGAAGCCAGTACCACTGCCACATAATAATAACCAAAAACACTCTTGGAAAAAGCGTAAACGATCACAATATGAGCTAGTACAATTATAGATTTTAGCATGGCGCTTGAGAATTGGTTCGCCGCCAAATTGCAAAGCCCTTTGACTCCCCAATACTTTCTTTTTATGCATTATATCATAGGCCCAATCAATATCCCCAGACACCCCAAAAGCATCATACTTGATATGCATCATATTGCGCACTCTATCAACCGCTTCTTTCCATGTTTCTCTGCGATTTTTGTCTTCTAGCCAACGAGCATATTTACTAACAAAAGTATAATTCTGTAATTCTTGCAGAGCGGACATATTTTCTCCTTGATATTAATACTATTAGAAGCTGACGATCATCGTGATAAGGGCATCAGCGGTAAAAAGAATGGTATACATACGATATTGATAATGATTGAGTATCAATTGATTTTTCAGATGCTCTATAATACACCAGACAGGGTATCTAGCCAAGATAGATCTGGTTGAATTTTTTCTATTTCTATACAACTCATCTTCACAAATAAATCAAATCTTTTCTTGGCTTCGTCATCGAATAAATGTGTTCCATGTTGATCAGACATAACTACTTTCGTCACTCCTTCTTGCCACAAGGCCATAATACAATCATTACAACTCTGCCCTGTTACATAAGCTATTCCATTATCTGGTCGAACCACACAATTACTTAAAGCATTTCTTTCAGCATGAATCATCCAAGGATATTTTTCTGGTCGCGAAGTTGGTAGTTGAGTATCATCCAATCCTCGCGGAAAACCGTTATACCCCACACCCAGAATACGATTGTGTCGATCTGTTATAATGCAGCCGTGTTGGGTGTGTATGTCGTGACTTCTTTTAGAAACGGCTTTGGCTAATCCTAAGAAATAATTATTCCATGAAGGGCGCATAAAATCCTTAATGTTCGACTACAACGTGACGATATCATTGTAACCTAGACTTCACGACTAGTCAAGACACTGTTTAATCTTTGTATGGAATCCAGTGTTTTCGCACAAAAACCATATTGATAAAAAACCCACAAAAGGCGCTCAAAACATTGCTGACTATTGGCTGAGTCGTATCCTGTAATGGGTTTAACCAAATACTTAACAACAGACTAATCCAGAAACTAGCACACTCATGGCACAACAAAGGAGTTCGGACGTATGCTATTTTAGCAATAAGGTTACGTAAGGGTCTACTTGCTTCGGTATCACCCCAAGCATAAGACAATCCCAAAGAACAAAAAAGATAGATTAAAAAAATCATTATATAGGCTCGCAGGCAAAGCAGTACATAGTATTATCAGTCGGCGTAATGGTTGGAGTGCCCGCCGGAACCCCATATCCTGGAGAACAATAATTAGCTACAAATTCCCAAGAACTTCCACCACCACACGGACAACTACTTGGCCCATGATAAAAGTATTTGTAAATATTACTACTATTACAATCAGCTTTAGTAGTTAACATACTATAAATTGGACCATCACTATTATTATAAGTCATAGGTGATATCTCTTTAGTTGGTGTCTAATAACTATAAGAAATACACCACGACTCCATCATCTCGTTCTACAATGCTAAACATTCTAAACATCTTTCCTGGCAAAGTTGAGGCAAAATTCTGCCAAGATTCCTCACCTTTTGGAATAACAAACATTCGACCAGCATAATTATTGTTTTGTCTTTCTGCTTTAATTTTATCCATTTCTGTTTTTAAAGCATTAGGATCCTTAACGTATTTATTCATTACTAAAGGATCTTTTTCTAGCTGTTCTGTAAAAAATTTGATTACTCGTCCTCGACATGTGCAGTTGGGATTATTTTTAAATGTTACCAGATCAGCTAATATTGTTGAAAAATCATTTTGTAGTTGATTAAAAACACTGTCATCTTTAATAATAAAAGATAATGCGTCTCCTAATTGATCCATAGAAATCATAAATAAAATCCTCTTATAAGAATGTTAATGGTCACATCACCTAGAACTATTATATGTGTCTGTGTACCGAACACAAGCGGTATCTTTAATTATGAGTTTCTGTATTAGTTCCGTTCTTAATTAAATGGTAAAAATTAGCATGGAGCAGAAGGACAAGTCCCGTTACAGCACCCTGTGCGTATATTCGTTCCCCCCAGACCATAACAATAAGAACTATAATCCTCTTCTTCAGTCAAAAGGACATATGAATAGGTTTCTGGGGTACACGCAAAATATTTTCCGTCCTCGCGACTAAAATCTGCTCCAGTGTTTATGTACCCTGGCGGACAAGGATAATCAGCAAACCATTCAACTAAATATATAAAATTAGATGCGGAACTAGCAAGAAAAATATTAATTTTAGGCATTCCTGATTTTGAATAATTAACAACCACATACCACTGTTGCATTCCCCCCGCCCGCTATTGGGGGCAGGCGCAGCAATACTCTGCGGCAAGATGATCCATGGCCTCGCTGACCCAAAAATTATAGCACTGTTGGTACGACGCGAAGGCCTGCGGCGCATTCGGATCCGTTGGCCAGTAAGAGCAGGAATACTGGCACTTCGCATCCAAATTACTAAAAATTGGTTCATCACTCATAAAATACCTCCATTATATGTACGTAATAATATTTACTAAATTTACCAAATAATATTTTCACTAAACATTTATCCTAAACTCAGAATAAATAAAAATAATTTCTCAGTATAATCGTATAACAATGTCAGCAATTGAGACTGACTAACCCACGGATGAAAACATGAAAACCATCACTTGTAAAGAACTGGCTAAGGGTCTTGGCTGCAACTACGTTATCGCCGCCGGAATCATGAACCTACTCGTCAAAACAGGACAAGCAAAAGTCGTAGCCAAAGTTTTTCACGAAAGCGGACGCGGAAAGCCAACTAGAATCTATATGCTCCCCAAACAAGTCAAACTCAACATTCCCACCACTAAACCCAGCCCAGTCTATAAACTCGTAGGAAATAAACTCATCCAAGCAAAATACCGAAAAACAGCCTAAATAACCCAAACCTCTCCCTATCTGTAGGGAGAGTTTTTTATACAGGAGTAAAAGTCAAACTTATACTCTGACTACCGCCGCCACAAGCAGAAATATTATTATTAGAACAGTCTGCTGAATAGCCCCATGTTTGCCAGCCACTTGAAGGAGGTGGAGAGTCTGGAGAACCAGAAACAAATGCTGCTGGGCCATATCCGCCCCAAAAAAACCATCCACTGATCAAAGGATAGATGCCACAATTACAAGGCCAATCTGTGAGATAAATAAAATAATAGTCTCCATAATCATTATCGCACCAACTCCCCCCAGGACAATAGCCATATGTATTATAAGTTAGATTGTTTGGATTGGTACTTTGAAGTTGATTCCAACCACTAGGAATCCCAGTCGCCACAAATCCATTAGGATATTTCCCACTCAAAACGCTAAAAATTGGTTCGTTATTCATAAAAATTTATCTTATAATCTTGTACAATATGTTGTAAAGTCTGTTTTTCATCATCACTCAGCTTGTCTTTTATATAGATATTGGCACTCAAATTTTCAAACTGAACTTGGTCAATTTTACCTTTATACTCTAATACACCTATTTGTTTTTTTATTTCAGTTAGTTTTGTTGGCCCTTTTAGCGCAAATGGGCGATTTGCTAACATTTTGAACGGTCTATAATATCTTCCACATTCACACAATTTATAGTTGTTTTCTATCTCACATAGATCTCCGTTCCAATAGTTGATAAATGGAGCGCTCATATTGAAATAGTCTGTACTAATCATTTTATTATCTGGTCCTTGAGTTACCCAGCTTAAATTATCTAATAAATGATATGTATGATATTTACATGTAAAGAATGTTGCTCCTCCATCCCAACACCTCATGTGATCACAAACATAATTAGCATATCCTCCATCCAGCATAATCTGTCGATCAGACTGTCTCATAAACTCACCAGTTTGACTAAATAAATAGCCTATTTTCATTTGTATATTATGTTTAACTAAATAATGAGATAAAAAACTCATAATAGGACCAGTGATCATAACAATATCAAACGGCACCAAATCCCGTATATGTAACAATAATTTTTCTATCCATTGACTAGGATTTTCCATGTAATCATCAAATCTCACAAAATATCTGGTACTATCTATACTTTTATGAGTATGTAGAGTGTATGGAGATGGTTCTTTTTGTTCATATATAAAATCTACATGATGTGGGTTATATGCTAATTTTTTTAATATCAGTATGCGAGGATTCTTTTTTGTAATACCAAATTCGTCTAAGATCATGCCATAATGACACTCATCCTCTAGGAAATCTATATGAGGTCTATAAACACCATAACTGAACGGCTCCCCAGAAGAGCTACCACTTGTATGGAAAAGTTGATTGTCTCTTTTTAAAGACTCTACAAACCATAGCTCTTTTTTCAGATTAGTTCTACTATACATATTTTGTATACTACTATAAACAGGGCTATGGATAGTAGCATAATTTGTTATATTGTGTATTAATTTATTGGCTATCTGTTTAATAATATCTGGATGATAGAATAATACTTTATTACATATTGCATAATATTGTGGTATTAGGTCGGGGCCGGTGTTGGGTAAAGATAAAAATTGAGTAATTTCATTCATAGAACATCTGTCAAGCTATAAGTTTCCCATACCTCTTCTGTATTATTAGATACGTTGGATACGATATTGATAGAGCTAATAAATAGTCCCAATTCTCTACGATCCAATGGGGCGTCCATGCTTTTAGAACATTCGATACTGATACAGTAAGGGTCGTTATAGCTTAGGGTTTGTTCGCCGGACTCTGCTAATTGAGAAATATTTATCAACTGGTTATTAATAAAGATTTCTATATTGCCTATGTCTTGTTGTCTATGTAGAGCCAGCCTTATTTTTTTAATATTATAGCAGTATATTGTTGTGTTGGGGGAGGTCCATAGAACCGTGGCGCTGTCAGGCGTATATTTAGATGATAATACAATAATTGGCTTGTCCTGTTTGGATATAGAGAGTCTATCTATAAAGAATTGTTTAAGTTGTTGTTGAGTAGATTCTTCGATAGTGTCATATAAATGATCCGCGTTCTGTTCAAAGGATGCATTGCTTAAATTAGTTAATAAAGAATATCTATCGGTATAATTTCTATCATTCCAATACCCATGAAATAAATGGGTAATTTGATGATTTGCGTCAAAAGCAATGTATGGAGATGTTTGCTGTTTCAAAAACTGATAACCTTTCGAAATATAGTCTATCATATCAGGGATAGTATCCTTTGTTACAGCATTAAACATATTAAACGGTATCCCATGCGTACCAATATAAAACGGAGCTATATTGATGACGTCTCCCCCTCCTACAAAACAGCGATCAAAAAACCCTCCAGTATGCTTGAGATATTCTCTTCTATAAGCAACCAACAAGCCAGGATTACCGCCAGTCATTGTTGAGCTTGTACTACATATATCCACCAATCCATGATCTATTAAATCTATACCAAGAGTATCTAATAATAAATATTCAATAGTAGAATAGGGTTGCACCGCTACATATGTTGATAGTAGATTACAGGTATCGCTATACCAATTATTATTATTGCATATAATATCATTATCCATAGCTATAATGCCATCGTAGCTTGAAGGGATATTATTTAATAAATAGTTTAATGCAGCTTCTTTATGCCATAGATAGCTGTTATTGCGCACTATCCAGTGATTGAAGTTAGAGCCATCAATCATAGACGGCATATTATCTGGCAATACTTCACAAACAAACAAATGTTTTAACAGATTTCGTTGTCTGAGTGAATATATAAAATGTTGCCAGTTGTTTTGGAAATATGGACTATCTCCATGATTAAATAATGTAGTTATAATCGCAGATCTGTACATATACTAATATCTAACGCCTGGATAATAGGGTGGTTTTTGATGAAGAATGGCTGGGTCACACATTTGTTGTATTATTTTAGGATTAAAATCATTATATGTAGTATCACTCCAATTAAAAATTAAGCTATTGTATAAATAATGTTTTTTAATATACGACCAAATAATATGATCGGTATCGGTTTTGGATTCGTTGAAATAGTTTTGTATCGTCAATAATATAATGTAATCATATGGCAGATCTGAGCCATAATATTTAATATATCTCGGCCACAACTTTTCACATAATGACATAAACTTTTGAAATAGCATATGGCCTGTAGCATATAAGGCGGTACCTCCATTAATATGCTGATTTCGCAAATCATCGTAAGGCTTATCGTTAGGACTGTCTGAATGAGAACCGCTAATAAGGAAGCTCTGTGTGGAGACATATTGATGTAATCTTTCCATCCAATGTCTGGATAAAAGACAGTCACATTCTAGCAATAAAGACGTATTGTATTCTTTAATTTGTTTCATGGTCTCAAAAAATACAACGTTAGGACCGTATTTAGAACCATATTTTTCTATCATAGATAGACTTGTTTTTGTTTCTGTCTTGTCGTCATAAATGTCGATCTCGTCAGGTATGTCGATAATTAGATAGTCTGCTGTTAAAAATTTATGATTAATACTGTCAGGTATTGTATACTTCTCTATATCTTTAGATTTAATAACTAACTTGAAATGTATATTAGATGCTAGTTCGGTATCGGTAGTATCTTCTAGGTGCTGTAAAAATTTTAAGTAAATATCATTTATGTATTCTTGTCCAGTACATAATAAACAAATACAGTCCCACTGATTGCTAATAGGTTTTATATCATGAATATCTATATCGTATGAAATATCATCCGTGCTCCACTTTGAGAATCCGTGTAATTGTCTCCAATGAATAATGGCTGATTCGTCTATCAGATTTTCAGGACTATACTTTTCTAAAAATTGTTGTTTTAGTTTTTGTATTTCCACACTATATCTTTATATCAAATTAATATAATACCACTCTGTTACTTTGATATGTTTGGTTGCTCTAATTAGATCAATGGCCTCATCGTTGTCTTCGGTTATACTAGCTAATAGAAAATACGGCCAAGGTCTGTTGGGACCTAAAGATATGCTTTGTAACAGATACTCTTTTGCTGAATCTATATTGCCACTAAGAATACATGCCTCTGCTTTTAGTCCTAGAGCAATCCATTCATTATTGGTATTATCCATTATTAAAAATTTCTATATTAGATATTTTAAGCTGTTTCATATTAGCCAGAAAAATTTGTCTATTAATTTGTTGATATTTTTTAGGTCCAACATTGATATCCGTACCAGACGTTGCTCCTTCGTGATGAATAGCCCAACATCTAGGATCATAAATAGTTTTAAGACCATATGCATGAGATCTATATTGCCAATCACTATCCTCATAGTATAGTTTTTCTAGTTTTGTGCTAAAAACACCAATTTTATTTATTGCATCATGCCTCATATATAATAAACAACCAGAACAATAACCAACATATTTGATTTTGTTAAAGTCTATGTGCGTTGGGTCTTGATATCTACCAATATTTCTGCCAGACCCATCAGCATACAATTCGGCTCCTGCTTCTGCCAATCTACCATCTGGATATATCGTTTTGCCTCCAGCAGCAGCAATATAGTCAGCAGAATATGCACTAGAATATAAATACGATAACCAATATTCATCTTCTATTTCAATATCGTCATTCACTAGTACAAAATCAGAATTCTTATATTTACGTTTTTTAAATAGTTTGTTGTTGGGTTTTATAAAATAATCATTTGTAGCATTTTTGCGATATATAATTTGACCAGTAGAGATATAGTTTGTATATTTAGATTGAATATGTTTTTGGGTTTTATTATTTGTGCCATTATCAGAAATATAAATAGTATAATTAGGATACTTAGTAAGAGATAAAATTTGTTTTAAGCATATATCTAGCTTTTCTGTTTGGTTATATGTTACTATGCTAATTACGATATGCTGATCTTGAAGTGTGTGTTTTAAAATATTTACTGCTGCTGGTACCGATACTATCTTGGATAAATGGTTTTGTCCCGATATGCCGAGAGACCTTTTCTCTTTTTTCGTTAGACTATAAAAATAAATTAGCTGATCAACAAATTCTGTGATAGTATTAGCTATTAAAGCATTTGTTTTGTGAATAAAATTAATACCTTCATTGCCAATGTCCGATGTTAATATAGGCATACCACACATACCAGCATCACAAATTTTGCCCTTTATACCAGCTCCCCAGTTTAATGGACTAATCAACAAATTACTTTTTTGGTATAACGTTTCTATGTTTGGAATATATCCTAAATAATCTATATAATTTAAGTTTAAAATACGTTGTTGTATATCTGATGCTAGATGCGGACCTGCTATTAATAGCCTTGGTTTTTTACGTAGTTTTTTAAAGAGTTCTGTTTTTTGAAATAAACTATGGATTTCTATACAAGATTGTACGGCATCAATATTAGGGCCATGATTAAAATTACCGATAAACATCATATGATCACCAAGCTTGATTTGTTTTTGTTCGTGAATATTACTCAGAATTTTAATATTGCCCCCATAGCCTATTTCTTGCTGAATATATTCTTTATCTTTTTCAGTAATGGCAAAGACCACATCTGATTGATTATAAATATTTTTTTCGATATTTTTTCTAAAATCTAAAGACTCTTGAGGAATATTAAGCTGTCCTGAATCTTTACCTCTTTGTTCTCTTATCCAGTGAACATCGACGCTATCTGTAATAATTTTAATATCGGGATAAATAGATTTTACGATATGTATATATTGATGACCTATATCATACCAAGAAAAAATAGCGTTATCAAAATAAATATGATTTTGTTTTGCTTCTTTAAGATATTTGTCTAAATACTCTTGTTTGTCAATATTTGGTAAAAAGACGGATATCCCTAGACTTTTTAACATATCAATATATTGAATTTTATGTGTTCCATTACAAAGAAACCATATGTTATAACCTAAATCTAATTTGAGAATTTTAAGAATTTGCAGCAACCTATTACCACCACTACTATGATCATAGTCTGGGGCCATTGGAGAAAAGTATAATAGGTTTTTCCCATTATTCCAGAATTCGGCCTTGGGTACTGCTTGGGGCTGGATGGTAGGCACAACTACTTTTTTGTAGAGGCGATTTTCTTTTCGTCCAAATAAGAGATAATGCTCTTTGGCTTTTTGTTCATTGTCTATGCCAGCTGCAATCAAGTCTGGATGTAATAAAATATATTCCATGGGATGAAAATCACTAGGAATTAAATATTCTAATTGCTTGACTATCTCTACAAAACGATTATCAGATATCCATTTCATAATAGTCTTCTAATAGCTGTATTTCTAATTTAGCTTGATTATGTATAATATTTTTCACTGAATGAGTGATTTCTAGCAACGAGTCTACAGGAGATGCATTAAGATGATAGTTAGGAATATGTAGTTCAAATGGATTGGTATCATTAAAAATTTCACATAGTTTTTGATCCTCAATCTTAAAGTAAAATTGATAGTCTTTGATAATAGATTTAGCTAAACTAAATTTTTCATTTAATGACTTGTCTTTATATTTATATGTAGTTAAATAATCTATCGTTAAATGACCATATCTGTTTAAATAATTTTTTAAAATAACCGGAGACAAAGAGTCTATATGTCTACCATAAAAAAAATGAATATGACTAATAATACGAGAGACAGGATGTCTGAGAGTTAATACTCTATAAGCTTCTGATAGATTGATATTAAAATAATCTTCTATACAAAAGGTAGGACTATGATCAATAAATAACAAAGTATTAGGATGAATAGCATCAAATAGATGTGGTTGTTCATACAAACAGATATTTGCGTGCGTATATTGAGATATGTAAGCCGGAGATTGCTGAAAATAAGAGTTGCTTTTGATGCCTTCATATATAGATTTCCTGAAGCTTGATCCGCCACATCTAGGTATATGATTTAAAATTAAGTATTTATACATTTTATATCAAATCTATTTCTTTAGATAGAATGCTCCAATGTTTATTATTAGTTCTAGTGTTATTGTTGGTGAAGATTGCCGACTGATAATTTTTAACAACAACTTTATCCATTAAATTAATTTCATAGTCGGGATTATTTTTTTCTGTATGCCGACAAAACCTTGTAGACTAATTCTAGACCACCGCCATCATCCCAGTAAATGTGTAATTTTTTGATTATATCTGTAGTGTCTGATAGTTTTGTCATATATAATTATTTGTAGTAGTTCATTATTTCTGTTTGTTTGTATTTTTCTGGGATATTGGGTATGTATTCTTGAGGTATTTTGTTAATCCATAATGGGTTATCATTTTTTGGATCTATGCCAAACATGCTATGCATCCTAGACCCTATACAAATGCCGGTACGACCTATACTATTACAGTAATCGCATAACAATGCGGCGTATGCTCCACATGATATTATAGCAATATCAAAATCCATAACAACAATTTGTTGTTTTATATTTTCTAAGGTTTCAAAAAAATTGGAATCTGGGCCGGTATTAAAAAATGAATATGGAGTACGAACATTCTTTATATCGGATACTATTGGGAAATTTGGATCTATCTTGTGTAGATTGCCGTTCTCATATTGATGTTGCATTAAAGGAGAGAAGCCGTTAACTAGTAGTACTTTTTTGTCTTTTAACACCATATACCAATTTTTATAATCACACCAGTCAAAGAGGGATGTTGGTTGTAGATATTCGATAAATTCTTTTCTTTTGTGATCAAAATTCGTTTTATGAAATAATGGGCATAGCTTATCTGAATTCTTTAGTGATTTAGTATACTGTGCTATAAAATTTTTGTAATTTTCAGACTCTAGTATTTTTTTTGTTTCATACTCCCAAAAATAAGATCCTTTAATCTGTTTATCATAAAAACCACTGGTGGTGTAGAGCCAGTTTATCCATTCTATTCTTGGTTTGTCTACTTTTAGATATTCACAAAACATTAGGGTTGTTTCGGTATATCCTGGTCTTTGGTATTTCATTATAAGTCGTACTCCAACTTGGTAAAATTTATATTTGGATTAAAATCCCAAAAATAGTTTGAATTTTTATTCTGATTTAATTCTCTTAATTTCTCTCCAGATAAACAATTTGTTTTGAGAAACTGATACAGTTCGTCATGGGTTAAAGGCTTTTCAAATAGCGCATTTTGTCCTTCGTGGGATATCTTTTGGAAGCAAGTGGCACTCCATCCATATACTCCTATATGAGCATGACGATTAGTTTCTGGGGCTATAGGGGTCATATTATGATCTTTTAAAACGTTATTCAGCATGTGGTCGTTATCTTTGATCGTCCGCATTGGATCGTAGTCTTGTGCGTTTTTTTTCTTCTCTATCCATTTTTTGATAATTTCGAATTTTTGCCAACAGATTAGTATAGATCTGCTAGAAACTCCGCTTCTAACTATTTTATTTGGATTTCCCTTTGGTTTTTCCCACGCTCCGACATGAAAATATAATATATTATCTTCTTTACATAGTGCCGTGTCATGAACTAGCTGCTCACAAAGTCTTAAATAGTCTTTACTAATCAATACATCGTCTTCTATAGTTAAAACATAATTATAATTTGTATTATCAAATATGTACTTTACACTATCATACCAAGAGTATTTACCACTATTTTTGGGCCAATTTATTCTATTATACTCATCGGTTATAACCTTGTCATAATCTGATACTATTCCGTGTTCTGGGTGAGGATCAACAAAAATGTAGGTTTCAAAATTTTCACTATTGGTACTATCTTTCTGATACTCTAAAGAGAGCTGTAGCATTGCTGATCGGTCATAGTATGTTGGTCTAACTATGCAAATGTTTGTATTTTTCATAAAAGTTTTTGTACTCGTTTATAATACTTGTTTCTGGTATATCTGAATCTTCACCCGTCTGAAAAGCCATGGTGCGATCTAGATTAACAGCGTAAAAATTATCTAAAGATTTAAAATATTTTTCTTCTATACATAATTTATTCTTGTTATTTAATACCTTATTTATCCCTCTACTATTAAATAGTACAGCATGATTTCCAAACGTCGGAGATAGTAATTTACATAAATTACCAC